TCCAAGATATAGATTACTTTCAAAAACAAAAATAACTGCACCTTTTAAAAAGAAACATTAAAGAGAGAAAGTAAATGGACAAAACAAAAAACCAATTACAAATCTCGGTTTCTAATGGAAGCTTTGTAGACGAAGGCGAAGGATTAATATCTTTCCCTAACGGTCTAACTATTACTGATGACTCGGTAATGCGAAGTGGTACTCGCTATGACATCAACTCCTTAGACGTAAGCAATTACGCAGGACAGTTGACAGGCGATCACATAGACTCTCTGGGCACGCTTATTGGTAAAACAATAGGAGTTGTCAAAGAAGGTAATCGTGTTGCAATACAAGGTATCAAGTACGCGGTAAACGAAAACCCTTATGCTCGTTTAGCATACAACCTGTTGGTTGGTGGATTCTCAAACAGTTTCTCTATTGAAACTATGGGACCATGGCCGAACGAAGAGGACAGAACTTACTACGCACACGAACTTGTTGGTCTATCACAAGTAGTTGTTCCGAATAACTACAATGCTCAAATTAACCAATTTAACGAGATAGTTCACAATTCACTTGAACGCTCTCAACAAGACGGGCTCGACATCACAGGTGTTGAACAGAAGATTTTAAGCAAAGTAACATTTGTTAAATCGGAACTCGTTGAGGAAGAAAGCATGAAAAAAGAAAAAAACGACGCTCCTGTTAAAGAGGAAACTCCTGTAACTGAACCAACAATAGTTGAAGAAGTAAAGACAGAAGCGGTTGAAACCGAAACAGTAGAAGAAACTACATCAGTAGAAGAAACTACAAACCCTGAAACAACAGTAGAAGCACCCGCTGAAACTGAAGTAACGGTAGAAGATGAAGTGATAGTTCGAGATATATCTGGAACAACCCCTTCGCACCCAGAAGAAACAGAAGAAATAGTCGAAGAAGAAGCTACAGTAGTAGAAGAAGTCGAGACCGAAGAAACTGTAAGCGACAACACAGAAGTAGCGGCATCAGTCGAAACCGAAGTGAAAGTTGAAAATAAAACAAATAAAACAGAGGAAATACTAGAAATGACTGCCGAACAAATCGCAGAAATCGTAGCTAACTCAGTTGCAGGAGCCCTAAAGCCCCTAACTGAAGAACTTGCTATCACAAAAGAACTAGCTCAGAACGCACTCGATGCACAGGCTAAAGAACCTGTATTCGAAGAAGTCGAAGAAGTCACAAATGGCTACGATGACCTAAGCTCAGATGAACTATTCGCAAAGCAGCTTAATGCAGCTGTAGCTGTAGAACGTATGGATAGCGTTGAAGGTCGTAAGACACTTAACGAAATCAACACACGTAACCTACAGGCCCTAAAAGATGAAAAGATCGTTAACCGAGCTTTGACACTTGAAGACCTAGGTAACTTCGTTATCGCCCCAGAACTTTACAACCAAGTTGTTGGAGTTCGAACAAACTACCAAGGCGTTATCGACGCTACAGAATGGCGTGAAACTACTAGCCTAGAGTTTAGTTGGTTGTCACGATCAGCTGACATCGACATGAAGCCAGTTGCAACCGGTGCACTAGGTGACGTAGCTTCCCCTGACAACTCAAACCTACGTTTGAAGCCAGTCAGCAAACCAGCTTACGGCTCTAACACTTCTAAGATGGAAGAAATGGCTGCTGTAACACCTATCTCTATCAACGTTATTAAGTTCGCTGCTGCTGACATCCTAGCTGATGTTGCAGAAGGCTACCGAAATGACTACGACCGTAAGAAAGCTCAGCTTGTTATCGCACGTATGCAACAGGCAGTTGACACAACAAACCTTAAGACTACATATGACATCAGCAATGGTATCATACAGTTCGCACAGGTTGTTGCTAACATGAGTGATGTTACAACTATTGGTTCACTAATAATGAACTCTCGAACATTAGCTATGATTAAGGGTGCTGCTATCGACGCAAACCAAGAAAGTCTATTGATCGAAATCGGACAAGGAACAATCCTTGGTACTCCGTTCATTGTTGTGCCTAACGACTTGCTTCCAACACTTAACTCAGGACAGACAAGAACATTTGTTGTTAATGGCGTAAACGTTGTTATCGACCAAGCTGTATTCTATGCTGACATGCGTTCATTCACAGGTCGCTCAAGTGGTGGTTTGAAGTACGACGTAGACGGATCAGCATCATACGAGATTGCTGGAATTGTTTACTCAGCTTACCAACGTAACGAAATAGTCCTACGTGGATCATTCTTCCGTGGTGGTGTCATCAAGGATCCTAACGTTATTGCCTCTATCAGAGCAGTCGCTGTATCCTAGTTTAACCAAACTATAAAAACAAAAACATAAGGTAGGGATAATGACTATAGTAGAATATCAAGCATTGACGGGTACAACAGTTTCGACTGCTGATACCCCTCGAATCACAGCGGCAATCCGCAGGTCCGAAGTCAAACTTGGTGGACTACTTGGTTACTCCCTATCAAAACAAAAAAAGTGGACTGAACTTGGAAAAGTTCAATACAACGGTTTAATACCGTTTCCTTCCCTGCCAGTAAGTGATGCAGTGATAGCAAGCCTATCTGCCTCAGATGACCAAACTGGCGACATACAACTGTTCAACTTCGATTCGTTGGACACGCACATTAGAATAAACCCAGCTAAAGAAGTTTACCGAGCAAAAATTGTTCTACCTATAAATAGCGATGAGTTCATCACAATTTATAGCCTAGACGATGCAACCCCATATCTTAACAACACTAGTCTCGCTGTAGCGGTTACTCGCCATACGAGCTGGTTCAGTTGGACATGGTGGAACTCGCTCTTGTGGTCAGATAGAAAAAACCTGATGCTTGCTGTAGATGCCGATTTTGTAAATGTTTGCGACGCAAGCAAATACCCAGACTTGGCCTACTTGCTAGCAGATATGGTTACTTACTACTCTGACCCTAACTACTCTATTATGGGTAACATACGTTCAGAGTCAATCGACTCGCACAGCTACTCTCGTGCCTCTACGGGCAGCACTCCTGATAACGCCGCACCAGAAGGTCAATCTTCATCTAAGATGATAATTGAAAAATACGCTGGACCGGGTGCCTTCAGGAAGCTCGTAATATGAAGTATCCAGATACTGTACGACTTGCGACAACAACCTCAGACGGCTACGGTGATAGAGCGGTAACAGTTCTCGATGAGATTCCAGCTTCTTTCATAAAGCGAGCTGGGGTAACTAGAGGTGCTAACACTGAAGGTGAAACTTCAGACGCAGCTGTTTACCTACTACCAACGCACGCAAAGGTTCTTGAGAAGAAAGACGAGCTAGAAGGAATGTACATCATAGTTGCACCATTCGGTGATAACAATTGGTACAGAATCTCTAGTGCAAATATTGCGGAACGTAAGTTACTTAACAATACAATAGACAACGTTTATTGTAGATTAGAGAAAGTTGCAGGATTAGCATATGTTTATGTCAGCTAAGGCATTCTTTGACTCAAAACAACTAGACCTAGACATAGTGCTCTATAGACGAGCAGAAACTGTGCTGGCGCCAAGATTTGTTGAACTGTACAAAAAGAACGTAGTTAATATAACGCCATGGCGAACTTATGCACTTCGCAGAAGCATAATTACTCAAGCTTTAGGTAATAAGGCAGAGATTGGTTGGCGAAGCCCCTACGCTGGCGCTCATGAGAAGGGCTCTCACCGAGGCTCAAGACAATACACTGACTACAACGACCTGACTACCGGAGCTGGTTTCGCTACCAAGGCATTCATAGCTACGACAGCACAGATGCCAGCACTTTACAGAGAGTTAGGGCTAACTAAATGATAGATACACAAACAGTCGGAGAAGCTTTTATAAAGTTTCTAGAAGGCAAAAATATAGGCATATTCAATCAGAATTTGTACCTAGGTATGCTACCATTAGACGCCCCTGACGAGGCATGGCTGGTAGTGGTATCGGGCGGTGCACCAGAGTCGGTGACGCTAGACGGGGGAATGATCAAGGTATACACCTTTAACATTTATCGTCGCTCGCTGGCAGGGAAAGAAATCGAACGTCAACTTTTCAGTCTAGAAGAAGACTTGAATCGTGCAGAATGTGTCAACCTAGATGGATTCGAAACAATCTACTCAAGGGCAACACAATTCTCACAGGACACAGACTTCGAAAACGAAAATAGAAGAATTGGGCTTTTACAAGCACAAATCAGATTATTTAAACAAAATACACAAATAAGTTAAAGGAAAAAAGAATGAGTTTAGTAAAAGGTCCATTCAACTTCAAGTGGGGTGCAAACACTCTAAATAACATATCAGAAATGTCTGTTGACTACTCCGTAGAAAGCAGTGATACAACTACACTTGATGGCAATAAGTACATGGTACAAACCGGCATAAGTGCCACCATAACCATGACGCTACTAGATAACGACATCGCGTCTCTAGCAACAATTCTACCACAGTTTTACGTACCTATGGGTGGCGTACTATCAACTGGTCAGACTGTTACGCAAGCACAGGGTGCGATTGACGTTAAGGCGGCAGCTTGTGGCACTAATGAAGTTCACAACCAACTTGATATTTATGCTTGTGGCACAAACGCGCAGGTACTACGTCTAGTTAACGCTAGAACACAAATCGATTCAATCGATATGAGTGATGGTCTTCGTACCGTTGCTATTATGTTCATAGGTGAGCCACTAGCAGGACAAGCAGTTGTACAGTTCTTACGAGATAACGAAACTTTCGTTAGCTAGTAACAAAACATAAAAAAACCAAAGGAGTTTATAATTATGGCAAAATATGATTTAACCGGAAGTCTGGAAACAAAGTTTTCATTCTCTATCGGTGAAAAAGAATTCGAATTTCGAAAACCAACAGTACGTGAAATGCGTGAAGTAGCAAAGAAATTTGCCGGTATCGAAAAAGAAGAAGATCTAGAAAAGCAAACACAACTAAGCGACGAAGCTATGGCTGAGTTATACAAGTTTGTTCTGCCTATAAACCACGATGTAGATCTAAAAGAGTTGATGGACGATCAGCCAGTAGGCGTTCAAGTTGCTTTCAACGAAATGATTAAGAAAGAACTAGGCGCCGGTCAGTAATGACTGATATTAGCCCTGAAGACGCTTCTGCACGAGTCAGAGCGGTATTCGGTGACAATGTAGAGGTTAAGCCTTTACAGAACCCAGTAAGCGATGATTCTGAGATAGATGTAGTAGACCTTATAACTAGGGTCTGTTACTTCTACCCTCAATACACGCTAGAGGCAGCTCAAGAATTAACAAATTCACAGGTTGCAGCACTGCTCATACAGGCAGAGAAGCAACGGGCTATAGAACTCTACAACCATGTACTTATCGCCGCCGCCCCACATTCTAAAAAAGGCGCAATGGTAGAAAAACTTATTAAACAGTATAAAAAGATCGCCGAGGCGTAGCAATGGCAGCTAACGAACTAGTAGTACAATTCAAAGAGATAGGCCTAGACCAAGTTAATGCCAAAATGGATCAGTACAATGCTAGACTAACCAAAATGGTTGTGACTACCAATAAGGCTGGTCAAGAAATGGCTACAGCAACCGGTAGGGTTAGAAGTGGGCTTGATGACCAAGCCAAGGCTACAGACAATGTTCGTAATGCAACAAATCGTGCCACTCATTCTCAAGGTGAGTTTTTTGCTCATATCGCGAAAACAACAGTTCAATCTGCCCTAGTTAACAAACTCTTCTTAGAGCTTGTTGATGTTTCTGGCCAAGCTATAAAGCAGGTTGATCTAATGGAAAACTTCCCAGTTACGATGGCCTCTATGGGCCAATCAATGAAGTCATCTAATGAAGCTCTTCAGGTTATGAGAGACTATGTTGGTCAAATCGGTGGGAACCTAGGCGACGCCACATCTTATATTACTCGTTTCACGGGTGCTACAGGCAACGTTAAGGCTGCTACGGCAATCTTCGTTGGTCTTAACAACGCCCTCATCGCAGGTGATTCAAGTCTTGAAGAGCAACGCGGGGCGATTCTTCAGTTTGCTCAGGCTCTTGAACGTGGGAAGATAGAAGCAAAAGAGTGGAATATTCTTACTCAAAACATGTCGTTCCAGTTGAATCAGGTAGCTAAGTCAATGGGCTATGTAGACTCAACAGATCTTAGAAGGGCAATGGTAGAGGGTGAAGAGAGTATGGCTTCATTTGTTACCGCTCTAACAAAAATGTCAACAGGAATGGGGCCAATAGTTTCTCAGGCAGAAGCTCGCATGAATGGTATGGAGTTCGCGTTCAACAGAATGAAGAACGCTGCCGTACAGGGGCTCTCTGCGGTCGTAGCTGCGATCGGTAGACAAAACATTGTTTCATTCTTCACCTTCATGACACAAGTAGTGCAAGTACTAGCTACTGCATTTGTAAGACTCATACGCGTTATAATAACCCTACTAAACTTGCTATTTGGTCTATTTGGGCTACCTAAATTAGCACTAAAAGACGACATAGCTAGCGTAGCAGAAAGCTTGGGGGATGGTTCAGATAACGCTGGTGATCTAGCAGACGGTCTAGGCGATGCCGGTAAAGAAGCTAAGAAGCTAAACAAATCCCTTGCAAGCTTCGACAAAATGAATGTGCTAGCAGACAAAGAATCTGGTAGCGGTGGAAAAGAAAAGGATGCCAGTGGTGCTGGTTCCGGTTTTAATACGGATCAAATAGGCGTATTAGAAGATCTATTTGATGGTATAGGTGATGACCTACAAGAAGTAAGCAAATGGGCTAAAATATTTTCGGGGGTCTTATTGGGTATAGCTGGAATCAAGTTTGCTGAAGGTATTATAAATCAGATAGACGGTATAAGCGGGGCTTTTAAAAAGGCGCTAGCACCCGTCGCCGCTTTTAAGACTAGCTTACTAGGTAGTACAGATAAAGCCGGTACTAAAGTTGATGGCCTAGCTCAGAAAATTGGTAAACTGCCTGGTGTTATATTCACTGGCTTTGCTGGGGTTGGAGCATTTCTTCTTAACCCTTGGGTGCTTCTTGCTGCGGCTATTATCGCGGTGGTAGGGGCAATGATATATCTATACAATACAAATGAAAACTTCAAAAAGGGCTTCGATAGTGTTTGGGGGCCTGCAATTGAGAGTTTTAAGGAAGTAGCCAAGATCGTGGGCGGAACGCTTGTGGTCGCTTTTAATTTCTTAAAGAAGAAATTTGAAGAGTTCGTAAAACCAATACTACCAAAACTTCAACCAGTAATAGAAGTGTTCAAGTCTATAGTAAGATGGGTAAAAGAAGCCGCAGATAAATTAGGCTTACTCAACACCCCTATGGAGACACTGGGTAAGGTAGTAGGCGCAGTAGCGGCTATTCTAGCTGGGTCTATTGTTGTGGCTTTACTGGCATTGGTCGGAATAGTAGTCACAGCAATCGGAATCGTTGTAGCTGTAATAGCAGGCCTCATATTTATAGTAAAAGAAATATGGAAAAATTGGCAAGAAACATGGACTAAAGTAAATGCAGTTGCACAAACCGCATGGCAGAAGATGCAAAAAATATGGGACGGTATAACCGAATTCTTTATCAAGCTATGGGATGGCGTTAAAAAAGTCTTTAACAGTGTATCAACATTTCTTAGTGAATGGGGTCTAACCATTTTAGCTGTTATTCTCTGGCCCCTAACCCTTATAACAGCGGCGGTTATCGTAGTTAGTAGTGCTATTACATCTGCGTTTATGTGGGCGTGGGACGAGGTAGTAAAAATATGGGATAAGGGCTTCGCATTCTTTACTGGCGTATGGAATAGTATAGTAGAAACGTTTAATAAGGTCGAGAAATTTTTCACCGATACGTTTACGAAAGCATGGGACGCAGTTAAACTAGTATGGTCAATAGTTTCAGATTGGTTTCTTGATACTGTTTGGACGCCGATAGTAACTGTATTTACACCGGTAGCAGAATGGTTTAAAGAGAAATTTGACTTGGCTTGGACTAATGTAAAATTAATCTGGGGTAATCTTGGCACCTACTTTAAGGATCGTTGGGAGAATCTAAAGACTAATCTTTCTGGTATAGCACAATGGTTTGGTGATACTTTTCAGAATGCTTGGAACAAAATAACTGGTATATTCTCTGAGTTGTGGAGCTGGTTTAAAACAAATGTTTGGGATAAAATAACTTCCTTATTCACTGGCGCAGGTACGGGTATCGGCGAAGCCGTTAGTAATGCATTCAGGTCTGTAGTTAATACAATGCTCACACAGGTTGTTGGTGTTATAAACGGCTTTATTAGCGGTCTTAACTCCGCTATACGCACAATTAACAAGGTCTCACCTAAAAATATAAACGAGATACCGTCACTGCCCGTGCCACAGCTTGCTCGTGGGGGTATTATCAATCAAGCGACACTAGCCATGATCGGCGAAAATGGCTCTGAAGCCGTTGTACCACTAGAGAACAACCTAGAATGGATAGACAAGTTAGCTTCAAAAATAAACAGTGGAGGACAGTCAAACACTGGTTCAGATATGATCCCCGTAACAAACAGAGAATCTCAACCGTCGAATCACATAGAGATAAACGTGTCTGGCGTATTTGCCACAAGCACACAAGAGCAGAGAAGAATAGCTGATATAATTGCAAAACAAATAGAAAACACCCTTAAATCTAAGGGATTGAGAGGAGCATACTAATGGCCTACGAGGTATCACTTCTAGACGATTCAACTAGCTGGGTCTCACCAGCACCAAGCACGCCACTTACCGAGCAGGTTATAGAGGCGTCATCAGAGGTTATGACACTTGACTTGAATATATACGTTGATTTGTTAAATACTAAGCGTCTATGGATTATAAGATGGGGATATATGAGTGCCTCAGATTACCAAACGTTGAGAGGTTTCTATGACCGTCAGTTCACGTTGTTGAAATTTCCTAGAGTAACAATAACCGACATGGGAATTACGTCCGTGGTTGTTAAGGCTACCCTAAGCGATAAAAGAATAACTGACGAATCCGGTCTTATAGAAAACGTTGAACTTGTTTTAAGAGAAACTATACAGTCAACAGTAAATTATTTTGTATCATAATGCAAGCAGTATCAGCATCATTCCATCAGAAGTCACAAGCCAACGTTCGTAAGCACAAGTGGTCGCTTTTGATGTCGTTCGATAAGACATTCGACGACTCAAGAACATTTTTTGTACTCGACTCTTCTGTTTTAAATGGTAGCAACTTACTAGCCCCCGTAGGTAATAACGCTATACAATACTGGGATTTCTTTAGCTATATTTCACATACAGATAGAGTAATATCTCTCGAGTGGAGTAGAGAGATAGATTTTCCGTTTTCAATACAGTCTTCTGTTTCCGGGGCAGTTCTTAATAATATGGACAACTACTATTCATCTAACACTAATAGCCCTATAAGCCCATATATACTTCCGGGTAGACCAATTAAATTATTATCATCTTATGAAGGCGAAACCTTATTGCAGCAGTTTGTTGGTTTGACTCAGGGTAAACCGAAACTAGATAGGGTGTCTAAAACCGCTACATTCGAGTCTCTTGATTATCTTAGTGAGATATTCAAACTGCAACTATCTAATTCTATAGCTATGTCTAATGTTAGAACTGACCAGGTTATTGCCGCTCTATTCGTGCAATTTGGCCTTGAGCCATATCAGTATAGCTTGTCTCGTGGCAGAAACATAATTCCGTTTCTGTTTCTAGAGAAGGGCGCGAGTGCATCTCAGGTTCTTAGAGATATTATGCAAGCAGAAGGCGGTCAGCTCTGGATAGATGAACAGGGAATTATACGATTCGAAGAGCGTCTTGTAGCCGCTACGGGGCCAGTGTTTACATTCAATGAATCAAACATCTCGTCAATGAAGACAACCGAGGATACAGAAATAATCAACAGGGTCGTCATAACCTCAAATATTCGAGAAGTACAGATTGCTCAACCGATACACGCAGGATCAGGAGAGTTAAACAACTCAATTTTGTCTAACCCTATTAAAATACCAGCAAACAGCTCTGAGGTGTACAGCGTCAAACTAAGCGACCCGCTGGCGAGTCATAGCAACCCAACGCTAGGCGTATCGTCGGGAGGTTCTTGGTTCACGGCATCAACACTAAGCAACGATAATATAATTTCTAACCTGTCGGTTACTGCTTCTTTGTTAGCGGTCAACCAACTAACTATCACATTCAGCAATACAAATAGTTTTGATGCGTATTTAAACGCTATCGAAATATACGGCACACCAGCTAAAATTATCGACACTCTCAAATACGAGGCTTTCGATCAAGGCAGTATAAATAAATATGGCGAGCATCAACTAGACATAGAAAATGATATGTTTGGTTCTGAATCAAACTGTGAATCATTCGCGTATACCGTGCTTGATGCATATTCAGAGTTTGACAGCATTATAGAAATGTATGTCAAGGGGAACTACTCACTACAGTTAGGTGATATAATATGGGTAGACACTACAAGAATAACTGGTCAATTTCAAATAATAAAAATATCTAACTCAATAGATACTGACGGTGTTCGGCAGATCATAAAAGCTAGACGCTATGATCCAAGATTCTGGTTTATACTAGATGCCTCAGTACTTGATGGAACGGACGTACAGGCACCATAATGATAGAAGTAAAGAAAACATATAACGGCGACAAAAGCACCTCAGCGTTAAGCGGGCAACTTCGTATTGAAGAGGCAAACAGCAGAATGGTGTTGCATGACGGGTCTGTGTATAGAATGGAGACAGGTGCCTTCGATGATGGTACATATGGCTTCAAGTTTTCCGACCCTAGCGGTTTTTTATTGTTTAAAACCGATGGCGTTACTTGGTTCTGGTACGACAAGACCACACAAAAAAACGTTATGCAAGTCGGCAAGCTACCCGATGGAAGTTACGGAATAGCAGTAGCTAAACCGGGTAGTGATGTATCTGACGGGGTTTTCTAATGGGCGTAGATGTAGCAAGCCTTCAATTTTATAGTGGGCACCCCATAGATAAAATAGTAGCTACTGGTACACAGACTATCGTTAATGATGGTAATACGACAAATACCGGTACTGGTGATGGCGACGACCGATCTAGAATAACAACCACTACTATTGCAAACCCTTATGGGAAAGAATGTCTTGTTCGTTTCGTATGGTCAATTGACGGAACAAATTTTAATGCCGCAGAGGCTCACCTAACATTTACATACAAGATAACACTTACAAATATTCCGGTTACTTCACCCCCAATTCGTGGCTTAAGGGCAGCTGCGTCTATAGGGGTAGATGCTACTAATATTACATTTTTGACGGGTAACGGCTTTCACGGCAACGTTTCTAGGCTTTCATCTGATGCAGGTAATGTTGGCTATACTCCAACCTCTCAAACGTTTACTCTTAAATATGCATTATATGAAATTTTACCGTATGGAGATTGAATGACTGTAATATTACCTGAACTTAATTTTTATTCTGGTGTCAATTATATGAAACGAGATATATCTAGTGGAAGCTCTATTATGACTTTGGGCGCTCTTAATGCTGTTACTACTATAACAATCAACCATAATCTCGGTTATATACCCTTTTTTCAAGTCTCTTGTGACCAAGATGGTACTAATATAATTTGGTCGGCTACTAAAATAAACAGATTAACAGAAAGTTCTTCAGCCGCAACTCGCCCTGACCCGTTCTTAAGAAGCTGGGCAACCACCACTACACTAGTTATTACTTTAACCAATGCTACTAGCCCACTTGCGACGGGTGGCAGAAGAGTTTACTATTTAATTTATAGAGATTATGGGGTAAACTAATGGGTGTAGATTTATCACAACTAATTGAAAATACTCAATATAACGCATTTAAGAATAATGCTATCTATACTGGCGTTCTAACCATGGCAGGGTCTACTGGTGAGGGGGCAAATGTAAGAACCTTTACCGTTGGGTTAGACTCGATACCTGATATGGTAGATATTGTTTTTAATGGCCCAACAAATGTTAATGATAGTAGGCCCGCTAATGGCTGGTTTAAACAGGGCCGTGTTTGGGTAGCAGGTACTGACATACCTGCCGGTTACAATAATCACCCTACAGACTGGATTATATATGGTGCTATCACCGGTACTACTCTTACTATTACCGCTACATTTTCACAAACTTTTATTGCTACTCTGGCCTTAACTAATACTGGTTTTTCATATCGTGTGATTGATTATTCCGCGTTCTAAAAAACCCATATCTGTTATAATAAGAGAAGTAAATACACAAAGCAATACACAGAACTCAACAAGAAAAGAAAGACAAAAAAATGAAGACTCATCAAGAATCAAATAATAGAAGAATCGTATACGGGGTGTCGTCTTGAATCTTCCTAACCCTGGCATGGACTCGGTGCCCTTTACGCCATTAACTGCTGAGTTTGTAGATAAAATAATCGCCAACATAGAATTCCTCGGTAATGTTTTTGGAGATGGTAACACTGGCTGGGTAGGTGGGGTTCTTCCAGCTCAATCAGGAACAATCATAAACAACGGCAACAGAAGTTATGATGTACCCTTTGCTACTACTGTAGCCGGTATATTAACCCCTGGTATGAGGGTGAGAATACCTCGAACTGTACCAGCTCCGACACAATGTACTTCTCTTAACGGTACTACTCAGTTCTTTAATGACACATCAGTTAATGGTATGACGTTTACTGATGACTTTACTGTTAGTGCTTGGGTGAAATTAAGTAGTTACGAAAACCAAACTATCATAGGTAGAACAACAACACTTGGAACTAATGGTTTCGCCCTAAGAGTATTAACTACTGGTCAACTTGCTATAAACGCAGGTAATAATGCTACGATTTCTCATCAATCACTACCGTTAAACAAATGGGTTCATGTTGCTATAAGTGTAGACTTATCTGGTAGTAGTTTCACTTTGTATATTGACGGCATAAATTCGCCAAAATTAGACAGCTTTGCTTCAGCATCATTTACACAATCAGGGAACTTAACCGTAGGGGCATATGGTGCTGGGCTTGAACCATTTCCAGGCAAAATAGCTCAAGCAGCCGTATTCTCATCTGTTCTATCAGCCGCAACTATTCGCTCATACATGAGTCAAGGTCTAATTGGTACAGAACCAACGTTAGTTTCCGCCTACTCATTTAACGGTGTAATAACTGACCTTAACACCACAAACGCTAACAACCTAACAGCCCAAGCTGCCGCGGTAGCTACTAACGCTGATTCACCATTTGCCCTAGATGCTAACGGAGTACCAGGTGGAACTAATGAGTTTGGAATAGTTACTAGAGTAGTTACAACAACCGCCACAATCCAAGTACCAGAAGGCTGTGCTATCCCTACAAGTGGTGGAGTTGGAAGTATTGGTTATTCAACACAGGGTAGCCCTTTTGGTATGCCTAGTGTCGATAGCGTTTTTGGTTATGCAGAGTTGCTCTCAAGCTCATCAACCGCAAGTAGTTCATTCACGGACTTACTCGGTGCAACCGCAACGGTCTATGTTCCTACGGGTAAGCAGGTCAGAGTCAGTGCCTTCATAGGCAACCTATCTTCATCTGTTGCTAACTCTGGTGGTTATATTTCAGTCTTCGACTCAACTGCTAGCGTTCAGCTCGCACAAGCCGCAGGGGCTACTAACGCTTCGGGCGACGTTACGACACTTTTAGTCTCTAAAATCCACAAACCAGTAGCACCAGGTCTTCGAACCTACAAAGCACAGTGGCGAAGGGCTACTAATGCTGCAACAGTAACCACTAATGCCTCATTAGCTGCCCCTGCTTATTTACAGGTAGAAATCCTTGACCTATAATGAAAACAGCCGTATTACTCTCATCAATAACCCTACCGGAACTAAAAAAAATATCTACCGAGAATAATAAACTATGTCAGTAATAAACCCGATCATAACGATAAACGGCATACCGCTTACTACCAGCCAGGTATCTGACTACACCTTAACCTATAACAAACTGTGGAAGAATGCTGATCGTGATATGAATGGTGATATTTCAGCAGTTTTAATAGGTGTGTATCCAAACATAAGCGTTACTACTACTATGTTGAATTTTAACGATGCAGAAGCGTTGTCGGCCGCGATAAATGATGATTATTTTTCTGTTACTTTCTGGGACACACAAACAAGTGGGCAACAAACAGCTCAATATTATGCAGCAGACCACGATGTTAAGTTTGTTAACGAATGCAAATACGGTCAGGTTACCGTGCAGTTGGTAGCTGTCAGTAAATCGGCTCACATATAGAGTATTAAAGCTGCGACACTTTAAAATGATATAATAGTAATAGAGATAAAAATAAAAAGAAAATAATATTTTAATAATGAATGATGCACAAAACCTTATAAGAGACATCGAGAAAGAGCTTACCATCATAAAGGTAAAGCTGGCCGATCTCAATGGCGAAATAGATAATCTAAAATCAAAAGCGCACGACCTAGAAAAAACAATAGACATGATAACAGCAAATAAAGTAGATATGAAAGAGTTCAGCCCTGTACAAAGGGTTGTTTACGGTATCGTAAGCCTTATTGTTACTGCTGTTATATTAGGAATGTTAGGTTTGGTATTAGCTAAATGAACAAAACAAGACACGCCATAGCATATATAGTAATGTGGGTAGCGTTAGCGTTTGCATTTGTAATGCTAACCGTATCTGCATGGTGGCTTCTATCACCGTATAAAGTACTAGAAATTGGCCAACCACCTCAAATACTAAATAAGGGTGGAATAATTACCCCCGGCGATACTATTGAATTAAAGATTGATTACAAGAAGAGCAAACCTCTTCCATCGAGTGTCTCTCCCTCAATTTCTTGTGAGAGTGGCAACCTAGTTCAGTTTAATAGTTTTGAGAGTAATCTACCTGTCGGGCAGGGCACGACCCTAGATACTGATTTTATTCTACCCCCAAAGTTCAAAGATGGAGACAATTGTCAAGTAATTTTTACCCAGACATACAAAGTCAACCCAATCCGAGAAATAAGTTACACCATCTATAGTGAATTCTTCATTATAGGAAAAGAAACTACCCAAGAGAAATTATAGAAAGCAGAAACATTAGTATGGATAATTATTACCAAATAGAAGTAAAACTTACTAGTAAAAATGGTTGGTTCACCCCAGATGAAGCTAGAAGACATTATGGTAAATATGATCGTAGCGGTATTACTGTACACTGGTGGGGTGATGGCTCCGGCGCCGATAACCATGATAACACAGTAAACTACCTAAACCGTCAAGGTTTGAGGGGTCTTGCCCCTACGACTAACTATGTACTCAGTGATAATAAAATTACGCTCTGTGTAGACCCGGAAAACGTAGCTTGGACGTCTTCTAATGGTAACGCCACAACCATCGGTATTGAAGCACAGCCGACACTTTTAGCTGAAGGTTATAAGAAATTTGGCTGGCTAGTGGTAATGCTTGAAAAACGTATAGGTAGAAGTTTACAGCTGTACCCTCATAATTTTTGGACACCAACACAATGCCCTGGAACTCTCTCTTTGGATATTATTAAACAAGAAGCTGACAAGTGGCGAAGGGGCGTATATACGCCGGTCACACCACCACCAGTAGTCACACCCCCCGTGACATCAGCTGAATTATACTGGACACCTCTTCCTGGTGGGCCAGCTGAATATATCTGCAACAAACAGCCAACTAATATGTGGAATTTTAACCAAACCTCATGGGGTGGTTTTACAAAACCTGTTAAACAATTCAACAGAGGGGATAAGGTAACTATTTTCGGGCAAGTGTTTAACAGCACCCTAAAAGCCAACTACCTACTAACGGAATTCAGCTATGGTAAAAAAATACCTAATGGCTTCAATATAGTAGATATGTCGCTTCCTATACAGCCCACCCCGATACCGGTACCAATACCAGCACCGGCGCCAGTTGTAGCTGAGTGGATAAAGAATTTACGCGATATTGATGACACTAAAATGTGGATAACTAAGTCGCAGGCTCTGATAGACATCAAGACCGGTGAACCAGCGACCATACCAGCACCGAGAATATTCGCAAAAGACGAAGAGTTTATAGCCAGTGCGTTAACAATTGTTGGCAATAAAGAATACCGTATAACAGATTACAGCTTTAAGAAGGGCGTATTTAACGGTGTGCCTACTACAAGCTTAACCCTAACGGCTCCTGGCGTACCAAATATACCACCGGCACCAGAAGTACCCCCAGCACCAAAGCCAATCGATGAAGAAACTAGAAACCTCTTACAGTCAATCTTAGCGGGCCTTACTGCCATCGGAAAACTAATAGCAGACTTTCTGTCGAGGAGAAAATAATGTTCAATAAATTAAGAAGTAAGCTAGGCAGCATGATATTTGACCTAGCAGCTTGGGTAAGCCCCAACAAGAAAGGTAAAAAATGACAGTCGAACGAGTAATCGTAATCGGAATTTTAGTAGTAGTATTTTTAATCGTGCTAGGAGCACTTTAAGGTAATAAAATGGAATATTTCGCACAAGTAACAGCACTTGCAGCATTAGCTGTAGTAGCCGTTCAGCAAATTTTAAAGTTAAACGTAATACCTCTGTACTTTGCAAACAAGTACCCAGTTATCACTAACGTCGTATTGAGCATTATCGCTTCAGTAGTAGTTACGTGGCAAACAGCAGTGAGTCTTCTGGGCGTATCCGCTTGGCTGGCATACGTAGGTACCGTTTCTGTTCTAGCGGCAATCGTGTATAACATGACGTTTAAGAACTCGGATGTCATACAAGACATTTCTAGCGACACAGAATAGTGGCCCCCTGACACACACAGGACGCGCGTGAGGGGCTTTAGGGCCCCTTACGATACCTAAGCTCATAACTGAAAGACTGACGCTCAGACGGGCTTAGAATAGCTCTAAACTTTAGGTAAGCCTAAACATGAGAAGGACCTTGCGGTTCTTCTTTTTTTGTCTTGCTATTTTACTCAAGTCTGCTATAATTAGAAGACAATATTAATACTATTTATCATAGCTACCTCAAGCTGGGGTGTTATATATTTATACTCAAAAAGGGGACTTATGATCACTGTTTTCACTACTAAAACCTGCGCTTACTGCAAGATGGTAAAACAATATTTAACAATGAGAGGTAAGGAATTTCAAGTAGTGGACCTTGAAGATGAGCCCGAGAAAAGACAAGAACTTTTTGATAAAACCGGTTTCATGACAGTGCCCATTACTCAGATTGACAACGAGTATATAGTCGGCTGGAACCGTAATAAGTTTGCGGAGGTACTTTAAATGAGCGACAAAGAATTAATATCTGAAAGTTCAAAGTATTTTCAGTCTTCATATCAAGAGATGATTTTTTATCAATTCTATTCCCGTTGGCAACCAGAAATAGGTCGTCGCGAAACATGGGTAGAAGCAATAGACCGCTATATGGCTTACATGAAAGTCAAGCTCAACGATAAGCTAACAGAGACCGAATACAGTGAACTTCGCGAAGCTCTACTAAATCAGGAAATCTGCCCCTCAATGCGTCTTTTATGGTCAGCGGGTAAAGCTTGTGACGCGACTAATGTAACGGCATATAATTGTTTGACTGAAGAGACACCGGTACTCACAAAAGAACACGGCCTAATAATGCTAAAAGAGGCATACCAACACGGTGAGCTCAACCTCTTAGGTCACGACGGAGAGTGGCACAAGTCTGCTATAAACTATTTCGGGGAACAAGATGTAGTAGATGTTTTACTCACTAAGGGTAGAAGAAGAAAAATAATATCGGCGACGCTAGATCATAAATGGCTTATTGACAGCAAATTTAAAACTACAAAAGACCTAATAATCTCTACTAAAAAACAAACTGGCGACAAAATAATACCAGTTTTTGCACCCAAGCCACCTACAGACAATGAAGATTATCGTTTAGGTATTATGCACGGTATAATTTACGGAGACGGGACAACTACCTATTTCAACGAAAAGAAATTGGGCCATGTGATACGTCTGTGCAAAGATAGTAACGAATTACTAACCTTGTTTGATGGCTACAAAAGCTCCCAACCGCCCTCATACGGAGGCGATAATGTAGTATACCTTTACGATGAGTGGGCTAAAAACACGGACTTAAAAGAGCCCCCTCAAAACGCTTCAAAATCTTACCTACTTGGGTTCATACGTGGCTGGTTTGCGGCAGACGGAACTGTTGGCAAGAATGGGCAGGCATCTCTTGCAACACCAGTAGAAGGTCTAGAGTGGTTGCAAAAATACTCCGGGACTGTAGGGCTTCCAACAGGCGGTGTCGATAAGTATTCGGATGAAACAAATTACGGACTCAGAAAACAAGACTTATTTAGGGTATACTTTTTTGATTCTGTGCTGTCAAAAGACGACATGTTGCTTTTCGCAAAAAAAGAAAGAGTCAAAGCAAAAAATAGTGCCTCTAGATATAGCCAGTGGACTGTATCTGACGTATCTAACAAAAGAAAAGAGCCCGTGTATTGTGCAACAGTTCCTGAAACTTCAACTTTTGTACTCGATGAGGGTATAGTAACCGGAAACTGTGCTTATGTTGCCCCTATAAACTGGAAAGACCTATCAGAAATAATGTATGTCTCTATGTGCGGTGCCGGTTGTGGTTTCTCTGTAGAAAAAGAAAACGTATCACAGTTTCCCGTAATTAAAGAACAAACAGGCGAAAAGATAGAAGATATTCTAGTAGACGATAGCCGTGATGGTTGGTGTGAAGCCTTTTACCTAGCTTGTGAAGCATGGACTAGTGGTAAAGACGTAGACATAGATTACTCGATGATACGTCCAGCAGGGGCTCGTCTTGAGACCATGGGCGGTCGTGCTTCTGGCCCCGACCCATTAATTGACCTAATGAAGTTTACCCGTGACAAGATGTTTAATGCTCAGGGTCGTCGACTTACCCCACTGGAATTACACGACATTATCTGCCAGATCGGTTTGATTGTTGTTGCTGGTGGTGTTCGTCGTTCTGCTCTTATCTCTTTATCCGAGCTCAAAGACGCAGACATGCGTGACTCAAAAAGCGGTGCTTTCTGGGAAAACAATGGTCAGCGTTCTATGGCTAACAACTCAGCTGTCTATGAATCAAAACCATCTGCTGCCGACTTTCTAGAAGAATGGACTGCACTCGTTAAATCAGGTACCGGCGAGCGCGGTATATTTAACAGGGGTGAACTAGTCAATCAAGTACCAGATCGTCGTTGGCAAAAAATAAAAGACCAAAAACAAGTCGGTGTAAATCCTTGTGGAGAAATATATTTGCGTTCTAAGCAATTTTGTAATCTTACATCAATTGTTGTTCGACCTAAAGACACAATGAAAGACCTAAACCGCAAGATGCGTCTTGCTACGCTACTTGGTACATACCAAGCTACCCTTACTGATTTTGCCTACTTAGGTGACGACTGGAAGACCAACTGTAGAGAAGAACAGCTTCTTGGTGTTTCTATCACCGGATACTTCGACAACGAAATTATTCGTAACGACGAGAACCTTGATGAGCTACGCGAAGAAAGTATCAAGACAAACGAAAAGTATGCAGAGCGTTTTGGTAGTAACCCATCTACTGCAATTACTTGCGTTAAGCCGCACGGCAACTCAGGGCAGCTTCTAGCTGTTGGTTCGGGTATGCACCCTTGGTTTTCTAAGTACTACATTCGTCGCGTTCGTATCAGCGTTAATGATCCACTTTTAGCAATGGTTAAAGACCAAGGCATACCGGTTCTACCAGAAGTCGGCTACTCTACTTCTACTGCATCGACTATGGTTATGGAATTTCCTATAAAGGCTCCTGAAGGTGCTCTGACCAATAAAGACGTAACTGCCATTGAAATGATGACAGAGTGGAAGCGCCTAAAAGAAAGGTTCACTGAACACAACCCTTCGGTAACTATTTACGCTAGTGATGACGAGTGGTTAGATATTGCTAACTTTGTTTATAGTAATTGGGATAAAGTTGGCGGTCTGTCGTTTCTACCTAGAAGTGAACACGTTTACCAGCTTGCACCGTATGAAGAGATAACTGAAGAAGAGTATAACACGCGCAAAGCAGCCTTCACAGATATTGACTTCTCTAAATTGTCTGAATACGAAAAAAGTGATAACACGCAGGGTGCTAAAGAATTAGCTTGTTCAGGCGGAAACTGCGAAGTTTAAAAAAGTCTTGACAAATAAAAAAACTTCTATATAATTAGTAGTGTGATAGAAGGCTTACCCTCAGCCTACAAATATCGTAAACAGAAAGGGCTTCCGTGGTGAGGCCCTTTTTGGTATAATATAAGTAGGGCTAGTACAAACAAAAACAGCCGATAAGCAGAGGATACACAAGGTAAAAAGCTCTGCGAGGAACGTCCAACCTTAATAATTAGAAGTTTCGCCGGATCAATGGAGATAAGAATGAAGAAGAACGAAGAAAAAGCAACAATACTCGAAAAAAATAAATTGATCTGGAAATTAGCAGAAAGACCGTCTGGGCACGTTATTGCTGAACTCGTAGCAAATGGTGTCATAGACGTAGATGAAGCTAGGGATATTCTCTTTAGAGAAGAAGCCAAGCAGTCGGACGAAGTAGAAGCACTCAAAGAAATGGTTAAGACCCTTCAAGGAATGGTAGCATCTTTACTGGCTCGGCGTGATGATAGGCATTATGTACCCTACACAAGAATAATCGAAGTACCGGCGCCATCAAGACCATATTGGACTCAATATTGGGATAGCGCCAGAATGACGAGTGGGGCAACGAGTAGCTCGTTAGGAACTGTAACCACAGCTGGCACTGACGGTAGCGCCGTTTACAAGCTATCGATATAAAAATAAATTAATTACTCCGGCGACACACTAATTATCAAAATGAATAACAGGGGGACTTGCGTGAAAACGTGGGTCTTTTTTTATATATTTTGGGTTGGTTATTATCCCGCTCATAGGTTCATTCCCTGACCATCTGTCTACGCGCTTACTACAAACAGCACAATCATACCTATATTTATAACCACTAGCATATTCAATATCTAACATGTTGCCTTTTTCCCAGTAATGAAGACACCAAAAACGACGCCATAAACGCTTAAGCATTGAGGTGCTCTATCACTTTATCTGCGATTTCATCATTCAAGCCTTCATAGAACGTTGTCTTGAAAAAGTTAGGAAATTGTTCATTAAGCATGTCACTATCATCATCTAAGATTGCATATTTGTTAACTTCAGGGTGTGCATTTAACCATGCTTTAATTTCTTCACCACGAATAGTACCCAGACACGTGGTGACGTCTCAGAGCTCTACGACGCGCTGTGAGACGTTTTTAAATCCTTCTGGGTCATAGCGCCACGATGAACTCAAAACAACGTCACAGCCCGTAGAGAGCTTTATGCGGGCTATTAAGAGTGCCATGTGAGGATCTATCGGGTATGGCTCGTGAAAATTGCTTGTACTACGACTGTTCACTACACCATCTATATCGAGAAAAAGTATCTTCATCTTTTTGCTTTCGTGATTAACTTTCTAGCTTCTTCGTAAGTGAGCATGTTGCCATACATTTCACCTGATAAATCTCTTGCTATAGAAGAGAGCAATGCCTCTGTGTTTCGCCAGTTTCGCCTTTTCGCAACCAAATTGTATTGCACTCTATAAGCTTGAACTTCTTGCTGCAACCTAAAATCGGCATCTACCAGATACTTGGCCCACCATTCGTCACGACCCATTTGTTTCTGTTGGTTAACGTGGACTGATTCATGTTGGTGCAAGTGATCAACTAAATCTGTAGTAGAGGGACTATACACCGTGTCTCCATAAGTGAATACAATGCCCTCATTACCCCTAACCCCTGGAATGACGTTACATATTTCTTCGTAATTAGGTGGGTAAGCTTTAACTATTTTCATTACTAAGAGACTCCTTCTTTAATTGTTGCCATAGTTTTTCTTCTTCTGCGTTCTGTAACTCTTGAATTCTCCAATATAAATTTTCATACTTATCTCGGTAAAGCCTTAGACATATGGGGCAGTAACTACCGCCGTAGTCGCTTATATCTTCGGGGTCGTATGTTCGGTCGGTATAGCATATATCTCGACTACAGCGCATACACCGCACTTTATTACCATAGTCATCTGCACTTGGCTTATCACAAAAATCGCAGAACGTAACTATCTTTTCTGTCTTCTTCGCTGGGCGAGCTTTTACCGCAGGTATGGTTTTAGTTATTGTCTTTTTCATTCGAACTCCATCTCACCAGCTGGTTGGGTTGGGTCTATAACAATTTCTGCACCGAGTACGTGCCCCCATTCGCTGTATTCGGGCATAACTTCAGATATAGTCTTAGGGTCTCTTCTCTTTTTATTGTCTTCTACCATACCTACGCGCAATCTTTCTTCTTCTTCTTCAGTAAGAAAAAAGTCTTTCAGAGCAATGTAAGCTTCTGGCGAACACTTTAACCGGTTAAAGAACGTGCCAGTTTTTTTTAATTTCACAATAGACGCATACATCTCATTGATATTAATTTTAGGAAATCTAGCTAGAGTACTAGTCTTTAACATATTCTTCACCCACTAAAGCTTGTGTTATAGCTTTTTCTAGTATATAATATGCTTTATCTACACAACAAGATGGCCCTTCAGTTTTTTGTATGTATCTAACTAAGTTATACTCAAGAAATGGAAGAGCTAGCAAGAGTATATAAGCTTCATCTGATACCTTTTCGTAACCATACTTTTCTTTTAGCACAGTGGTAGCGTTTAGCGCGTGGCCAGTCATCTCATCTTCTAGGTTTCTCAATAAACCTTCCATACTGTTGCTGCGCTTGAACAGTAGCTTATAGCTAGCACTAGCTTTACGTTCTTTCTCGGCTACACCAATTATGCCTTCCATTAGGCTCTTGAGAGCTTCTGCTGAAAACTCTTCTGCTTTGCCGTCTGCTTTATCTTTCATTTTTCTGTAGGTCTTTAACATATTCAATTACTGCTGAAAGCATTGATAATGAAGCGTCTGCTGAGGGGTTGTCTCCAAGTTTATTTTTTTTAACATAGGCTTTAAACCTAGTTTGAGCACACTCTAGAACTCTGACAGTAGTCTTATATTCTTCTTGGGTTGGCTTTTTACTCATTAGAAATCTTCTTTCTTCTTTATTGCTTCAGGCGCTTCTTCTTTTATCATTTTTTCTAGTTCATTGGTTATAGTAAATGCCAATGTAGCCTCGCTAGAAGTGGTACCTTTACCAAACATTGTATTAAATTTAAGTCTAGAGGCTAGAGACTTTAAAGCTTTATCAACTAATTTATCTGCCATTTTATCTAGGTTCTTTTCGGCGTTAGCTGTTAATTGTTCTAGCTCTATATTACGCTCTAGACTTCGCTTATAACCCCAACTGTCTTCTTTCTTCTTTAGGTTAGACTTTCGTGCAACGAGGTATTCTTCATGATCGTTAACAACTACCACTAGATCATCTTCACCTACAATCTTATTCGAAATTGTTACATAGTCATCGTTATATAAATATTCTTGCTTATCGTCGGTCTCTTCTTTCATATTTCTTCTCCCCTTACGGTTACTATTACGTTACCTACTTTAACTGCTCTCTTGTGATTAGCCACTTTAGCTCTAATGTCAAGCATGTCCATACCCTCTACTCTTTCTAGGTATCTAACTACCGAATGGTCCGTGACCTCTGGTGTTTCCCCTTCGTGTTTAAGTGCATAGATAGCCTGACCAACACTAGCTATCTTTTTATTTATTTTTCTCACCCTATTGGAAGCTTTATTAGACTCTTCTATTAAAGGTTTTCGTGCCTCACTTAATTCTCTGTGAATTCTCTGATTCTCGGCTAATTTATCTCTACGTTCAATCTCTTTTTCTTTCATGTTTTAATAATACACCAATATAAAAATAAAGTCAATTCTTTTTTATACTTGACATAAAACGCTGATGGTGTATAATTAGGGTATGGCAACTAGAATTATAGCCCGAACAACAGCAACCGCTAAGACGGCTACTTTTGCTATGCACGTAATGCGTGGAGGCAAAGCCAAACAGTAAACCCTTATACTTTTCTATAGAATCTTATAAGGGCAATCAGCCCTTTTTTAAATATTAAGGGTCTGTGGCTTAACGGTCGAGCGGTAGCCTTTTAAGCTATTACAAGCGGGTTCGACTCCCGCCGGACCCTCCAAATAATGAAAATTAACTCAGCGATTAGAGTGCTTTCCTGATACGAAAGAAGTCCGAGGTTTGAATCCTCGATTTTCAACCAGATGCCCCAGAAGCTTTGTGGCGAAGCACCAGTTTTGTAAACTGGGGAGTACAGTCCGATTCTGTGGTGGGGCTCCAATAAATAAGCGGGTATAGTGTTCAATGGTTAGCACGATTGCCTTCCAAGTAATAGGTCGGCGTTCGAATCGTCGTACCCGCACCAATAAGCTGTCGTGGGCGGAATCCCAGCAAGGTGTTCTAAGCCGACGCACGAAAGTTCGACTCTTTCCGACAGTACCAATTTAAAAAAAGGAGCTAAAGATAACATACATATCAAGCCTAGTAACCAACGATCACGGCGTATCGTCTAATGGTTAGGGCATCTGTCTTATATGCAGATTACGAAGGTTCAATTCCTTCTACGCCGACCAATAACATCCATTAGTTCAAGGGCAAGAATACACACCTACAGGTGTACGACAGCGGTTCAACTCCGTTATGGATAGTGTCCTTGGGGCCTCAACGACGTAAAACGTAAGGCCCACTAATTCGCTTCTTAGCTCATTTGGCTAGAGCACCTCGTTTACACCGAGGGGGTGGTAGGTTCAAATCCTACAGAAGCGACCAATATAGCGGGGTGGAGCAGTGGTCAGCTCGGGTGCCTCATAAGCACCAGGTCGAGGGTTCGAATCCCTCCCCCGCAACCATAATGCACGGGTACAAGGTACAGATAGGCCTCATATGCCTTTCCTGATGGGCGCGATACCCATGCGTGCGACCAGAGCTGTTAGTTCAACGGATAGAATACTGGCCTTCGAAGCCATTGATGAAAGTTCGAATCTTTCACGACTCACCATATGGGGGATTCATATAATGTCTTATTATGCTTGCCTTGCACGCAGGTCATCAGAGTTAGATTCTCTGATCTTCCACCAATTACGGGTCTTATGCCGAACGGTTAGGCAGATGCCTCTTAAGCATCCCCGAGTGGGTTCAACCCCCACAGGGCCCTCCATTTTACTCAATAATATATAATTAATATAGAACCTTAAACTAGGGGTCTAAAACCCAAGCACAGCAGATGCTCATATAAAATAAACATAGGGGAAGATATATGAAGCAAGAGCCAATTAAGTCGTGGGAGGCGGGAGCTTATAATAGGGAGACTAACGAATGGGTTCATACAACACTACACAGCTACGATCACACACACGGTGACGCAGACATACGAGACCTGCTAATAAGCAGGGCTGCACCGACGAAGATAACCCCGACAAAACGAGGCAAACCGTTCAGGTCAGATGCTAGAACTCTCGTGGCAGGTGACGCACAAATACCGTTCCAAGACCCAGAAGCTTTCGATCGTTTTCAGAGAACGGTAATAGAGGTACAGCCAGACAATATAGTATTTGTCGGCGATATGATTGACCTGCCCAGTATGAGCCGCTGGAGTCAACGTTCAGAATGGGTTGGCACGACACAGGGCGCAATAGACCAGTACCATTCGTTCTTGGCTCAGACAAGAGCTAACGCACCCAACTCGAACATATCGGTCGTGCACGGCAACCACGAACAGCGAATGGACGACTACGTTCGAAAAAACGCAGCAGAGGCTTTAGGGCTAAAGAGAGCAAACTCAGCAAAAGAGCTCGCAGTGTTGACGCTCCAATACCTCGTTAGGTACGACGATTTAGAGGTACACAGCGTAGACGGCTACCCAAACGGCACTCTGTGGCTTGAAGATAATATCAAAGCAACTCACGGAACCAATGTAGCAAAAGGTGGCAGTAACGCGGCCAAGTACCTCAGACAAGAAAGGGAAACCACTTTGTACGGGCATACACACCGCCAAGAATTAGCCTACAGAACGTTTCCTATGCGAGTCGGTGCTATAACGATTGCGGCCGCTTCTCCGGGTTGTCTAGCCCTTATAGACGGGACTGTGCCGGGGTTTCACCACACGGTCGATGCCCAGGGTGAATTAGTTAAAAAAGCAGAGGACTGGCAACAAGGACTATTAGTAATTGACCACAACTCTGGAGTACACAACATAACACCAGTGTTATTCACTGAAGAAGGATTCTACTTAGATGGAAAGAGACATAAATAACTCGGGCCCAGAAACAAGCGAAACGTTTCGCTCTAGGGTTACACAACACCTAATACAGGCGATACAAAACGACCCCGAATATCCGCAATACCCGCCACATTGTCAAGAAGATTATGTTTGGGATAGGCTTAATAGCCTAGAAGATGATGATTATTTACCGCTAGACTTAGATGCGTTTAGTGTATTTCAACACTTTATAGCAACTAGGCGTCCCGAAACTAAAATTATTAAAGTAAAAAAAAGACCCCCTAGTGGAGCGTTTTACGAATAATGGCAAACTTTATAGACGTAGAACAAGACGGGTTTAGGCCCAATTATGGCGAGATCATATGGACGCCCAGACTAAATAGTGCACTAGAGTCCGCTAACGTTGTAATATCACCACTGGGTTACTGTGAAGACGGTAAAGAACCGATGCAGATAACTCAAGAAAATACTAATATATACTTAAATCAGGTAGCCGAGGAGCTAGACGTAGTAGCGGTAAAATACGATCAAGACGGAGAAGATGTTTGGACTTGGTACTTTAGGCAGGCTTTTGAGAGATCACCGGTTCCATTTGAAGCAGTTGTCAGCGTCATCGGTGTGTGGGCGTGCAATATTACCACCCTGTACCCAATGAAACACATAGTGGACCAGTATCAACGTATGAGTACGAGAGACCTAGACACTATACCTGAATGGCTGTAGCCGTTATTCACATATAAAAAACACCCAGCTAAAGGGTGTTTTTTGTTTACTGCGAAAGAACAATAGGTGTATTTATATTTGATTCTGTGCTTCAGCTAACAGATGTTTAATGCGTGACTGTGCTGAACTTATAAGCCTACTGCCGCTTGAACATAAGCGCGTGAGACGAATTATTTCTGCACGGTCTACTGCTACGTCGTACTTAACCTGTATTTGAGAGGCATTGGCTGATAGATCTTTTGCACGATATTCTTTGAACAATTCAGCTTCGCGTAACTCAAGTTTCTTTTCTTCTTCGGCGAGACACTCTTCTAGGGCACTGTTAAACTGCGAGAGAAGGTACATGTGCTCACTTATGTAAGTAGGTTGAGGGGTGCCCCCCATCTTTTGAAGGGCACCTCTCTCTTGTAGCACACCTTTGACGGCTACTTCTATCTTCATTATTCAGTCTTTGGTGCTGGTATGTTGAAGAACAAACCGCCATCGCTACCTGAATAGACCGGTAAAACACCATTCCATTTTTTAATTGCTTCTTGTTGCAATAGTTCTGGCGTCAAGGTCTGTTGCTTGAGTCTCTGCGCTTCGGCCTGTGCCTGTGCTTCTGCAATAGACTTCTCTGCGTTCACCTTAACGGTTTCAAGCTCTTGACGGGCCTGTGCGACGTTCTGGTTGGCTATCTGTACTGCTTCGATGGCTTTATTGAACTCTGCTGAGAATGAGAAGTTCGTAATAGCAATGTCTTGTATGTTATAGCGACCATCAGCCTGTAGGCGATCTTTTAGATTCTTAAGTACGGCTTCTTTTACTTCTGCACGACGTGTTATTAACTCGCTGGCTGTGTATGAAGCTGATACGGCCTTAAATGCTTCCTGCACTTGCGGGTCAATCTCTACTGCTTGAAAGTTAGCACCAACCCGTTGATGCACTTCTGATACTTTACCACGATTTAGACTGTAAGTCAAAACTATTGTGGCATTTACATCTTGCAGATCTTTGGTTGCTGCTGCTGATGTAGCTTCTACTTTCTGAGTTTTTATATCATACTCCGTAACGTTGTTCACCCCCCAAGGAAGCACCCAACCGAGACCCTCTGTAAGCTCACGCCCTGTTACTTTACCATACTGTGTCACCACACCGATACGGCCGGTATCAATGCTTCTCATTGAGCCGAACAGTGTTATGATTGCTATAAGCACAAGTGGGGCTAGGACCCATATTCTCATAAATCTGAGAAGCGCCCGCTTGTTTGTTGTCTGATTATCTAGTGTCATTGTTTCTTACTCTTTCTGGCTTTCTTTATAAGCTCTTGTTCATAGTTTTTTATGGTTCTACTTTGTTGTACGGACAGCACCATTAATGTAATCACGGCTGTCAATAGTGCTACTATTAAGACGAACTGCATTAAAATGGAATTTCATCTAAGCTGATGGGTTCGTCTTGAATATCTTCGACTACAGTGTCTCTTCGCATTGATGACTCATCATCATGATTGTCATCTGGTGAGTAACTAAAGTATTCGCTCAAGTAAGCCTGTAGCTCTTTATCTAGCTCGACAGCTTCCTCTTTTTCAGTATCACCCATTGGTGCAGCCCCGAAAATAGGAACTTTATATGAAATAGCGGCATTCTTGGCGTCACTCCAACCGGTTAGCGTGATCTTATTAGTATTAACGCGATTCTTCTTAGTAAACTCAATCCATGCGTTCAATGCAGCGCCGGTTAGTGATAGGTTGTTTATTTCCATACCATCACTGCCTTTAGTCGCTACATAGATACTTGAATGGTATTTAGACCCCGCAACACCTGTGCTACCTTTAATGTCTCGCCAGATACCTGATTCTTTCATACCCTTACTGGTGCGAACAGTTAGTGTATCTCGACCTACCGAACGAACCTCATTAGACCAGTAACCTGATTCGTCTTGGTTAGACCAACCCTTTACTGTCGCCAACTGATCTAGAACTATAAACTCTAGGGGTGTTGGTACATTAATATTCTCTTTGCTTTCTCTGTCGTAATAACTAACAGCACCGCTCTTTATCTTCATATAGCGCTTAGCTGGGTTAGTTGGCCGATCCTGTGATAGACTCATATCTTCTCCTTAATTTACTTATACCTATAATTATATAGCAAAAACCACACAATTGCAAGTACTTTTTTTATATTATTTTGTTCTCCAATAACACACCGTTCGGCCTGTCGCGGGATAGATTGCTTTAAAAGCTAGTTCTACCTTATCTATACCCAACAACTCGTTTGTACGAGGTGTTATGGTGTTGATTGGTAGGGCTAGGTGAGAAGCAATCTCTTGGTTATTAACAGGTCGTTTTGCTTTAGCTATTGTTTGCAACACTAGGGCTTGTTTCTTGCCAATACTAGGCAACACTTCATCGTAGGCGAGCAGGCTCGTATCTCTAACACTCATCGCTTGCACTCCTTAATTCTTTCCCCCTTCGTTAGATTGGTTTGGCCGGTTAGCGTACCCTCTTCAAATAGCTTGATAGCCAGTAGGCACAAGGCATCTTCGGGGGTGTCGGCAGTCGCATAAAACCAAGCTTCAGCAACAACAGAAGTTGCACCCCATATTTGTTTTGCGCTATATGTGTCCTTTAATGAAATCACACTCACGCTACCTTTTCGTACCTTCCTCAAAAGATAGCCAGCTTCGTATGCGGGGGTACTTATTTTTACTTCCTGTGTTCCCCATAACCCGTATCTTTCCATCAGTTTAGGTTGAACTAAATACGGTTTACCAAGAGGTATTTCATCTGTTTGCTCCCAGAAGTTGAAAGTATCATGCCACCCACTTAACTCATATAACTTCTTGCAGTTTTCTAATGATGCTACGTTAATCATTCTGCGTACCTTTCTTTCCATTCTTCATAAGTTTTATATTTAGGCGGGTACTCTTTACCCTCCCATACTAGGCGCCAATCTTCCCAAGCTGGGGTCTCACCATCTGGGGTTATCGTAGGTACTACACCCAGTGTGTCTACATCAAGTTCATGGGCTAAGTGTACTGTAAAGTGAAATGCAGACATATTGTTATCTGACAATATCTTGAAACCATGTTTTAATATCTCTATTACCTCATCTTCGGTCTTTTCTTTGCCGGTTATCATGTGCAACCGACCAGAATGAATAAAGTTATGACAATAATGACACAAAGGTATTATTCTGTCAATCTCTACCCTGCCTGCGCTGTAGTCTATATTATAGAACTCGTGTGCCTCTAGCCATTGATAACCCTTAGCTTCGGTCTTATGTACCCCACAAGCGATACAGTGGTAGTCGGTAGATGCATATGCGTCTTTACGTACTATGTCCCACTTAGCTTGACCCATTATATTCCGCGGATTAACTTCGTGCAGCGGTTTAGGTATGTTGGGGTGCATTAAGATCTCAGGGTGCAGTTCTAGTTTAATACCGCTAGACTGGTACTCATTGGGGTGACTGAAGTCTGTTGCTGGGTTGCTCAGGCTCATTCAAACTCTTTTTTTATTTCTTCATGCATATCTACACCAAGGTGTTTTATGATTAACATTCTGAACTCTGTACCAAAATCTTTGGCTAGAGTTAAACGTGAATCTATATCAGTGTCTAGGGCCTCAAAGTCTGACCACATTCTATCAAAACCTACACTCATCATTATCTTGACTGCTGAGTTGAGTGCTGTTTCGCCGTACTCGTAGGGCTCTTGACCTTCTCTGGCGTCAATCTCCCATAGCGAGTCAGAGATTTCTCTTAATACGGGTGTCATTTTTGATCCGTAATATTTACTCATTTTACTTTCTCCTTAGTGAGCGACAGGGTTAAGGGGCGTATATAACCATGGCAGGTTATGGAGTCTTCACAATAACTACTCATATACCCGTCATGAGAGAAGTAGGGTTCTAGTAGTTTGTTAATTGCTTTCTTGTTGTCAGAGACAGCTTTTTCAGATACCTCTAGGCTGTCTAAAAGTTCTATTATTTCTACCGGCAAGCTAACTCGATCAATACGGTATTCTGGGGATGATTCATAGTTACTATAACCCGTTTTAACTATTCCTGTTGCTTCTTTTTGCTTCTCAGATTCAATATCTACAACTTTAACTTTATTTACGCCTACAGATAGTGGCCTGTATTTTTCTGTAAAGTGTTCAGCCAGTTCTCTTTCGTCTGCGTCACTACTGACAAACATATCATCAATGTGGTTGCGTTTACCCTTAGCGGTGGTGGTATATATTTCTATACGGTACGTAGCTTTACTCATTATAGTGTCTCCATTTTCTCTAGTGGTATATCTATCCAATCACCATCTTTCCAGTGGTGTAAGGCTAATGGTAGATGTTCACTTAATTTACCGCCATTTGCAATCACAAGGTCGGCATAGAAACTGAGCTGCTTACCGTAGGTGGTTCTTTCGGGTTTAAGAATTTTATAATTTGTCTTCATATCTCGTATAGAGAATGTGCTATCTTCATTCTTGAGAAGTCTATCAATTCGTCCTGCACGCTTATTCTTGTGGTCTACAACCAAAACTTCATACTTAGCTTTTTCTTGTGAGCGCTGTTCGTTGAAAAACTTTAGAACACACTCTTTTAGGTGTGGCAACTTAGGTAGCGAAGAGTTCTTGTTAATACCGGCACTTAGAATCTTTCGTTTACCTGTCTTTAGGTCTTGGTCTATAATATCGGCTAAACCCCTAAACTCGCCGTGCAACTCTATCGCCGCATGAATTGCCGTGCCGAAAGCGTTACTAGCAGCGGCATTAACATTCCACATTCTTAAAATTTCATCTTTCATAGTCGGCTCTAGCTTATATGTATTAACGAACTCATTAGCCCAGTATTCGCAGTCGAATTCTTCTTCTTTAGCATATTGAGAACCTGAAAGATAAGCCTCGCCAAGGGCGTTAGAATACTCATGCTTTTCCTCATCATAGAAGATTTCATTACCGAAAAGGTCTTTTTCTAATTTACGACCTGATTTCTTAGCAACTTTAGCTGCGCCGATCTTACCATCTTTCTCGGCATATTTATTGAAGAACGCTTCTAGGTGTGGCATGATTGTTTCAAGCTCTCTTAGTGACTTTACCTTAAATGTGGGCTTAAGATTGCCGTACTGTAATACCGGAACAGTCATTTCTATCTGACCGTCTAATTGTATATCTTCTTTTTCCATTAGTATGATTCCTCCACGAAACATTCTTGTTTAATTTTACCGTCTTCTAGCCAGGCCACTACATATGAATCCATATCATAACCAGGGCTGTCATAACTACCGGCAGAAATGTATGTGTATTTATCTTTATCGAGGCCTTCTAGTAAATTAGCTATACCTATATCGTCGGTGCCAAAACGCTCGGCTAGCTGTTTCATGCGTTCTTCATACTTGACGTGACTGTTTATGTTAGTCAGTTTTTGATAGAACCGCAAGTCTTCTAATGTGTACTTCATTTATGCCTTTCATTAAGTTATAGCTTAATTATATGTCAGATTAATTTAAAAGTCAATACCTTTTTGCTTGCATTTTATTTTCTGTGTGGTATAATTAAACTATGAGCAATGTATATTATAGCGAAGAACGTATAACCGACTAATCGGCACTCTTTGTATTTGCTCAAAGTATTTCGCCGAAAGGCGTTTTTTTAATATATGGCCTAGTTGACAAGTGGTTTAAGTCGCTGCCCTTTCAAGGCAGTTATCACGGGTTCAAATCCCGTCTAGGTCACCATAAGCAGCGTTCGCATAGCGGCTATTGCAGGAGACTGTACGCGGTATTATACATCTAAAGACGATGCCTGGACTGTAAATCCAGTGTCCTCGGACTTACTAGGTGCAATACCTAGATACCGCACCAGAGACTACTAGACTCCTCTTTATGTTATAATTAATTTATGGTAGTAAACACGAACAGGGATCGCGGCAATGCTGGTCTTGCTCTTGCAATATCATACTATGGGGCGAACGGATACACCGTATCGATACCGCTTAATGATACACAAGATTATGATTTGCTAATAGATAATGGAGTATCTATATCTAAAGTTCAGGCAAAGTTTTCAAAACAGCGAAGCGAACACGGGGTTCAAAAAGTACCTCTACGCAGTTCAGGCGGAACAAACGGTGGTGTATACAAGACATTAATTGACACGAATATAGACATTTTATTCTGCTCGAACCCGAATATGGAGATGTGGGCTATACCGAAATCTGAGCTAACACAAAGAAATGTTCTCAATCTTGGTGAAAAATATCATAAGTACAAAGTTAACCTGTAAATCTCCCGCCTTCGGGCATCGTAGGTTCGAGTCCTACACGCTGCACCATATAATAATGTACCTCGTTATAATAGATAACACAGACTTTAAGTTGACCATTATGAGGTAGTGTGCTATTATTAGAAAGTCGGGAGGGTAGTTGCTTTGATATAGAGAATTCAATTATCAAAGCTGACGTAAAACCTATACAAATTTAGGGGGTAACAAATAGTTCGACAACCTTCGCCACAAAATAAAACACTTGACACGGCCAGTCAGTGTGGTATAATTAACATATGAGAACATCATCACTACATCAACAGCATTTATCTCTACTCAATCAACCGAGTTGTGATTTTAATTGGGGTTATGGTGTATAAGCGTTCTCTACAAAAATAGAATAAAAACAAAAACGCAAAAAGGCACCTAATCTCAAAAAAAAGGTGTCTTTTTCTTTAACAATTATAACGGAAAACCCCGGCTGGAAGAATCGTGGTACTGGGGCAAGAACACAGAGGATATGAGTTTTAGGTGTTCAACAGACGGACGAGGCTAAGGCTCGGTATTCAGTAACAAGGAGAGTGAAACTCCTCTACCCTTCGGGGATGAGACTGTGAAACCGAGATGGGTAGCGAGCGGTCTGTAAAGCACTCCACAGTTATGGTGTGCGGTGTACACTCTTCGGGGCAGCTAGAAGATATGGTTATGTACGGGGCGGTCCGCCTACAGTGCTTGAAAGATAGTAACGGTGCCTGAAAAGTAAGACGATTCGGCATGTCACATTCACGTAGAGTACCAATAAAAGCTCTACACCGGGTTTTATTCTCGGTACCTAGTAGTATCGGTGAATGGGCGGTACAAAGTAGTTAAAGTATCTTAAACTATTAAAACCGCCCAGCAATTGTAGAGAGTTAGTGAAATGGTTATCACAAGAGCTTCCAAACCTCTTATTATCGGTTCGAGTCCGATGCACTCTGCCAGATGGACTGGTAGCTTAGTGGCTTAAAGCGCCTCCCTGTCACGGAGGAGATCGTGGGTTCAAATCCCATTCAGTCCGCCAAAATAATCCTAGTCGGCCCATCGGTAGGGTACCTCGCTGTTAACGAGTAGGTGGTTGGTTCGATTCCAACACTGGGAGCCATACATCAGAGTGTGGGAAAGCGGTTAATCTGCTCGCCTTGGAAGCGAGAGAACGCTGGTTCAAATCCAGCCGCTCTGACCACGAGAAAAAACAGTGAACTGTACGAGTCGCTCTCATATATACTGGTTGACCCTAAAGGTCAGCTTCTCGACCATAATTCTCTCTAGCTCAAAAGCCAGAGCGCCTAGTTGAATCCTAGGAAGTACTCGGAGCGTTACCGAGGGGGGAAACCAAATAAAACTGAAAGGTGAAATATGGACAACAAAAAGAAGCAGCTAGGTATAGCACCCAGTAATGCTAGAAATTTGTTGATACGAATGATAATATTTGACTTTATAAATAAAGACAATATCGTTTGTTACCGATGCTATCTTGAGATGTCTCTAGAAGACTGAAGTATTGAACACAAAATACCCTGGTTACATAGTGACAACCCAATAGAACTATATTTTGACCTTAAAAACGTTACTTTCAGTCATCTACGTTGCAATACACTTGCTGCTAGACCCGAAAAAAACAATACTATAAAACATGGTATATCGCGGTACAATAAATATGGTTGTAGGTGCAAAGTTTGCAAAAATACAAAAACAGTATTTAATAAAAAAAGAATAAGATAAGCTGAGTTGGCTGAGTGGCCTAGGCGCCGGATTGCAAATCCGATTACAAGAGTTCGATTCTCTTACCCAGCTCCAATATCGCTTCTTGGTGAAACAGTAGACACGATAGCCTCAAAAGCTATTATCTCGCAAGGGGTGTGTAGGTGCGAATCCTACAGAAGCGACCAAACTACACAGTTCAGTGTACTTTAAAAATTTATGCATGAGTGGTGGAATTGGTATACACGTAGGTTTTAGAAACCTATGCCGAAAGGATTGAGAGTTCAAGTCTCTCCTCATGCACCATATGTATCTATAGCCCAACGGCAGAGGCGTTCGGTTTAAGCCCGATAAAGTGTAGGTTCGAATCCTACTAGGTACACCACGTGGAAGATGTCCGGTTGGTCGAGGACACCGCCTTGAAAGCGGCTGGCTGTTATAGGCTCGTAGGTTCGATTCCTATGTCTTCCGCCAAGAACTTTAAAAAGCATAGATGTGATACAATATATATATGGAACAAAAATATAACAACACAATAGAGTGGCTTGCTGGGCTGATAGAAGGTGAAGGAAGCTTCATAATTAAAAAAACGGGCGTATCAATAACTTGTCAGATGACAGATGAAGATGTCATTAAAAACATAAAGAGTGTATTCGGCGGCGCAGTGTATTTCAACAAAAAAAGAAAAGAGCACTGGAAAGATTCTTGGAAATGGCAGATAAATGGTGAAGATGCCTACAATCTGGCCGAACAGTTGAAGCCCCACATGTTCGGAAGAAGAACGCATCAAGTAAACAAATTGCTATATCAATATGAAAATTCGCCTAAAAAGCTACAACAACATAGAACTTCTAGAACAATACTTAAAGTCAAAGAACTGAGAGAATCTGGGTTATTGCACAGAGAAATAGCAGAAAAGCTAGGTGTTCATAGAACATTTGTGTCACACATATTGAGAGGAAAATACGGAGCGTGAAGAAGAAGTAGTCGATTCGCCAGCCTGTGAAGCCGGAGTAAGCCAGTGCAAGTCTGGTCATGCACCCCAAATAAAAAAGTACCTAATATAACCATAACTAGGAACTGAAAGGAGACTATATGTCAAGAGACAAAGGGCGCAAAGAAGTCAAGAAGCCCAAAAAAGCTAAATAATCAGGAGTCATCTAACGGCAGGATGCGAGGTTCTGATCCTCGTCATCTAGGTTCGAATCCTAGCACCTGAGCCATGTGGATAGTTGCCCGAGAGGTTTAAGGGAACGGTTTGCTAAATCGTCGTAGTCGAAAGGCTACCGTAGGTTCGAATCCTACACTCTCCGCCATAATCGTGGGTAGACAAATAGGTAAAGTCGTCTGCCTTTGAAGCAGAAGTTTGTAGGTTCAAGTCCTACCCCGCGAGCCAAATTTATAATATATTCAGCACTCTAGTCTATCTACTATAATTCTCAGCCTTACAATTTCTTTCTGAATTTCACTATTATTAGTGCATAATTCATCTGCTAGTGGTGACTGTATTTGCTTTGGTTCAGCATCTGTGGGCACTGTTATATCCCCTGATAGTGGTGTCAAAACACAATCTAGCCTGTCTGTTAGTTGGTTGATGACTTCGTGTAAATCCGTAATTAATCTTTCTTGTCTGCTCAACGGAAGTTGACTAGGCGGTTGACCTACCTCGGCTGCATAGCTTGCCTTTTTTGCTGGTTCGTCTGTCTCGTATGCATAATCTGTTGTTAATTCTGGTCGATATGCTGATACCCCTTCTTCTTCACCTGTAAGTCCGAACATATTAATCCTCTATTCTTATTTTAATTTCTGGGTAGTCTGTATCTTCATTCTCTGTCCATGCATCATACATTGAACTGTCACCCCCACCCTCTAAATAATAACCATGCCATGTGTACATATCATCTTCATTCTCAAACTCAAATACTAATTTATACATTACGAGAATCCTCTTCTTTTTGACATGCTTCGTCAACTGAACCCCAGTCTACTTCTTCGTAGCCCGCCCAGTTATCTACACCTGCACCTTCCAGGGCATATAGACTTTCTACGGCGCGAAACATACCCATATATTCATCTAGGGTTACTTCTATTATTGGTTGTGGTTTCATTATTGATCCTTTATTACTTATACCAATAATTATAAACCTTTGTATTTACAGAGTCAAGTACATTTTTTCTTTGAAAACAAAAGAATCTGTGGTATAATTAGTATACATGGGGCTGCCAAGGATTAGATTGCACGTTGAAAATCAGAAAAGCGAGTAGGTTGCTCACCTTTATAGGGCAAAAGACTTCTAATTGCAAAATTACTAGCATTTGTTAAGGAAAAGATTGCTGACTTCGGTCGCGGTTTCAACCTGACACCAGCTTACGCTACGGCTTAAGCCACCCATCGTTCGATAGTAGTAGATCGAAAAGGGTGTTATACACTACTGAGTTTTCTTGCCAGTCATAAAGGCAAGTGGTACGGGCGTTAAGATATTAATAGATGTTCTTATCTACAAAAGAACTACACTCGTAGAACACTGACAGAAGATTAGCAAGACGGGGGTTCGAATCCCCCCGGCTCCAAGAGTAATTAAGTTTTATTGATTATTGTTGGAGCTGTATAAAATATTATACCTGTTAACTATCTCTATAGCCCAATTATAGGCATCTTCTGCACACACCCCAGATGGTTGGGGCTTACACCATAACTCTAGGTTTTCTAATCTATTATCATTTCTTATACCATTTTTATGGTGAACGTTCTCCCCAGGTAGCAAATATCTGCCTAGAAACGCCTCCATAACAATAACGTGCTCTTGCACGATGTGTCTTTTATTGCGTGGGTGATTGGGCACATACATCGTGACATAACCACTACTACTGGTGTATTTTTTTGCTATTTTACCCGAAGCTACAGATTTTTTATTACTTTTATTATGACATCGTATGCACAGACTAGATAATATCTGTTTTTTGCCTTCGCAACCGTTGCATAAATTCCACCTATTATATTGAGCAAACCTACATCTTGGACACAATCTATGTCTATCGTCTGATCTTAGTGCAGAGTCGCATCTTATGCATGTTTTTGGTATTTTTTTATCTATCATGTTGCTTGTGTTATAATATGATTATAGCATGATGGTGTTTTTCGACTCCCGCCAGTTCCACCAAGTTTATTTAAGTGGGTGTACAATTAGCAGTAATAGTGTAGAGAGAGTGCCATTACCGCACAGACTCGCAGTCGGGTGAGACTCCAGCTAGCCCACTATTCTTTGAACCTTAACATCACCACCAAGTAAAGTCAGGAAAAGAAAAGCACATGGTAAAGCAAAAAGTAATGTTGGTCTTTTGTAGTAATGTTGAAGTTCCTATGTTGAAAGATCATTTTAGTAAAGAAATAGAAATTGAAGTTCCTTCAGAAATTGGTGAAGAGGTTCATCTTGTAGCGGCTTGCGTTTCAGAACAAGAGTCAACTAAAAAAGAAGAGTGCCCGAGCACTGACTCTTATGCCTCTATATGGAACGATAGGGACGAATCGCGCCTAGTTGGTAATCTACTAACATACATCGACGCGACATACGCAGATAAAGAGCAGCGCGAAGCCCACAAAGATATAGTAAAGAAAATGGCTTATGGTTTTTACAATGATATATACAATCGCTGTATACAAACTATAAGATCGCAGATAACTAAATAAAAATAACACCTTGGTGGTGTTGCTAAGGTTTAAGTAATGGTGTATAATATAAGTAGGCTATGGTAAGCCGGGCAAAACACAAAAGAACGTTAGACAACTCTAAATTAACGAATAAAGGGAATAGCCCGTAAAACACATCGCTAACTAAACTATACATTCCCTCTAGAATTTTTAATGACCCCTATTTATTAGGGGTTTTATTTTATGCTCATAATTTTTTCAAAAGTTCTTCTTTGTGCTTCTACTATATCTACCGCCATGAGACCAGCTTCTAACTTATTCATACCCAGACAATCTGTCAGATATTCTTTTACTTGATTTGCTAACAGGGCAAATTTCCCTTTAGCCATATTAATTCCAGAAAGATGCAAAATTTCTGCCGAAGAACTGCATCGCGTTAGTTGCTTTTTCATATGATTTTTTTTCTTTCTCTGAGTGACTCTTTATTCTGGCGGTTATTTGTTTGTCACTTACTTTCTTACCGGTCTTTTCATCCCGCCATACCATGTTTAGTTTTCCGCCTTCTTTAAGGTTATAGCTATCACAAGTCAAGCCGTCCCCCCACGATGTTTCTGTAAGCGCTAGGTACTGATTAATGTCATCAATTACTGCCTGTAGGCTTTTGTAGCTATCTTTTTCTTGTACGTTATTCTTAAACCATTCAGGCCAGTCAACGTAGGTGTTATTGTTTAGGTGCTGCAATATTTCTGCTGTAATCTTAGCTATATGCTCACCAGCACCCCAAGTATCCCGCTCTGACCAGCCACGATCTGCTCGTTGTTTTCGCCGTTTATGCAACCTTACCCATACTTTAGGTGACAGTAAATACACTACTTGACGGTTTAGTCGGTAGCTTTCATTGTCTCTTTTGAAATCTTGAAGTATACTCATATCTCAATTATACAGTAGAATAATTTGATTGTCAATTATTATCTATTTATACTATATCAACCCTGCGTCTTTCATCGCTTTTTGATCTATGACGGTTACGGTTTCTTCTGGGTGATATTTCTTCATTCTTTTTAACTTAGTCTTAGACTTACTATCCATCCAGCCCTTCACTTCATGGTATTCATGTTTGCCGCCATTGAAGTAAATTTTAAAATCGGGGGTGTATGATCTGACCCCTCTTTTGATCTTTTCGAACCAGAATGTGTCCTCTTCATATGTCCAATCTTTTATAGCCTTACCTTTTTTAAGCATTTCTAAAAAAGTAGCATATTTCATTTCCCAGCCAGACCTAAAATAATATCTTTTGTCAGTACCGAACTCTACCCACCCCTTTACGGTGTGGCTATATTTATCTGGGTTTGATTTTATTCTTTCTATCATTTTTTTCTAATAACGATGTTATATATTTTAGTGGCATAGGCCCTCTTTAATTTAGATTATTCTTTATCTATCTTATCCGGGTCTTCAGTGTTTTCATTTAATACCAGCACTTCGGTTGCAAAGTCTGAAAGAAAATCTATTATTGTGTTTTTATTATCTATCATAATTGTAGTATACCATTATTGTTTATACGGCAATGATACCGCCCCTGGAAATACCTGTTGTACGGGTGTTGGTATAGGCACCGGTGTCGGGTCACGAAGTTTAGTGCTATTAAACTCTAGGTAGATTGTATCAATATCTCTCTGGGATTGTTCACCCCAGTTTGGTGTGCGGTCGCTCAATTTACCACGGTTTCTATTCTTGTCGATAAGAATACCCATTTGATTAGTCTCTGCATCACGATTAACGAGTAGAACAATATCTGAATCTTGTGCAATTAAAGATGAGCCACGCAAAGCCTCTCCCGACAGTTCTTCGCCTGCTTGCATCTTTCTGATATGAGAAATAAGAATAATAGGTATCTTGTGACGAATTGCATTCTTCTTGAATGTCATTGTTATCTTGCCTAGTTCTTCTGCCGCATTCTTAATGTCTCTAGCGAAATAATGCAAATGGTCTATTACGACAATATCTACTTCTAGTTCTTCTCTCGCATTAGCAATTAGACCATCAATATCTTTCCAGTCAAGTTCGTCATTTTCTTGAAAGATTGTATTTGCGGCGACTATATTGAATTCTTCTGTGTCTGGGCCCCCATTAATAAACATATATCTCGAAGTGAGTTCAGCCTTAGTCATCTCTAGCGTGACAAACAGCACACGCCCGCCATACTTCGCTATATTATTACAGATACTCATAGACAATAATGTCTTACCTTTTGATGTTGGGCCAGCTACAACTATCAATTCCCCTTCAACCAAACCTAAAGTAAGTTTATCTATAGAGGCAAACCCTGTACTAAGCCCCTGAACTTTACCACGATTCTTGTACCTGTCTTGAGCTTCGTCTACATAATCTATCATCGAAGCAACTTGGTACTTGTTTTGTTTACCGCCTATTCTATTAACTTCCGCTATTTTTTCTTGAAATTTTGCTAATGTCTCGTCAAGAGTTGACCCATTCTTAGATACGTTTGCAATCTCTTCAATGGCTTTCGTAACCTTGCGTTTAGCTGAATCTTCCATTACTAACTTTGCATATGTTAAAGCTCGTATAGATGTAGGTACTAGGCTGGTCATATTTACAAGGTGAGAGGCACCACCGATAGTATCTAATAGATTATTGTCCTTCAGTTTATCTACAATCGTAACCAAATCAACTTCGACGCCGTTATCGTTAAGCTCTTCCATGGCGCTGAATATCAACTTGTTGTGTTGATCATAAAAATCATCACTAGTAATTAGCTCGCGAATTTTCTTTAGTTTAGCGCTGTCTATTAGTACGCAGCCGAGTACAGATGCTTCTGCTTCATAGTTGTACGATTCATGTTCTTGGTTCATTCACCAGCCCCACAGATTTCGGTGAATTTTTTTCTAACCATTAGAACATACCTTTCTTTTTCTTGTCTTCTTGATCTTCACTCCACGAAGCCGCCTTATCGGGCCTTAATAGATAATCAACATTACCATATCTTTTTTTACTATCATTAACTCCCTGTAGAAAGTCATTCTCGCCAATATTCTTTGCCGCTTTTAGCAAAAGTTCTTCTGTCATTCGGTGCTTGCCTAGAAGCTCACCTAGCTTTTTTTCTCTTGAAAGAGAAAACACTGTCTTGCCTTTGCCGCCTGTTAACTTGTGCAATTTTTCAAACAGCTCTAATAGTTCAGCTTTTGGCTCGTTATTTTTAACCCTCTTTTCTTTGGGTATCATATTCAAAAGAAGCTCGTGTAAAGAATCCTCTTCTAATACTATAATATCCGAGTTGTTCATCTTAACCCTGGTTCCGTCTATTGTTGAAATGTTTTGTGTATTTATTAGTACTGGTTTGCCGAACGAAAATGTTGATAGTTTTATAAGCATATTACCTCTTTCGCCTTTAATTATAGCACAGATGTTTATAAAAAACAATAGCAATCTTTTACAATATTCTGGACGAACCGTCCAAAAAGTAGTATTGACAGATTTTATGTTGATAGTCTATAATTAGAAAGTACTACAAAGCACTTTTACACGAATCTGGGAAATTACTCCACGATTTTAAACAAAAATTAGTAACTGTTGGTTGATTAAATCTATCTACGCTCTGACACGCCTGTCAACGTGGTGCCTGATACCCGAAAGGGTCAAAACCTTAGTCCTATAGCCGAGCGCGAAAGTGGAGGCAGGGCGATCAACACACAGAATAAACAGAAGGTACACGAAACGTAGAAAGTTCTTCCGCGGCGTTGCTATAGTGTAAAAGCTTACAATCTCCTAGACTGATGGTATATCAGGCTATAGTGGCTCTATTTTCAAAAATAATAAAAAAAGTACTTGACATTAGAATTATGTGTGTTATTATTAATGTAAACCTTAGAAAGGATTAAATGAGAGAATTACAGGAAGTCAGAAAGCCTAAGATACTAGCCTATGACATAGAATGTACCGGATTACTCGGTTATTCATATGGAACCTATCAAGTAAATGTACATAAAATTATAGAGCAACCAATTCTGCTCAGCTTTTCATATGCATGGTATGAAAACGGCAAGAAACCTAAAATAAAATGTAGAACACTAGCAGACACCTCAACTTATAAAAAAGAACCCAAAAATGACGCACTATTAGCCAAGGAACTTTGGGATCTATTCGAAGAAGCTGACGTTACTCTGGGCCATAATTCTAAATCTTTTGATGATAAGATGTCAACTATGTTTTTCTTAAAGAACTCTTTGCCGCCAGTGCCGCCCCACAAACAATTAGATACTATGAGAATGGCTCAAAGTATTGGTAAGTGGCCCTCAAAGTCATTAAACAATCTGAGTGATTTCTTCGGCATAGGCAGTAAAACTACAACTACGCACGCAGACCTATGGTGGGATTCTATAAACGGTGGCAAAGAAGGTCAAAAAGCTATGAAAAAAATGGCTGCATATAATAACCAAGATGTCGTATTAACAATCAAACTGTATGAAATACTGCGACCATACTATCGAAGTCACCCAGTTCTTTCTAGAATATCTGGTGAATGGGATGCTTGCCCTAAATGTGGTAGTTATGATTACCGAATCAAATCTTATCGTGTATCAAATGTTTCGAGACACCACCAGTATCTCTGCAATAGCTGTAACGGCTACTTCAGCGACAGAAAAGCGATAACAGAAAAAGAAGGAGATATAAAACCATCCTTCGTTAATGTATAAGGTGTGCTATTATTAATACAAACATTGAAAAGAGTCAAATGAAAGAATTACAAAAAATCAGTACGTCGATAGTGTCACTAAATGAGGGCGCTAAATTAAGCCTGGCAAAAGCCCTAAGCAAACCACAGACTCAACAACAAAAAGAATCCATCAAGAAATCAACCGGCGTATACACTCAATATACTGAAAAACGAAAAAACCCAAAAATAATCAATAGAGGAAAAATAACCTACTACATATATGATGAAAAAGTGGTGGTCTCAGTTGGTTGTGAACAATACATATCATATAACCAATATGATAACTGGAACAGGCAGGGAATAAATCAATTTATCGATAAATTGAAAAAATCAGAAGATGGCGAATACGCTAATGTCATAGATCAAATGTCGTTAGCAGTGCGATGCGGTATAAGAGGTTCGAGTACAACTAAACCGAAAGAGGTAGAATTATGAAAAAAGTAACTGTTGCGTTTCTTGGTAATTTCGGTGTTGAATATTCAAGCGAAAACCACCACGCTAAAAGCATAGAGGCACTAGGGCATGAAGTTATAAAGTTGCAAGAAGGCGTGGCTAGTGATACAGAAATTTACGAAAAGGCAAAAAATGCCGATATTCTAGTTTGGGTACACACCCACGGATGGCAGACACCAGGCGATATTATAAGTACAATTAAGCAATTAAAAGTCGATGGTGTCAAGATAATTAGTTACCACCTAGATTTGTGGTTCGGCATAGAGCGGCATCACGACCTAGAAGATGACCCGTTCTATAAACAGCTAGACTACTTCTTTGCTACCGACAGAAAGATGTGCGACTGGTTCACAGAGAATACCGACGTTAAGGGTTTTTACCTACCGGCTGGTGTTTATGAGCCTGAATGCTATATTGCCAATAAGGTTATACACCAATATGATACAAACAGGGGTAATGATGTTATATTTGTTGGCAGTAAAGGTTATCATCCGGAATGGCCATACCGACCACAGCTGATAAACTGGCTGAGAGATCAATATGGAAGTAGGTTTACTCATGTTGGTGGGGACGGTGATACAGGAACAGTTAGGGGGGATCTACTCAATCATATGTACGCTCATAGCGAAATAGCTATCGGAGATTCTCTTTGCTTGAACTTTAACTACCCGTCTTACTGGTCTGACCGAGTATATGAGACACTTGGGCGCGGTGGTTTTATGATTCACCCATACATAGAAGGCATGGAAGAACACTTTACAGATAAAGAGCACCTAGTATTCTACAAGTTTGGTGATTTTGATCAGTTGAAGTACTTGATTGAATATTATTTATACAACACAGAAGAACGCGAGAAGATACGCCTTGCAGGGCACGAACACGTTAAGAAAAACCACACATACAAGAATAGGTGGGCAACAATATTAAAGGAGATAGGGTTATGATAAAAATGGTAAAAGCAAAACTAAATCAGAGATGGAACTTAGTATTACCAAGCCATCGTGCGGCTCGCCCGGAGTGGTTAGAGCTTGATGGTTGGGAGGGCCCAAGACTTTTATCTATGAGTAAGAATATCGGTAAGGGTGATGTAGTCTATTATGTTGGTGCTGAACTTGGAGAGATGGCAGCACTCTGCCAATCATGGGGTGCCGAAACAGTGTTATTCGAGCCGAACCATTCAGCATGGCCGTCTATTAAAAAAACTTATGAAGCTAATAATATGAAACCATTAGCGTGCTTTGCCGGTTTCGCATCTAACGTACATAAACCTATACCATCTGACCCCGATACTGGTTTACTGGAAGGTGCCGGTTGGGTTATAGGCAGCGATGGTTGGCCACTATCATCGCATGGTGATATTATTGAAGCCCACGGTTTCAGTGAACTATATCAGGAGGCAGATGGGTTGCCACAATTCAAGATTGACGACCTAGTTAGTGCCGGCTTAAAACCACCGACAGTCATCACGTTCGACTGTGAAGGTAGCGACTGGGAGGTACTAAAGGGTGCCGAACAAACACTTATTAAATACAAGCCTAAAATATGGGCTTCAATTCATCCTGAGTTCATGTTTCACCAATACGGAGAATATTCAAGGGATTTCAGAAACTGGATTATTGACCACGGCTACAAAGAAACCTACTTAGAGTACGCCCACGAATTGCATTGCTACTATGAGTCAATCTAAATTCAATATTTGCGGGGCGGGTCACACGATGCATGACACGGAGCTTATAGGTACAACCATCGGCAATATGTGGATTTTTAAGTATTTACAGTACGCAGGTCAAGCTGGGATATATTGTACTGGGCAAGATGTACTTTCGCAAGCTATTGCGCTACAGGGTTCTTGGGAGGATAGGGATACTGCCGTTATGAAGCCAATACTCGAAAATGGCGATCATAATAGTTTATTTATAGACGTCGGTAGCCACATAGGGTGGTATACGGTAATGGCTGCGAAATTAGGATATAATGTGGTGGCAATTGACGGCGACGCTGAAAATCTAAGAGTTTTAGAAATGAACTTAATAGAAAATAACATAGTAGACTTAGTAGAAATCAGACATGAATGGATGGATGAGACTACTGAGCTGCAATTTAATCAAGATATAGAGCTACTCAAGATCGATATTGAGGGTAATGAAAGACACGTTATTAATGCCCTCGAGGGTATGATAGAAAATAATCAGATTAAGCATATATATCTTGAGGTGTCGCCGGAGTTTAACGATACATACCCAGCCCTTATGAGTAAGCTGTCTAATAAATACGATGTTTATTACGATGATGGAAGACCCTTTGATAATAACTACTCAAACGGACAGATTAATCTATTATGTAAATTGAGGAAATAAATAATGAATGCATACTTTTTATCACTTAAAAGCGAAACACCAAACCGAGACTACTGGGACTATGGTTTCTTAGATGACTATATAAACGGTCGGCTATGGAAAACATACGAATGGGTTGACTACGAGCAACTAGAGGTAATGAAACTTCCTAAAGATAGCAAAGCCATAGTAGTTGTTCCCGCGAGACATCATGCAGGACTAGAAGAAAAGATAAATAAAGAACTACAGAATATTGATAAAGTAGTTTTGTTCTTGATGGGTGACGAAGAAGCTAGTTTCGACGTAGAAAAAATAAAACACCCCGATATTAGTATCTGGGTACAAAACGCACATCCAGGCAAGCATGATAAGTATAACCGTATAGGTACTGGTTACCCGCAAGCTATAAGACAATTAGACGGTACGCCCTATAAAAAAGACCTAGATGTATATTTCAGTGGTCAGATTACCCACCCTAAACGTGCTGATATGTGGGCCTCTCTTAAAGATTACCCGGGTTCAATTATGAATAAGACTGGTGGATTCACGCAAGGTGCTACCCCAGAAATATATTACAAATATATGAGCAGAGCAAAAGTAGTGCCGTCACCGGCTGGTGCAGTTATACCAGATAGCTTTAGAACTTTTGAGGCTATGGAGTGCATGGCAATACCTGTAGCAGACGATAAAAACTCGTTAGAAACAATAAGCAACTACTGGGACTGGTTATTTAATGATATTACACCTTTTCCTAGAATACAAAATCCCGAAGCTTGGCCTTTTATTGTTGCACAAAGTGTCTACATCTACAATGAATTAATACAAAAACAAACCGCGTGGTGGATTAAATATAAAAGAGATTTTGCATATAAAATAAAGGAGCAACTACAATGATAACTGTTATACTCGTTTCTAGCGTGTTGCCTACCCACCCAGACACGTCAATTATAGACGAAACCTATGCTAGCATAAGACACCACTTGCCTGATGCTGAAATTATTCTACAGCTTGATGGCATAAGAGAAGAGCAAGAAGATCGTAAGGCCGACTATGATGAATACAAGAAAATAATACTTTGGAAATGTCTACACGAGTGGACTAATGTCCTGCCGGTTGTATTTGAAGAATTCTCGCACCAAAGCAATATGATGAAAGCCACCATAGATATGGTAAAAACTCCATTAATACTATACATGGAAGGGGACTGCCCGTTAGTCACTGATTGCGAGATAGACTGGCAAGCATGTACGTCGCTAATAACTAGCGGTGAAGCCAACACTATCCGGTTTCATTTTGAAGCTTCTATACTAAAGCCACACGAGCATTTAATGATAGCAAGGCACGGAAATTTCTTGCAGACGATTCAGTGGTCTCAGCGCCCCCACTTGTCAAGTACTATCTACTATAAGGATACAGTATTACCGACAGTATCAGACAAGCTGTTTATAGAGGACACGTTCCACGGTCTCGTACAAGATGATTATAGTACTAGTGGATTATTAGGCTGGTACAAGCACCGTTTGTGGATATATCACCCAGACGGTAACATTAAACGAAGCCACACCTTAGACGGCAGGGCGGGCGGTAAGAAGTTTACGTCTGACGATGAAGTATGGGCGACAGGATGAGACTTACCGTAATAGCACGGGCAGACTTAACCGGGCTCGGAGTGCAGAGTCGCAACTGGGTGCGTCTTTTAGATCCTCACAAAGTAGTTGTGATAAACTCTAGGCCGTTCAACAATAATGAGCAACATTTTGAGTGGTACGCACACAGGCCCAATGCTTTTGTAGTTGACGGTTTTATACAATATGATCAAATTAACTCTATCTTAAACGATACAGATGTTCTTTTAACTTTTGAGGCTGTATATAATTATGCAATTATTTCTGCCGCACGAGAGAGGGGAATTAAAACAATAATACAAAATAACTGGGAGTTCACAGATTATCTTCGCCAACCAGATCTTCCGTTCCCTGACTTATTGGTTAATCATTCGTATTGGCACCTAGACGAGCAGAAAAGACTATGGCCCGACATAACAGAATATTGTGCGACGCCCCTTTTTATAGAAGACTATGACTCTATAATGCTTCAGAATATGAATCGTGACCCCTCTAAGCGTCGCTTCTTACATATTGCAGGTCGAAAGACATATGAAGAACGTAATGGGACTAATGACTTAGTAGCGGCGGTAAGTCTTATACCCCCAGAGTATGATTTTGAGTTAGTAATAAAAGCGCAGAACGCAGATGTGCCAGATATGGGTGATCCGCGTATAGTGATTGATCGTAGCTCGCCGGAAGATGAAAAAGAATTATACCGCGATTTCGATGCTATGATTATGCCACGTCGTTATGGCGGCGCTTGTTTGCCGATGAATGAAGCCCTTGCCTCTGGCCTGCCTGTTATTATGACTGACATAGACCCCAACAATAAAGTATTACCTAAAGACTGGCTTGTTGAGGCAGACAGAACGGGTGAATTTTTTACTCGCACTGTCATAGATTTATTCTCTGTTAATAGGCAAGCTCTCGCTAACAAAATAGTTGAGTTCATACTTTTAGAAGGCAATGAAAACAAACTACGAGCTAGAGAGATAGCAATAAAAGAATACTCTAGCGAATCCGTAAAAGAAAAATGGGCTTTACTTATGTCTAAATTAGGGGTATAATGAGTATATGAAAACAGTAAACAGCAAGATAATATTCAGCGCCACAATTGAACTTACTAATCAGATAATAGATGAATCTATGAATGAAAGCTATATAGAGCATAAGAAAAAAGATATGGCTCACCAATTAGGCCTTCAGATAGTAGGGGAAAAAGGTTGGGAAGTAGAGGTAGTTGAAGATCGTACTTTACTTGATATAAGATTATATGTATTCACACCGCAAGAACTAAAAGACTTTATTGATATAAAGCTTCAGCATAAGCTAGAAAAGATGGGTATTACAGATTAAAAATTTAGCAATAGGTGATTTGCACACCAAGTCATGGATAATAGAAGAGGTAGAAAAGCTCGTAGATAATTACGACGCAGTTGTATTTGTCGGCGATTACGCAGACAACTGGAACACGGGCCCTGGTCAGACTATGGCTACATGGCGATTGTTAAAAATGTTTATGGATTCAAACCCTACTGTTCATGCAGTTATAGGTAATCACGATTATGCCTACATACACCCAGAGATAGCGGGTAGGTCTAGCGGCTGGAACCCGATAACCTATCAATTGATAAATGCCCCCGAGAACAAGAAGATTAAAGACTGGTTACTATCACTACCGGTTATTCTTGAGCTAGACGGTGTAAGCTACTCGCATGCTGGTATAACCGAACAGTGGAATGGCGAGCTAGATGTTTCAAGCCTATGGAACGATCAAAGCCCTATATGGGCTAGGCCGCGAGAGTTCGGGGGTTTTGTCACTTATAAAAATATTAAACAAGTTATAGGCCATAACTGTAGTGAAAAAATTTGGCAACCGCAAGAAGGGGTATGGTGTATTGATACGTTCTCAGAGCACCAAGATAACACGCCAGTGGGTGACCAGACTATACTAGAAGTGACAGACGGTAAAGAATTTTTACCAATAAAACTAAAAGAAACACAAAATGAAGATAATAGCAATACTGCCGATTTCAAGACTACAGTATCTTGATAGGGTTATAGACTCGTTAATAGCGCAAACCCATAAAGTTCAAGGCTTAATAGTTGTACTCGATCTTGCTGACGATGAGTATTTAGAGGCTAGAAATAAAATTGTTGGTTTAGGCTTTGATCAGGTTTTATGCGTTAAGTCTAACAACCTCGCCCCAGTACATTCAGTACCTGAACGCCGTGAACATATTACCAATATACACAATCAATTTAGAGGTTTGATTGGTGAAGCAGATTGGGTATTCAGCATGGAAGACGATAGTATAATACCATCAGACGCACTAGAGCGTTTAATAAACGTAACAAGAACCGAAGAAAAAGTTGGAATGGCAACAGGTGTCGAGCTCGGTCGATGGGGTGTACAGTATGTTGGTGCTTGGACGGTTGACGACATAGAAAATGTACAATTAATAACGTCGGTTGAAAATCGCATTCTAGAAACCTCACTAGTACAAGAGATTGATGCTTGCGGTCTCTACTGTGGCTTGATACGTGCAGACCTATATAAAGAGCATGAGTTCTTTACTTATAACGGTTTAGGGCCAGATGTTAACCTAGGGCTATTTATAAGAAATAAAGGTTTCAACAATTATATAGCATGGGGCATACCCGTAATTCACCTAACTAACTCTATGAGAGAAGAAATAGAGATAACACCGTTCAGCCAGTCTCGTATTGTTACTTTAAGCTTGTTATCTGAGAGCACTTGGCAAGCTTCTTCAAATTAGTGTTGACATTTGCCCTATAAGCAAGTATAATTAAGTTATGACATATAACCAAGAAATAGACGAGCCAGCCGAGTTCGTCACTAAAGATAGCGGCGAAAGAGAAGAGTTTGAGACCGGCAGCCGTAGGGATACGCAAAACGGCAAGCCAAGATATGACTTAATACCAACAGGCCCACTTACTAGAGTGGCGCATCTATACGCTAGAGGTGCCGAGAAGTACGACGACTGGAACTGGGTTAAGGGCCAGCCAATGAGTCGAGTTTATGCATCTATGTTTAGGCATATGATTGCGTGGCGAGATGGTGACAAATCGGAAGATCACCTTGCGGCAGTAGCGTGGAATGCTTTTGCATTAATGCACTTCGAAGATAACAAACCAGAGTTAAATGATTTGGAGATAATATGATATTTAGAGTGACAATGAAAGATACGGATGTTCTAGACGACGGAATCGATGAGGCGCTTGATAAGTGGTTTTTGACGAGTGGTTTACCAGAAGACGAGCAAGAGGAGATTCGTGAGATACGTCACGAAAAAGCATCAGACGTTGCAGGCCAGTGGTTTAGGTATGGTGAGTATTTAACTGTAGAAATAGATACAGAAAAAGAAACAATAAAGGTAATACGAAATGAAGTTTAAAGAATTAGAGAACAAGAATTATGCAGCGACCATAGTAAGAATTGATAGTCTGCACCCACTAGAGAATAGTGATAATCTCATCGGTACACCGCTTCTAGGTATGCAAGCTGTCGTTTCAAAAGACACGGAAGTGGGCACGATAGGCGTTGTTTTCGTAGCCGAGACTCAGTTGAGTGAAGAATACACAGCTAGAAATAACCTATTTCGTCACCACGAGTTTAATGAAGATAAAGACAAGACTGGCTTCATAGAAGATAATCGTCGAGTGAAGGCTATTAAGTTGCGTGGCAGTAATTCTAACGCGTTATTTATGCCGCTTTCGTCTTTGGCTTATACAAAAGTTGACCTTAGCGAATTCAAGATAGGTGATGCATTTGAAGAGTTAAACGGCTATGAGATTTGTAAGAAGTATCAAGTCAAATCTAAGTCTTACCCGACCCATGAAAAAAATAAGCATAAAGTGTTCACCCGTGTCGATGAAAGAATGTTTCCGCGACATTATGATACTGACCAGTATTACAGAGTTCTTGATACATTTAAGCCCTACACCGAGATTATTGTTACCCAAAAACTACACGGTACATTACTAAGGTTCTCAAATATTCCGGTTAAGCGTAAACTTTCACTAGCCGAAAAATGGGTGTCTAAACTAGGTGTTAAAGTACAGCAAGAAGAATATGCTCATATCTATGGGTCTAATCGTGTTATTAAAGATGCTAACAATAATAACCAAAGACATTTCTATGAACACGATATATGGACAGAAGCAGCTAAAAGATTTGACGATATGATTCCTGAAAACTTTGTTGTTTATGGTGAGTTAATCGGCTGGACACCAGACGGTGCCCCTATTCAAAAGAACTATACATACCATGTGCCTCACCCGACTAACGAACTATACGTCTACCGAGTTGCTCAGATTAATGGGCAAGGTATCATGACCGACTTAAGTTGGGATCAGTTGAAAGAGTTCTGTAGAGATAGGGGTATGAAGCACGTACCAGAACTATGGCGTGGTAAACACCAAGACTTCAGCCCAGAAGAATGGCTAGACACAAACTATAGCGAGAAGTTGCATGGTGGTTATCCACAGGCAGTACCGCTAGACAAAGAGAGCCCGTGCGAAGAGGGTATATGCATAAGAGTTGAAGGTCTAGCACCCTATATAGCAAAATTAAAATCACCAGAATTTTTCGCCCATGAAACAAAAATGATGGACGAAGAGGTACTGGACATAGAAGAAGAAAGCAAGGTAGAGTGAAATATAACGTAAAATTTTACCTAAATTCAGGGCTTGTGTATGAAATGGAGACAGACGACCATAGGAACTATCAAAAAATATTAAAGAAAAAGAGTAACGTTCTCCAGATTTTCTCGAAAGAAAACGAAGTTAAATATATCCCAGTCTCTAATATACAACTTCTCGAAGTTAAAGAGAACGATACGCTTAAAAGAAAAGAAAAACAAAATGAACAATCAAGTTAAAGTTATAATCACCAGAGGCTTACCCGCTTCTGGTAAAAGCACCTATGCCCGCGAGTGGGTTTCAGAAGATACTTCTAGTAGGGTTTGTATAGAAAAAGATATAATCAGAAAAAATGCCAGCCTATTTAAGGACGGCGTTTATACGCATAAGCGTGGTGATGAATCAATAGTAATAAGAGAAAGAGATAAACTCATAAACCAATCTTTACAAGATGGCAAAAGTGTTATATCATCTGATACTAACCTATTGCAGAAACACATTGCACAAATATCTTCTATTGCTAGAAAATATAATGCCGAGATAGAGGTTGTAAGTTTCTTAGACGTACCATTGAAAGAGCTTATTGATAGAGATAAGAATAGGCAAAACTCAGTTGGAGAACAAGTGATTCGTAAGATGTTTCACGAACAAGTTAAGAAGATGCCAACCTTCTTGAAGTTTGACCCGAAGTTGCCAAATTGTGTTATTAGTGATTTGGATGGTACTCTGACCCTTGGCCCAAAAGATCGCTCGCCCTATGAGTGGGCAAAAGTAGGTAATGATGACCTTAACTTAGGTATATCACATATACTAGACGGCGTCAAAATTATAGACTATGCAAAGATATTTATATTCAGTGGTAGAAACGCTGTATGTCGCCCACAGACAGAAGATTGGTTAGAGCGTAATGATATTGAGTATGACTTACTAGCAATGAGGCCACAGTTCTTAGAAGACGGTAAAACAGAAAACAACTTGTCAGATGAGATAATTAAAGCCGACATGATTGAAAAACATATTCGCGGGAAATACAACATTCTTCTATGGTTTGATGACAGAATTAGAATTTCTACTATGCTTAGAGACGTCTACGGAATTAACGTCGCACAGCTTGGGGATACTCGTTTCGAATTTTAAGTTGACAATTCAATAAAACTGGTGTAGAATTAAAGTATGAATACAATACAATATATAGTAGTTAATAAAGATTTAAAAATGTCAGCAGGCAAAGCTATGGCACAGGTTGCTCATGCAATAATGCACTCGGCAGCATCAAAAAATTTCAACAACTATCTCGATGCGAAACAGCGAACAGTGATAGTTCTAGAGGGAACGGGCACTCAGATATTAAACCTATTTAAGTATCTGATCCTTAGAGATATAGGCGCTAATTACGTCATAGACGAAGGTATTAACGAAATACCCACAATGTCTGTTACTGCTCTCGCGACAGATGTTTTAGATATTGAAGATAAGGATACACGATACATCTTTCGGGGCTTCAAGCTATACAAGCATGGCAGGTTTCAAAGATGAAATACATATACGTATTAATAGACAAAGAAACGGATGGTTTCTGGGCAAATACCAAGAACTATCACCGTAAGCGTGCTATTCAGGCATATACTAGTGAAGCTAGGGCTCTTGCTGCATTGTCAAACTTCTGGCCCAAAGTCGAGCCAAATACAGTCGTCGTAAAGAAATTCAGAAGGATTACAGAATGAATGAAGATATGGCATCGGAAAAAATAGTAATATTTTGGCGTTTTGGGTATTTTAAACTATTTGACAGTAGGGGTAACCAGGTAAACGACAGGTTCGTATTAACTGAGGATTATGATTGGGCAAGAATATTTTGGCGCTTCTATTATAGGGAGGCATATTATGAATAAAATAACAGTAATTACTTTTGGTATATTTCTATTTGGTATGAATGTATATTTAGCACTAAATTCAAGTCTAGATTGGTGGACCGTGTTAGGCACCTCGTCTTCCGCTTTTATGGTTGGTTTTGGGTGGGGCAAAAAATAATGAAACCTAAATCTATAATACTAGAAGGCATAACCGGTTCTAAGGCTTATGGTCTAGACACCGAGAAATCAGATACCGATATTAAGGGTATATATTTATTGCCGACTGCAAAAGTATTAGAGATGGGTTTCGATTTACAGCACACAACAGTTGACAATGTAGACCCTGACTGGGTTTATCATGAAACTGCTAAATTTATGAAGCTTGTAGTGGGTGGCAACCCAACCGTAACTGAACTTCTGTATTTAAATGATTATACGATAATGACACCAATAGGTCAAATATTAGTAGACAATAGAGACGCATTTTTGTCAACTAAAGCAGTTATGAACGCTTATCGTGGTTACGCATTCTCACAGGCTAAGAAGTTAAACAACCGCACAGAGCAGGGTCTTGATGGTTATGACAGTTCACTTAAGAACCGTTTCTCTAAGCATACGAGACATCTTTGGAGGTTATTAGAACAAGCAGAACAGCTACTTACCACTGGTACTCTGAGTGTTAAGCTAACTCAAAAACAACGTGAAGAATGCTTTGCTCTTGGTGAAAAAAGTGCTAGCGAAGTTGTAGATTATTTTATAGAAAAAGATAAATATGTATCAGAGCTATCGAGTGTATTGCCAGATAAGCCAGATATTGAAAAACTTAATAACATTCTATACAATATTAGAATGAATAACTACGACGAGATAGAATTATAATGTCATACAATAACTGGAAAATGATGGATAAGATAGATGTTGCGGTGAGAACTGGCGATAATAGTTATCGTGGGTTTACTGGCTACATCGTACCTCATGGCGACAAAGAATCTCTTGAAAAGGCTAAAGACTGGGCAAGAAACCAAACATGGGATGACGAACTTCGTAAGCATCTAACAGTACATGAACCAGATGTTCACACCTTTGACAACGAAGGCTTTACGGCAAAGATCCTTCAATCAGCCGGTGGCTCGTCACAGGGTGGAAGATTGTCTTTCTGGGCGTGTGAAGTAGAAAAAGACGGTATCAAGTTCACTATCGGTGTAAATGATGCAGTTCTAGCTGACTTAATCAGGTCAAGCGATATGTCAAATGGTCTAGTTAAGCAGAAAGTTATGTTTGCTCGTAGGGCAGGTCAACCAGGACTCATACACGAAGGTATGCAATCTTACCAAGATGCAACAGCAGACATGGCCCATAAAGCAACCATGAAAGCCGCCAAGAAAACCTCTAAGTGGGAAATTGGTGGAGTGTATTCATCTATAACCCAGACTGCTATATGTCTTGGTGAAGTATTTGATTCCATGGAAGAATATACAGTTCAAAATAATACTTGGCGGTACGGTAGAACTGAAACAAAATTTCGCAAGCGTGATGTGCCAGTTAAGACTTTAGCTTGGGTTCACATATATAACCCTGAAAATGGCCTGCCGAAAGACTTTAACGAGCTGATGAATAAAAAACTAGAAGATAAAAGATATGTATATTTTTACACTGGTAAGCCGCCGGCACGCGCCAAGACAGGGCAACTAGAAGTCAAAGACACCGATATGAAGCTACTTGATAAGGTTTTATCTTTACGTAGAGAGAGTGTGAACTATGGTGAAGTAGAGATTACTAAGCGCTTTGCGAGGAAATTAAATGTCTAAATATAAACCTTGGTTCTTTGTAGATGTTGAAGCAAGAGGAACTTCTCCTGTTAATGGTACTATGACAGAATTTGGTATTGTTCACTATGATACCAAAGAAACATTTCATGGTATTCTTTATGAAGGTACGCCAGACCCAGAAAACCCAGCAAAACCAATCGTAGGTCAGAGAGTCAACGCCACAGGAACAGTTGTGCTAGATTTAAACGACTGGCTAGCTAGCTTCATCGGTCACGGCAATGCGACAATGATTTCAGACAACCCAGCGTATGACTTTATGTGGATCGCAGGAATGTATGATGAAGTTGGTCTAGAAAACCGATTTGGTCACTCAGCTCGAAGAATAAGCGACTTTTACGCTGGTGTACAACTAAAATGGGGCGACACACAGGGCTGGAAACGTTACAGAGAAACACCACACGATCATAACCCTGTTAATGATGCAATGGGTAATGTAGAAGCATTTATGAGAATAGAAGAAATAGTAGCAGAAAAGAAAAGAGAAGCTAAATGAAATACGCGTTTCCACCAAAAACACTGTATGATACCCTGTGCACACCAAAGATGTATAAAAAGTACCCCGGTTCGCCAACGTGGGCTTATGATGGGCAGTTTATATGGATAGTTCAATGACACCTAAAAGATACAAAGCAACGACTCTACCCCCAGAGACACCAGACCCTTTCATGGGCTTTAAGACTTTTACCATTAAGGGTTACTATGTTAAGCACGTTTACGCAACCCCCCACCCAATAAGTACTAAAGAAAAAGATGATCGGTTTGTTGCAGAACATACTAAACATTACATTATGTCTGACGGCTTCTCTGACTGGGGTTTACCACGAGAGCTAGAGGTACACGAAATAGATATTAATACTTTAGAGGAATGTATAGAGTCAACAAATGGATGACAAAACCAACGAAACGGAAGATTTTCCAGTTACCCTCGCTTTTGGGCAGGGCATTGAAGATATTATAGGTCAAATCACTCTATCTAAAAAAGCACTAGATATAATAAAGGCCGCACCGCAAATGTGCGAATTTGCAATAGCATTCACAGGAGACGTTAACCAAGATGGAACATACAGTAACGGAAAGTTGCTTGAAGTTTCGCTAGTAATAAGGAAAGAACAATGGATAAAGCACTAAACATTCAAAAAGAAGTACAACGTATTCTCGGCACCGAAGAGGTATATCTTGTTGGTGGTTCAGTTCGTGACTTAGTTATGGGTAATGAACCTAAAGACTATGACTTCACTACCTCAATGCTACCCGAAGAAATGGTAGAGAAAGTTAAGGCTGCCGGTCGTCGTGTTTATACTATCGGCGAGAAGTTTGGCACTATTGGGTTCAAAGTGCCAGTGGTCGTAGGTTATGAATTAGAAGATACGGAGTCGATTTACGCAGAAGAGGCTAAGTACAAGAACATAGTCGAATATGAGTATGTAGAAGTCACTACGTTCAGAAGCGAAGTTTATACAAGTAAATCACGCAAACCTGAAGTTGAGTTTGTTACGAGTCTAGATGAAGACCTTAAGCGACGTGACTTTACAATGAATGCTATGGTTCTTAGAAGCGATGGTACTATATACGATCCTTTCGGTGGCAAACTAGATATTCATAAGAAACAAATAATCACAGTCGGTATGCCAAAAGATAGGATTCTAGAAGACTCACTTCGTATCCTCCGTGCTGCACGGTTCGCCGCAAGATACAATTTTTCAATCGACCCTAACTTCATAGGTAAGGCAAGGCAACTAGCAGACCGTATCTTTGATGTATCTGTTGAGAGATGGGTGCAAGAGCTAGATAAACTTCTGGCATCAAAACACACCTTAAAAGGGCTTGAATCCTTATACGAGATGGGTGTTTTTCAAAGAATATTCCCCGAGATTATATCGGTACCAAATCTGTTGCTGAAGACACCAGATGTAGATGATGTCTGGAATGACCTACTGCGCAACGTTCATGTACCTGCACAAATTAAAGAACCAACAAGAACAAGAAAGCACATCAACGCTGGCATATGTGCAAGATTTAAGTTTAGTAATGATCGATGTGATGTGATACTTGACAAACAAAAGAAAAAGGAGTAATATAATAATATGGTACCGGAAGAAGATATAAGAAAATTAAGTAAAGACTATAAACCAAACAGGGCTGAACGGCGTAAAAAACCGATAAACAGCCCTTGGTTCACTAAAGCGACTCACAGTTTTAGTAAATTGAGAAGAAAAAGCGCGAAAAGCAAGCAACAACGTAAAAAAGAAACCGCAAAAGCCCTAAAAGAGCACAGACAATCACTCAATACTGTAGTATCGTGATAACTAAGTAATAATATTGAAATTAAGATAATTAAAACCAAGGATGTTCAATGATTAAAAGTAAAATAACAGCGACAGAAGAACTTAAAGAGCTAGAGAAGCTAACAAAAAAAGTTATACGCAAGTCACTAAAAGACAATACTTTAGATTTTACGTGTCAAATAACTAGGTCTAGTATCGATCCGGGTAAGACTAAGTATGCAACACTAATCACATCCCCTTCTTACGCCGTACAGCCCATAAGCTTTATCTTTGATAGCTATGAAATGCTAAGGGCAGCCCTAGAACATGCAGAGAAAGAAATTAACAAGAAACAAGTCGAGCTCACCTTTCACGAGTCTAGGATTACCACCTATAAAAACAAGATTCAACAGCACGAAGAGCGCATGAAACAATTAAATGACCCAGAATATAAAGAAGAAGAAGAGATAGAAATGGAAGAAGTGTGAAAAAATTAACCGAACTACAAAAGATGAAATATTGGTTAGACGCTGAAATGACTATACTGCACATTATGTTCGCAGTTGTGATGCTAGAGCTGACTGAAGGCTGGTTACCTACCTTTATTTTGAGTCTTTATATTACGTGGTGCGTAATATATACGATGGTCAGAGTAGCTTACATAGCAGTAGATGACCCAGACTATCTCAGGGCACCAAAGAAATGACGCTATTAACGTTCATAATAATAAGCTTAGCCGTATGGAGGTTATCACGGGGTATAGCTAAGGAAAAAGGCCCATTGATGATGTGGGCAAAGTTAAGAGCACGTCTAGCACGCACACAGAAGCGCCCTGGTGGGCTTTTCGACATGGTATCGTGCGTACAGTGCCTTTCGTTCTGGATAGGCCTTGTAGGGGCTCTGTGGGTCTCAGACAGCATTTTCAGTTGGATTGGCTACGGCTTTGCATTCTCTGGCGCCTCACTAATCATGGAAGCTTTACTGTCAAAAAATCTTAATTCCCTTACGACTGTTTCAAGAAATACTGATTTAGACCTTAAATCACTACTATAAAAACGGTAGATTCAGCGAATAATCTTTATGCCTTTTATTTGGTTGCAACCCCAACATGTTATGACTAGATTTCTGTAAGCAGAAGTTCCACCTCTAAATAACGGCAAGTAGTGATCTGTCACCCAAACACCAACAATGGGCCTCTTGCAGTAAAAGCAGAGGCCTTTTTGTTTTACCGTGTACTGGTACTTTCTCCATCTCTTGAAGGCCGCGGTTTTCTTCTTTCGCTCAAAAGCATCTCTCTTTATTTTTAATAATGACGGCGAAACAGCGCCGATTGATTTTTTAGTTATCTTTACTAATTTGCTTCCTCGTCGTATGTACATATACTGCTAGTATAGCAAATTGTACTTGACAAACTCGTTGAGGTTTAGTATTATTAGATAATGAAACAAACAAGTAAGAAAAGCAACGTGTTAAAAAGTTTTAAAATATATTACGAAGACCTAGAAAGGAAACTTGTGAAAACTGTACCAACAAAGCAGAAAGTAACTAAGAGCTCGGCCAAGAAGACCGAAAAGAAGAGTATATTCAAGAGACACATGTTAATTATATTACAGCTAGCCCGTAGAAAATTTAACAACATTAATAAGAGGGTCAAACAACCTCTTAAAAAAACTAAAAAGAGCACAAAAGCAGAGCGAGAGCTCATACTACAGCAAAGAAAAAATGGTATACTTGGTATATGGTTATTGTTAGTGGTTGTGAGTATCGCCTACAGTACCTCTGTTACACGAACGTTCGTGAACAGTAACGCGTCATTGATAGCATTAGCACCGCAAGCAATTTTCGCAATAATTACAATAGTAAAATCATTTTCGAAGTTATATAAATAACAAAGGAGAAAAAATTATTTGTCAACTCACACCCGTTGGGGTTATGGCAAATGGACTATGAGTAGCAATATAATTAAAACAGTCTTCGTTGCAGCGATAGTTGGGCCATTCGCCTACATATCAGCAACAGACGCTATAAGTATAAAGCAGAACTTACAGAAGCAGAACAATCACATTCAGCAATTAAGTGTTGAAAGTGAAAAACTTGATGAAGAGATAACGAAGACCGTAGAGGTCAAAGAACAGACTGAACAAGAAGTTCAGCAAATAGAAAAAGAAACTCAAGAAATATTAAGCGAACGCGAACGGCTAGAAGCCGAACTAGGGGCTAACTAATGAAGCTCTCTAGGCGTTACTTTATTCTAGTCTCAACGATACTATTCGTATTGTTGGCTAATATGTTTCTATTCACGGGAAAGGCATCAGCGCAAGAACAGCCTAGGCCCCTGTTTGAAAATAAAAAAATAATTCTACAGCAAAAAGAAATAGTAGAACAAAAAGAAGGTATACTCAAGAACGCGACTACAGAAATATCGCAGTTAGAAGGTAGAAAAATTTCTCTATCCCTGGAACTGGGTAGTATAAAGAAAGACGTAGATGAGCTTCAAGAAAAACTCGCAGAGAGAAGGGTTAGAGTAGAAGCAGAGCGTAAGCGTATTGAAGACTTAAGAGACATGTTCGTGAGGGTTAACCGTCACGCAGATAACTCTTATGGCAATACATACACAACCGGTAACTGTACTTGGTACGCTAAAAGCCGTCGCCCCGATCTACCTAATAACATGGGGAATGCAAACTCCTGGTATCAAGCAGCTCAACAAAAGGGCTGGAACGTAGGTTCAACACCCAAAAAGGGTGCAATAGCCACAACAACCGACGGTTGGGCAGGTCACGTTGCATATGTTGAGGGTGTTTCACTTGACGGTCAGTATGTAACCATATCTGAAATGAACTATAGGGGTTTATACTCTATGAATACCCGAACAGTTCACTATACGGAATTCAGATATATATATGAATTAGAATAAGATGATTCTATAATTCAACTTAAATAGGGGTAAACGTATGATTACGAAAAAAGACAAAGAAGTAATACTAGAAGCCTTTAAAATGGTAGACGTCAATAAGATGAGTGTAGAAAATATGAACCCACAAATAGTCAAGTGGTTTCGGTTCGGCAATTATAACGCCATGATGATTGCATCAGAAATAATAAAAGAATTGCCAGAAAAAAACAGTTGACTATAAAGAAATAGTGGTTTATAATTAATCTATGATAAAACAACTAGACACATACGCTACAAGAGTTATAGGTTACGGCCCAAAATTAAATAAGGTTAGAACGCCAGATGGGGTTTTGCACATTGACGTTAGAGACGTCCCTAGCTGCACATGGATGTTAGATGGCGGTAGTTTCTTTTGTACGCATAACGAGGTAGAGGTCGAAGAGTTCGCAGAAAACCATATAGGTTATCAGGGGCATTATCAAACCAAAAGCCTCGGCTATTTTTGTGCAGAGTGTGATAAGCCTTTAGAGGGGTCACCAGAAGAAGACGGGTCTGGTTATGAAGACTGATAAGGTAACTCGTTTAGAGATAATAGACCATACGCGGTGCAAGCAATGTACTGGTATGGCAAGAATACTATGTGGTGCCTGTGGCGGCACCGGCATAAAAGGTCGCAGTGTTATATTCTGGGACAAAGACAAACATGTAGACATTCAACTGCAAGACGATAATAGAACCCTTAAGATATTCATAAGCGACTGGATTGGTTTGTGAAGCTACCTTTTGATCGACAAAATGCCGAGGCCATAACAAGACATCATCTATTATTCGAAAAACCACAGTGGGAGTATTACGAGGCGTCTAGGAGTGTCAGTCGGCTCGGTTCATTTGTGGTCGGAGCAGTACGTTCACATCACGATTATTTACACGCAACATTCAAGCCGGTGCCTGTTCCGGGCTTTAAAGTTCTTGACATTCTCTACGGTATAGGTAAGGCCTTCTCGGGTTTTCACAATGATCAAGAAAGAACTGACCAGATACTAGAAGAGATGATTGGCTTCGCCAAATCAACCCCGTCACCTGAACAATGTCACGATATGTTAGGGGTTGCAGTTAGTATAGAGGCGCAGATGAGTTTATTAGGTCTAATGAAAGGTATAAAAATATGAGTAATCCAGAGTCATTATTAATAGACATGGACGGCGTATTAGCTGACACCGTTGGTGGTGCTTTCGACTATATGGAAGTTCACAATCTAGCCCATGAAGACGTATACGACTATTGGTTTGAAGGTCTTGATGCTGAGGCTATGCTCAGCGCCTTCAGAACAAAGGGCTTTTATAGAAGCCTAGATGTTATTACTGGAGCCGTGAGGGCAGTCAATAGATTACGCGAAGAATATAATGGTAATGTTTTTATACTATCTTCCCCCATAAGTGGGGCAGAAGCGTGTGAAGGAGAAAAAAGAGAATGGCTAGAAAAACATTTTGATGAGGATTTTGCCAGAGAAGCAATCATACAACCGACAAAACAAGATGTTCTAGGGCATGTTCTTATTGAAGACAATCCAGATATTGCTGGTGGTATCTGGCAGCCAATCATGTTCGACCAGGCATGGAATAGAAACTCTAATTATCCTAGAATGTATGGTTGGCATGATCTTTCCGTGGTAAGAGAACAAATGTCTAAAGAGAGAAACTAAATGAATAATACCGACGAAACGAGATCTTGCAAGCCCCCAAAAAGAGAAGCTAGTTTTTCTACCCCGATGGATATTCCTCCGAGTGAGTACCCCGAAATTGGTTATGCTGAATTAAAGTCGCAGGTACTATTATTTATAGAGCGAGACTGGGGCCAGCGCTGTGAGACTAAAGACACCGATGATTTTGATGATTTGGCGACAGTGGAAAACCCTGATGCTGGCCGTTGCTCTTGCTGTTTAGTTTACGATAAGTTCGACAAATTTTGGGATTATTTTGACCATGAAGCTAGGCTATAAAACAGGTTTTCAGATACCGCGTTGCCCTACTTGCAGTAAATATATGCACGACCCCATCGAGAGTACGTCTGATGTATGCTGAACATTTAAACACTGTGGTACATATTGGGAAGTAACCTACGTAAAGAAGGGTAGTAAGTATGTCCTTAGTTAAGTGGAAGTGTCCTAGCTGTTGGACCGAGTATGAGATTGATAGTAGGTATCAAGAAGTTCTGGTAGACAAGAAGAACTGTGTGTTTTGTGTTCGTAAACACGCAAACATTCCCACGGTAGCAGAAATGGACGGCTTTCTAAACGAAGAAGAGATGCGTAATCGTCATACTATAGTTCTTCAGTGCCAAGTATGCAACAAATGGACAGCACACGAACGGTGGGTTGTTGGTAGTCAAAACGCTCATATACCTTGTACTAGTTGCGATGTGATAAAGTATGACTCATCGTCTATTAAAAGCTTAAGATCGTACAACCCCCTTACCGATAATAAGCGCAGAATTAAGAACAGTAAAAGAAAATGAGGTCTCGTAGGTCCTTAACAAAAGAAGCTGATAGAATTTTCAGTTTATATATCAGAAATAGAGGGGAAACCTATGGGTATAACCATTGTTATACATGCCCTGCTTATATGCCCATTGAAGAGTTGCAGTGTGGGCACTTTAGACCCCGTAGGTATCTCAACACTAGATGGCACCCTTTCAATTGCTGGCCACAGTGTAATACTTGTAATGTTGAGATGGGCGGTAACTTAACTAAATATAAAAATAAGTTAGTAGCACAATACGGTCTAGATGCAGTTACTGCAATCTGTGAGTTATCCACAGCCCCAGAGAAGATAACAGATGAATATATAAGAAATATAATAAAAACCTATAAAAGTACTTGACAAATATTATATGCGGTGTATAATTATAAGTGAGCAGTTATGCTATAATAATATTGATAAATTCAACAAAGAGGATAGCCAACCCATGAGTTTTATAAACGAACTTCAAACTAGTACTAATAAAACCGCACGTACCGAAAACGGTGCTGTGTCTAACACATCTACACTTGACCCAGTTTTAGATTTTTTTTCTAAGGCTGGGGCTATGCGTGGAAGAGAAGTAGAGGCATTTAGTCTTTTCCAAAAGGCTTTCGATGCTCACCCGCAGAACGCAATTCGTGTTTTGTTCTACCTACGAGATATTCGTGGTGGACAAGGCGAGCGTTCTGTTTTTAGTTATATACTTGATCAGCTCGATGAAGATTTTGTAGCCAAGATTGCACATTACATACCTGAATACGGTCGCTGGGACGAGGTGCCACTAAATGATGCTACAGCCGAAATAATCAGTCACCAATTAAGTGAAGACTTCAAACATATGGAAGAAGGATTATCTATTTCGCTTCTAGCCAAGTGGATGCCGTCTGAAAATGCCGGTAAAGCTTCTTTTAAGGATGCTCGTAAGTTAGCTAAACTATTGGGTTGGGTTGGTAATCCAATCGAAATCAAAACAGTGGGCGTAGATGAAAATGGTGGTGAAGTAGAAACTATCAAGAGAATACCTAACCTTGCACCGTATCGTCGCAATGTTGTCAAGCTTCGTAAATATTACGAAAATTTCTTAGAACACTTAATGAGTGAAAAGCGTTGGGGCGAAATAGATTATTCTAAGCTGCCGTCGCAGGCTCACAAAAAGCACGTTAAAGCCTTCTTCAGGAATGATGAAACTCGATATAAAGCCTACCTAGACTCAGTGACAAAAGGTGAAGCCAAGATCAACGCTGGCACACTGTTCGCCTACCAGCTGTATGACATGGTTGCTGGCTATAGGGCTACTGATGATGAGAAGAAAGCCGCTAATGCTCTATGGGCAAATTTGCCAGACTACACAAGAGGGCAGAACGCACTTGTTTTAGCTGATGTATCTGGTTCTATGGCTGGCTTTCCTATGAGTGTCAGTGTTTCACTGGCACTATACTTCGCCGAACGCAACGAGGGTCAGTTTAAGGACTATTTCATGACGTTCACTTCACAGTCACGTTTACAGAAGATTTCCGGTGATACTTTGGAAGCTAAGATGCGTTCGATTGAAACCGCTAACTGGGATATGGGCACCAACTTACAGTCTGCTTTCGATGCGATATTAAAGGCGGCACGAGACGGAAATGCTACACCAGATGAAATGCCATCTACTTTGTACATCATCTCAGATATGCAGTTCGACGAAGCGACTGCAAGAAATGATAAAACTAATTTCGAAGTTATAGCTGAGAAGTTCAAGACTGCTGGTTACGAGCTACCACATGTGGTGTTCTGGAACTGTAGCGCTTACGGCAAGGATTCACCAGCAACGGTATATGATGAGAGGGTCACATTGATCTCAGGCTCTAACCAGAGTGCATTTCAGTATGCAGTTGAAGGTAAAACCCCGATGCAGAGCATGCTTGATATTCTTAACTCAGATAGATACGCGGGTATAGTAATATAAAAAGTACTTGACATTTAAAACTCGGTAGAGTATAATTACAGTGTAGGGTTTAACAGCAATAAAAAAACAATCGCCTTGAATGCAATTTAAATAACCCTAGTTTTTAGAAAAAATATTAGACAGAAACAGCAAACCATATCGCCAGCAATGGCTCTACCAGGAACGGTTAGGTAGCTCCGTATAAAAAAAAGCCACCACAAACTGTCTAGAATAGAAAAAGCCTGTAGGGGCTTCCAGCAAATACACAATCCACTGTAAATGGAGAGGTCGCAGGTTCAAATCCTGTCAGGGCTTGCCCTGTAGCTCAGCGGTTAGAGCGCTATTAAAGCCCCTAGTATATAGATTATGGCCGCTGAGGCATTCGCCCTTATAAGGTGTTATAAGACAATCACGGTTGCCATTGTCTATATTAAATCACAATACAGAGCTATACAGCAACTAAAAATATTGGTTCGATTCCAATCTTCTCTTCGGATAAGATGCCCTAACGGTAGGGGCACTAGCTCTAGATCATTAGACACAAACAGCAAAAATACATATACTTTCTCGAAAGAGTCACAGTAGTACTATCGGTGATATGGCTATCCCCCTGAATCGTACATTCCAAAAGTGTCTAGCAAAGAACCTCCTTCGGGGGGTTTTTTATTTCCCGATGGTGTATAATAAGAGTATGAAGAAAACCAAAACGCCAGAAGAGCGTAAGCAAAGGTTGATAAAAAACCTAGAAAAAGCTCGCGCTGTCGCAAAACAGAACAGAGAACAGAAAAAAGTAGATAAAGAGGCGGGTCTTTATGTGGCACCGCCGAGAAAAAAGCCTAAAAACCTAGACAAGATTATACGTGAGATTCTTAATGATGACACGTTAGTCGATAGTATAGTTGAGAGTCAGCCAGATTACTGGAAACGCTTACCGGCGAAAAATGGTGGGTACATCATAGCCACAGTAATGATGGTCAAGGCAATGGGCGGAGACATTAAAGCAGCTGAATGGATTAGAAAAACTGGTTTTGGTGATAAGGTTATGCTCGAATCATCAGACGGTTTCTTCCAGCGTGATGAGTTTACTATTCACGTTGTGCCTTCTAAGCAATTAGAAGATGGAATAAATCTAAGTGAAGTTTTAGAAAATGAAATAAAGCAAATCGAGGAGTAGTTATGAGCCTTAATTATAAGTGGTCTTTCTCTGACTACCCGTCTAAGAAAAACGGCTTTACCGTAATGTCCACTTTTGCTTGTGGTGGTGGTAGCTCAATGGGTTATAAGCTGGCTGGGTTTGATGTAGTCGCCGCTAATGATATAGACCCACAAATGGCAGAGGTATACATACAGAATCATAATCCTAAGCAGTTTTTTGAGTGTAGTGTTACTGATCTTAAAGACAGAAACGATCTTCCAGAAGTAGACATCCTTGATGGTAGCCCGCCGTGTTCTGTATTTAGTATTGCTGGACTGGGAAAGAAAGTCTGGGGTAAGAGTAAGAAGTTTAGAGAAGGACAAGCAGAGCAAGTACTTGATGACTTATTTTTTGAGTTTGAGAAATTAGCTCGAAAAATGAACCCTAAAGTAGTTGTGGCAGAGAATGTCAAGTCTATGCTTCACGGTAAAGCTAGAAAATATGCAGAAGAATATTGCCGTCGAATGAATAGATCTGGTTACACAACTCAGGTATTTGTTCTAGACGGGTCAAAGATGGGTCTTCCGCAGAAACGAGAAAGAGTATTTTTTATATCTAATAGACTCGGCAAGAAGTTAAGTCTCGAGTTTAACGACACCTTAGTCAAGTTTAGAGAAATAAGCGATGACACAGACACGGCTACAAATCTATCGCCACTCTATCAAGAGTACTGGAATAAGGCAGTAGAGGGCGAAGCAGTCGGTAAGTTCGATGCTCGTAGGAAGCTATGGATAGACAGACCCTCTAGAACGGTGACAGCAAGTGGAGCTAACTTTCACCCTTTATACCCCAGAACTATAAACTTTAAAGAAGAGCTCCTTCTATCTTCGTTTCCTCAAGATTATGATTTTACCGGAGTTAAGCCAACATACCTAATGGGCATGAGTGTCCCACCTTTAATGATGGCTCGTGTTGCCAAAGAAATACAAAAACAACTACTATCATGACACCAGATTTAACTATATCAGAGGTTCAAAACCTCGCAATGCAAGAGTTTAACAACCCTCAGACTGTTTCGATCGTTTTCGGGGGTGGGGCAGGTGGTGGAAAATCTTTTCTACTAGGTTTACTAACTGCGATCGCCGCCAAACAATACCCAAGAACTCGTTGGGGTCTTGCCCGTAAAGAGCTGAAGAGTTTAAAGCAGACAACCCTAGCCACTCTCATCGGTAAGGTTCACCCAGTTCTCGGCATCACAGAACACGATTATAAATTAAATCTTCAAGATTCAACAATAGAATACTCGAATGGTTCAGAAATACTTCTACTTGACTTAACTGCAAAGCCATCCGACCCAGAAATGGAGTCCTTGGGTAGTTTAGAGTTAACCGGTGCATTCGTAGATGAGGTAGGAGAGGTTAATAAAAAAGCTTATGACATATTATCCTCTCGTGTCAATCGTTGGCTGAATAAAGAATATGGTATTACTGGAAAAGTAGTCGGAAGTTGCAACCCAAGCCCCGGATTCGTTCGCCAAGATTATTATGATAAATATGAAAAACTAGGTTCAGGTAGAATACAGCGTTGGGCTAATGGTCATGTATGGGTAAATGGTGAGCGCAAGACAGCTTATAGCGTCTATATTCGCTCTACAGTGCTTGATAACCCTTTTATAGATGATAACTATATCGAAAACCTTAAAAGAATGCCGCCACAAGAAAAGAAACGTCTACTGGACGGCGATTGGAACTATCTAGACGAAGATGATTCATTGTTCTCTATGAAGCTCATAGATAAGATAACAGTTTACGAAAGACCCGAAGTATTAAGAAACGATGAAGGTGAATTAGTAGACGAATTTGGAAAATTGAAGAAGTTTAATAAGTATATAGGTGTCGACCCTTCAGACTCAGGAAAAGATTCTACTGTTATTACTTTAGTAAACGAGGGAATCATAACCGATCAATTTGAAGTTAAGTCACCAGTAGGTAAAGATGATGCTATTGGTTTCTTTATCGCGGGCAAACTTATTGCTTTCGCGGAAAAAAATGGTTTCACTAAACACTTAGCTAGAAATATAACTATAGAAGGAAACGGAATTGGTGCCAGTTTAAGGGACTCACTAAGAGTGATGGGTTGGAACGTACAAGTGTACATGGCTACGCTTCAAACTCGCAATGATGGATTTTATGAGTTTATGGTAAACGCTGATGAAGGAAAGATTAAGATTCTTTATGAAGTGATAGAAGCTGGTAACCTACTCAGACAGCTCACAGCGCACCGATACGACCTAGACACGGGTAAACCTCGCATTACTAAGAAAAAAGAGCTTAGAAAGCTTCTAGGGCGGTCTCCCGACCATGCTGACTCGGCTATGATAGCTAACATGGCGTCCAACAAGATGAAACCCAAAAATATAAGTTCTTATATAAGGTGGTAATATGGCTTTCGTAGCAGACACTAAGGTATTATCGAAATCTGGATGGAAACTTATAGGTGAAATATCTGGGCAAGATCAAATACTGGTACGCAACTTTTTAGGTGATGCTCAGTTTTCACAACCGTTTGCTATTAGAAAAAAGCAGCATGACGGAATAGTGTTGGCTGGCGGTTCGGACCACTACAGCTTTGAAGTTACGCCTGATCACAAAATAATATATACGAACGATAAAGGCAAGCAGTTTGAGTCTAACGCTAGAGACGTGCCTTCCGGAAAAAGAACTTTACTACACCACCGGTCAAGATACTATCCGCAAGATGATTTTTTTAAACAATTTGTAAAAACAGGTAGCTCTATTAGGGGTGTTGAAGCGGTTGACTGGTATAAGCTAGTGGGATATATGCTAAAGAAGGGTTTAGTTGATAAAAAGAAAGATAGACTTTTCTTGTATGTAGATAAAGACAACCCCGAGAAAGATATGAATATTATTTGCGGCGTATTAGATAATATCGGGTTAGAGTGGACGTTTGTTAAGCCAAAAACCATCGTAGTGTCTCAGAAATCTAATATAGCTAATAAGCTCGCTATTGCTCTAGGCTCTAGAAGTAGAAGAAGTATGTATATACCCAGCAAGATGATTAACAACAGCACTACAGAGTACGCCACAGCGCTGATTGAGACGTTTATTCGTGCATCTAGAAAAGATGGTCAGGGTGTCGAAAAGACCCTACAGTTTTCAACCTCAAATATGAAACTCATAAAAAGTATGGAGGTATTAGGTTTACTATCAGGATACACGATTAGCAACCGGTTAGTAAAACCCGCGGGGTCTAAAGTTCCAAGAGGGTTCACAAAAAGGGATTCTCATGTAGTTTATGTGAGGAAGTCGGTAAACGAAGTAAGCATAACGTCCAAAAAAGAAAAACAATATTCAGGAAGCGTCTACGAGATAGATATATTCGAAGGTCAGGTCATAACAAAAATAGAAGGGTCTTTGCCAGTATGGATGCAACCGAAATGAAATTTGGTGATAAGATATTCGCATATGGAAGAATGACCGATTACGATATGCACGAAGAAATAGGATTAGAAAATCCTTCTTATAATAGTGTTCTGGGATATATGCCCATAGGTGGCTTTTATATTATTCCCGAAAAGACAGATAGAATAGATGTGTACTTACCTGGATTCGTAATGGATTACATCCCCAGTTTAGCGTCACAAACGCTATTTGCTAAAATGGAAATGGTGAACGTTACAAAATTATTATCCCTACAGGAGCCAACCCTGAAGGGAACTAATGTGTGGATGCCCATACCCTAGAAACCAATAAGTTTCTAATTACTTCTAACTTATATACCCCTGTACCATTCGAGGCACAAGGCATACACCAATTTTCTTTACTAGAATTAGAGGTTGTTGAAGTGTTGCACCCAGAACAGGATACTGTATATTTATGTATCGCTGCTCCCGTACAGTAGCCGTCATACGGCATTGAAGGGCTTAGCCTGTTACAGAGTTCTATAAACTCGCTACCGTGCCCCTTACCGTATCCTAGTAGTGCGTGGGTGGCTTCATGTATGGTCGTTCTATGAAACTCTTCTTCTGTGGCTATTGCTATATACCTTTTACTATATACTATTTTTTTCTCATCATGTTTAGTCTTAGCTATAACAGAGTAACTGTTGTCGGTTTCAATACCCCAACCGCTTAAGCCTAGTAGGTCTAATATAGACCTAGAACGTTTTAGTGCTATTTCTATCTTATCTTTTTTATACACTAATAACTCCTATGGGTTTACTTTTTTGAATGCTTGTGCGAACTTCTGACTGTTCAAACTTCTGAACTCCATATCACTCTCTGGCTTGAACGTAGAGAACTCAGGAATAAAACGAACGTGGCTCTTATGCATAAATGCTAAACTTGGCTTGCCTCTTCCCGGTCTTTGGTATAAACCCTCTAGCTTAGGTACTTCTGCCCAGTCACTATACACACGATCAGGGATATTAAACTTACCCCAGAGTGCTGTCTTCTTAGTCCACGGGCTGCCAAACCACCACGGCTCATACTGAAACTGTGGCTCGCCTAAATAGTTTTTCAACTCTCCCTTAGCTGGGTTCTCAATAACCCACCAAACAGGGTTAGCTTCTTTTATTATTCTTTGGCACTCTTTAACTAGAAACATACCCTTATCTGGGTCTCGTGCTTTACCGCTTGACCTAGCGGTACTGAACTCAGTACATACAGGGTTAGCAATAATTCCGTGCACACCTTTGGGTGGGTGGTAGTTTTCTACACCAATTTTACTACCTACTAATATAACCTCATAATCGGGGTCATCTTGGTACGGCTTTGTATCACTACCTGTATCTGCACATAAGTGTAGTATTATCCTTTTTACCATGGAGCACCTCCGTTCTCTACTTTTTCAATGTATTTTAAATCAGGTAGAACAACCATTATTTTTTCTATTAAGTCAGTGCTCTTTCTGTCTCCTGAGAATATTTCTACGTCTCTCTTCTTGTTCTTGTTCCAGTCGTATTCACTGTGTTCGGGGTCATATCCCCGTACCGACCATGTGTGCATACCGCCCCTAACGCCTACGGATGCCTTTATACACTCAATATCCTCAACTGGTATTATCTTTCTTCTCTCTCTATGACCATAGTCATAAGAGTCGTATGTGATATGTAGGTGGTTATCTTTCAGTGTTGCTGTGTTACTCATTTTACCTTTCCTTTTATGCACCTTAAGGCAATATCGGCTAAACGATATGCGTGCTTGACCGCCTCATTAGTTTTATATGTTTTATCTTTACTCCATTGTTTGTCAGCCGTGTAATTGCGGTGATCTAAGTCTCCAACAGTAACATTGTGATACCCCCAATGGCTTAATATCTCACTTGCTATTATGCTCTCTATATTCATAATAACTTTACGTCTTTATAATCTCTCATCTTAATTGATATTTTATAATCTAATAACAGGTTTATAACTAACAGTAATAACATACCCCCAGCCCAATATAGTACGATAGATTTTGCCGCCTCTTCGCCGATATGAGTGAACACGACTAATGACACGACTAATATGCCGATTGTTGACATTTTCATATTATCGGCAGTTTGTGATATTTTTTCTCTATACAAAAGTTTTTTATATTCGTCCATTATTATCTCCTTAAATTATTTCTAAAAAACGTGCCTAAAATGTGTGGGGTCTATTTTTACCCTTTTTACCCTTTTCGCCCATATTATCGTTATTTTGTCAAGCGTGTTATCTTGAACGTCTTATCTATATTCCTTACTATACACTGGTACAGTTCAAGAAACTCTGCGTCTCTGCTGCCGATCGCCATACGACTACCATATGCATCTCTTTGTTTGAAAGCAATATCCGTCATAATGTTATCTCTTAATCCATCACTCAGCACTTTTTTGGTTGGTGTCTGGGTAATAATAAACAGAAATACATTAAGACCAGCCCCTTCACGGACAATACGCTTCAGTGCAAGCATTGTAGCCTCATCAGCCATCTCAACAAAGGACTGAAACTCATCAATCAGAATTACAATAGGCTTGTCCTTACAGCCTACTTTTATTCCGTTTTCTTTTCTGTCGTTACGCAACCTATCGTTTCTTTTTTCAACCTCACCTACCGTTCGCCGGATAAGGCTTGCCATTTCGTCTAACTCGCTACAGGTATAGGCTGTCTCTTCATAGTCTATAAAGTCACTATCCTTAGTGCTGTAGATAGCAACATCAGCATACCGCACTAGACTGGGTAGTATTTGTCGCACCATTGTACTTTTACCACTCTGGCTCATTCCGCTAATTAAACAGTGCTTTAACTGCTTGAGGTCTAGTATTACTTCATTACCAATTTCGGTGTAGCCTAGACTTATAGGAAAGTCTCCCTTGCCGTCGCCGTAATTATAGTTAGCCATTAAACCCTTGAAAAATGTTTTATTCATATCGTTACGTTTTCTGGGTTTAATATCGTGTCTACTAAGTCTAGTACACTATTAAATTCGTCTTGAACTTCTTCTATGTACCTTAAGTCTCCGTTCTCTGCCGTATAACTATGAGGTTTTGGGTAGTTTTCACTGTTCCACTGCCTTTCAACTATCTCGCTTGTAAGTTCACATACTACGTCCATTGTTACATTCATATTTTCTCCTTAGTTTATAGCCATTGTCTTACTTTATCCTGTGCTTCTGGGGATAACTTGGCTAAAAGTTTCATTTGGTTAGGTAAATCAAACATACCAACCATAGTCCCCCAGTTATCCTTAAAGTTGGTTAGTTCGTTCAGCCTTTCGATATTCTCTGTTGCATAACCATATGTATCGTCATAAGTTCTCCAAATATCACACGCATTATCTCTTATCTCGTTGAATATTTTATCACTTGGTGCTTCGTAATAACTATTCATTATATTACTCCTTCTAGTTTTCTGTTAAATATACCTTCGCAGTTTACTAACCCCCTAATAACTTCCGGTCCTGTTCTCTTTGGGTAGCTCGGCTGCAATCTTTCGATTAGTTGTTTATTGTTTAAGTTTTTATTTCCTTTTTTACTATTGCAGTGCTTGCACATAGTTTGTTTATTCGTCAGGAGTTCCATCGTACTTCTACCCCAAGCTGTTTTCTTGCATGTCGCTTTGGGTATTATATGATCTACGTTCATTAACACAAAATCATCTGTGTATAAATCAACATGTTTAAAACCTCTTTTCTCTTCTGTCACCAGTAGTAAAACTCCTTCTCGATCACAAAGTACGCAATCTCTGCCCTTATGCACAAAAACTCTTAACCTTCCGTGGTTTTTGTAGGTTGTGTATAGATCACGCAAGGGAAGTATTTCTATCAGCTTTCTGCCATCTAGAATCACACTAAGCTCCTTTTTCTATATCACTTAAATATTTTCCTATTTTATCAACCCAGCCTATTGTATCGCCTAAAAATAGTACTTCTCCGTTTGGCATAACAACAACTTCTAGTTTTGCTAGCGTTATATCTTTTGGGTTTTCTTTCATGTCTTCTCCTTTTAGGGTCTACCCCTAGTTTTGCGTTGAAAACGCCATTTTACTGTCCGTTATTAATAGTAGGAATTATAACCGCAATCAGCTCGTCAGTATCTTTTAACTTTGGCGTTAGCTTGGATTCTTGTATCTGTTGATCTTCTCGTTCTTCTTCCGCCCTCTTACTTTGCCTTTTTAGCCATGACCTTATTACTAAAATTGATAATGTAATACACCAAAATGCGTCCATCTATTCCTCCTCTTTATATATAGTATCGTACCAGACCTCTGGTTCTACCGCTTTCTTTCCTGCCCTCTCTGCATACTCGTCATACTTTGCCACAACTTCATCTCCGTAGATATAACCTAAAGCCCAATGAGTACTCTCTCCATTATGTTCTGCAAACCTTTCTAGTGTTATAGATTCTTCATTAAAGTTGCCTGAGAACTCAATCTCTTCGTTCTCACCCACACTCATCTCAAACGTGCCCTCACCCATCCAGTCTGTAGCCGTGTCACTATCTGTATAGTCTATGGTTATCATGCCCTTCTTTTTTATGAAGGCTTCAATGAACTTATTATAGGCTTTCTTTTCCTTATCGCCGTTCATCCACTCGCCTTTTAAGTAGCCATCAATATTGCTACCATAGTTCCAGCGGCCACCCGCACCGAACGTAAATCCTACATCTCCATTCTTGTCTGGCACTACTCCATCGGTTGAATCAACCAATAGGTAATATGCACCCTCCTGTACTTTATTGATGAATTGTAGAAACTCTTTGCCTACTTTTCGTACTGTTATGTCTCCATAGCCGTCACTTATATTAGCCATTATTTTCTCTCCTCATAGACAGTTTTTGCCTCTTGTATCGTTATTATATTATTCTTAACTACAATCTTACCAGCGTCATCTCTATCTTCACCGTACCACTCTACTTCTCCATTAAGAATATACCCTTTTGGTTCTAGAATTTTCTCAATTAAATACTCCAACCATTCAACATACGCATAGAACTTTTCACCACCGTCCCATTCTAGCCCCCAACCGTCTTCTGTAGGTATCCACTGTAACCATAGTCCGGGCTGAGTTTCAGGAGGAGTGTTGTAACCTATTATGTTACTTTCTTCTCCTTGACCGTCGAGACCAGAATCGTCAACGTAAAACTCTCCCTCTACACCATACTTCTCATCTACATTACGTCCCATTCTACGAGTGCTTGCCAACTTCTCTAAGAATGTTTTGTCATCTGTTGTTAGTTGCTTATTAAACTTTAGTATTCCGTCAAAACTTGTGCTGTAACCCATTATTATCTCCTTTAGTTAATCGTTTAGCTTAAAATACTTAGTGGATGCGTTCGTCAGGAACAGCTCCCACATTGCTTCTGAACCAGTTTTTTCTATAGATATTCTTCTTGCTATTCTTTCTATGGCTTTTTCTTGTATCGTATCATCTAGTGAACTCATATATTCTCCTTTTAATTATTCTATTACTGGTAGTATATCACTAACTTTATCTGTTGTAAACATTGCCCCCGCACTGTTGCCCCCTAGTTATGAACGTCTACAGGGACAACCCATAGTTTCTTTTCTTCAGAATTTTCTAGTATCATTTTCATAGACCTATCATCATTTACACGATTACCCCATAGGTCACCATCCATTGCATACACACAAGCGACGTTAGAATTTCCGGCCGCAACAGCAAACTGGTAGCGAGAGATATAATGCCCAGACTCTTGTCGGTCTACGCTATCAAACTTTTCATTGTATATATCTTCGTTACTGTATCCATTAAGCATATATCGTATAGCTTCTAACGCCTCATCAAACTCTTTTCTATTATTTTCCATACCTTCTTCGATAAGTTTCTTACCTTTCTGAGAGTTTATGCCGTAAGCCTTACTTGTACCCCAGCGACCGTCCATGTCGAACCAGTCAATTGTTCCATTTTCTACCATCTCTTGACAGTCATTCTCGGCTCGCTGTAACGCTTCTTCACTGTTATCGGCTTCCACTAACATTCTTACTAAATAGTGCATTATATTATCTCCTTAAAAGTTTTCGTGTTCAGTTAATGTATCGCACTTTTCTACTGCTACTTGCATTAGTTTATCCCAGTATTGGTTGATAATAGATTGTGGTAGGCTTATACTATACAAAACTTCTTCTACCGCCATTCTTGGAATGTCAACAAGGTCGGTTTCTGATTCGTCATAGTAAAGCTCTACGCTATCTTCAACTTCCTCGATTAATGATTCTATTGTATTCACCGTCTTCCTCCTTTTTGGGGTCAACCCACAGTTAAGCGTCGAAAACGCTATTTATTCTGATTTATTTTCCTTGTACCAATCTACACTTAATCTTAAATCTTCCCACATAGCTTCGTGTGAACCGTTGTGGTTATTCTCGAATCTTGCTAAAATTTCCCTTGCTTGCTCGTCTGTTAAGGAGTTCTGTATGCTCTTAACGTCATCTATATGCCAGCTAAATGCTATGGCGTTTCCTTTGTTATACGTTTCTTTTGTGAACATTATTTCTCCTCTACTCGTGTTACTTTATATTTCTTATTCTCTGCTTTTTCGCCATCAAACCCTAACCATGCCCCGCCCTCCCAGTTGCTGAAAGTAAATTCTCGTAGTATATACTCAAACACATCTTCAATGCTCCTGGATGGCGTGTCTGTATAGTTGTAATAGAACTTAACAGGCACGTTATACATATCGACATATTGTGCAATGTCTAATGGTGTGGTGAATTGTTCTCCTTTGCCAAAAAAGTATTTTCTATACTCTGAGCAAAAATTAGGATACTTTTCAATAAACTGGTCTGTAAAGTGATACCTTTTTTGCATTCTTCCGAACTTTAAATGTATATAGTTTGCTTTATCTCCGTAGTAGTCAATCATCGTTCTTCTCCTCTACATTAAAGTTTTCTTCTATATGATTAGCTATTTCCCCTAAGTCAAAACACGGATCGTTTGCTTCGCTTTCTCCGAAGTTTTCTAGTATAAAGTTATAGATACTACGCTCTAAGGGGCTAACTCTCTCCTCTAGTTGATCTAATTGATCTCCTGTCATGGCGTTTTCTCTCTCTTCTGGTAACTCACTCTCAGGAATTTACAGGAAAGCATGCTCTATGTCACAGATACTCATCATATCTATGCACTCTTCATCCAAGTCTTTTCTTAGCGTCACTATTCTACTCAAACTTAAAATACTCATTCTGTCTCCTCTTCTATGGTTACTTTGGCAAAGTCATCTTGGTTTAATACTATATCCCATCTATCGTACATATTATTTGTAAGTCTTATTGCTTCATCCATTGTGTTGGCTTCTATCTCAACAACCCTGTTTAATATTTCTGTTATGCTTACTTTGAACTTACTCATTATCTTCCCCCTCATTATCTAACTGCTCAAATGAATTATAGCCACTCACAGCGTACAGCACGTCCTCTAACGTATCTATATTGTAGCCGTTGATACTTGTTACTACCTTTAATGTTTCTTCTGATACATTGTGTTCTTCAACCAACTTATCCCATGCTGCTTCTACGCTCATATTGTCTCCTTAAAACATTCGTTTAGTTTAGTTTCAAACTTAAATAACTCTTCCAGCCCGTCTAGAATTGAATTACTGTCACAGTTGTTCGTCTTGCGATCTTTTAGCCATTTTGCTAACAACTCTAAGTCAATTTTCATTATGCCTCCTTAAGTTTTGGGGTCTAGCCCCAGTTTACGTTCAAAACGCTATTTTCCTAATTGTTTCCATTACTATTAGTTACCTTCAAACATTCTAGGTTGGACTCCTTCAAATTCCAAGTCTTTAGTAAACATATATCTAACAGAAACACCAGCCCAATATCCTTGCTGCTTAATTGTGTTTACTATGGTATTATAATCTTGATCTATACTACCGGAAGATATAAACATATCATCTTCATCTGCTAATAGTTCGCAGAAATTAAGGACAAAATCTGTTTTCATTTTACTCGCCATAACTAATTAACCTCCCAAATGTTTCTTCTGCTAATTTTAATTGCTTATAAGCACTTGCCAATACAGGATCTGCCTGTTCTAACCTATCCATAGAAAAATCACAGTACCGTTCCATCTCACCTTTCTCGTTATAGAAGTATTTGCAGTTCCATAAGAACTCTTCTCTTTCTTCCTCGCTCATCTTAACCATCCTTCCATTGGTTTGTCAAACATATCTTCTCTCGATATACCTTCGTTTCCGTCATATATCTCAGACCATTCGGAAGCGTAGCTTGCCTCTGCTTCTTCTATAGCTTCATCCAAAGAGTCGAAACTTCCGAGCTCTATTGAATAAAAACTGTCTTTTAGTATTATTTTCCAATTACTCATAGTACCTCCACGCACTTAAATGTTGAATAGACATCAAACGTTTTTCCCTGCGTAACAGGGCAAATTCCTACAAACGCTGCAATATCTTTAGCATCCTCATATACCATTCGCAAGTGGAATAGTATGTTCTCTCGTGCTTCTCTGTAAGCTTCTTGTTCTGCCATTCCATCTTCGCTCATATTTTCTTCTGCCTCACTATCTTCCCACATAGATAGAGCTTCTAGCTTACCGTCTACCACAGCATAGAATCCATCATATGCCGAGTGAAACTCCCCGCTACTCATTTCATTAACGGAATATAGTTTGCCTACATTAAACTTTTTCATTTAGCCTCCAATTTAATTATTGCACTCTTCATATCCAGAACCGCTTCAAGAGCAAAGGACGGCATATTATATTCTCCGCCGTATTCAGTATCGATTGAATTTATCGCTTTGTTTATATCATTAGCAACATCCTTTTTAATGTTTTCTCTTATTTGTTCTTCAACTTTTTCGTGTGCCGCAATGATACTGTCCCAGTTGCACATCTCAAAGTCGTTAGTTAGATACCACTCTTCCATATGCCAACCCTCGGGTCCTGTTTCATCGCTTACCTTATCTAACCAGAACTCAATCAGGACTTCGTACTGGCACTCGTCTAGCGTCTCTCGGGTCCACTCTTCGTTCTGGTAGTCATTACTACAGAAACTATGGAACCCATCATATGAAGTAAACCTATCTTTTATTAGTTGTGGGTAGTCCTCGTGTGCCTCAACCTCTTTTCTAATTTTATTTATCTCTTCTCGAGGAATCAAACAGAACAACCTATCTGTTGAGAAGTTATATTCTTTAGGGGAAGTCATTTCATCAAACGTCAGGGTTAAGTCGTATTTATCTCCTAGGGCTGCAATAAATGCTTGACAATACTCCTTTCTTATTGCGTTGTGGTCAATATCTGCTTGCCATATTGCATCACTGTCAGGTTCCTTCTCACTATCTGTTTCATAGTCATAGTTAAAGCCGTTCTCTAAAGCTCTATCAATCTCTCCGTCGTGAAATGACTCATAGAATCCTGAAAATGGTATCTGTATCTTTACTAAATCACTCATTATCTTATACCCCTATCCATTTATTATGTTGCTTTTCAGTCTGCTCTAGCAATAAGTTACCTACTGTATCCCATTCTTGCAAAACTAGCATATGTGGATTACGGTGGTTGCTACTATCAAATCTTGCTTCTTCGTGTCCGAACACTGTACCTTTCATACCTTCAGGGTAGTAATCTCGGGGTATAATCTCAATCATACCTCCAATAGTGTCTCTGAGTTGGTCATACTCAAACTTCTTTCCGCGGTGTATCTCTTGAGTTGTGCCGTCCTGATTAAGTAGTGTATAGATGTGCATTATTTCCCCTCTAGGCTTTTTAGCCATTTATTTACTAAACTTGCTAACTCAGCTTCCGCATCATCAAACTGAAAAGCTAACGAAGGCTCAATATCCCCATGAGTTATACCACGGTTTTCTAGCATCTCTCCATAAACAGTCTGTAGTTTATCTTTAAACTCTAGAATAGTCTCTTTGTCCTTGTAAGTATTCACAACTTTGTGGCTCCAACACCAAGAGCCTGAACCTATACAGTAGACGTGTTCTCCTGCTTGTTCGCTGAGGTAACCGGACCATCTATCTAACTCATCTTCTCGATTTGAGTCTTGACTGAGTACTTCCTTATAGCTGTCTGTCTTTTTGTCGTACTTTATTACTTCCGGTATTTTACTTGCCAGTTTATCTGCATTTTCTTTATTCATTAGAACGTATGACCAACCGTTCCAGTAGTCATCTTCTCTAGCCCAACCGTCAATAGTGACCACACCGTCCATACCTTCAATAAAAAGTTTTGCTTTCTTATATTTCATTACTAATTCTCCTTTAAATCATTTTTTCCATATAAAACTCTTCGGGTTTACCGTTAACTGTTACACCATCTCTCCAAGTAAGACCGATTGCGTAGCCGTTACTCTCACACACTATAAGGTATTGACCTATGGAATCTTTTATTACCTTGTAGTTACTGTTATGATGATAGACTTTGTGTCTATCTTTTATCGCTTGTTTAATCTCTGTTAGGTTCACTTGTATTCTCCTTTAGATTAGTAAACTATATTTGGGGTCCAGCGGCAGTTAACGTCGAAAACGCTATTTACCGTTATGGACACTACCTTCGTTCCAGTAACTCTGAACGAATCCGTAACACGCCTGAACACCATAACCGCTGGACCTCTCGTTGTCGTTCAGGAACTCTATGTCTTTTCTTTTTATAGTTACATCTCCTGTGAGTTGTGCCTCTGTTATCCCCGCACCATTACTTCTATCGTACATCACAAGGTTTGTTCCTTTCTTTATCACTAGGTTTTTGCTGTCGCTGGACACAACATCTATAATATCTGCTAAGTCCCCGAAACAAAAGTGTAGAACACCGTTATATAAGGAGCACATGTTATCATATAACTCATCTACACTTACCTTAGCTTCCCTTGCTGGCATATCAGGAAACCAACCTTTAAGCACGCCAGGTCCTGATGTTCTTGAGCCGCCGCGGAGCTTATCAAGAAAATCTTTAGGATTAATACCTAAAACTTTTAAAGACTCTCTCACGTCTGAATAGTTGACCGGTCCTGAATAAGCCCAGTCATAGAAGTTCCAGTCAGCGTTCCACATTACCCCTGATATGTTTACTGTCGTGTTGGATATAAGCTGGTTCCAGCCGTGGTCGTCTAGATAATAGGATGGGTAAAAACCGTCTTCGGCGAGCCAACCATCTATATCTTCCTGAGTTGCACCTGTCTCATCTCTACATTTCTCCCAGTAATAATCAAACTCTCCATCGTAACCACTATTACACATTGCATATTCCTCAATATCACAACGAACTTGATCTGCTTTTCCCTCTAAGATTTCATTTACCTGTTCACTGGACAACTCATCTCTATAATCTATATATATTTTCTCTGAATTATTCTCCACATAGCTACATATCTTATCTTCGATTGTCTTTACTTTGACGTGGACTACACTCATAGCTTGCCCTCCTTAATTAGTTTTATTCCTAATGCTTTCTGAATAGCTTCAAAATACCTCATAGCTTCCTTTAGTTGTAGGTAGTCTGATGCTTCATAGTTGTATCCGCCATACCACTGCTGATTAGCTGTTCTTAGGATTTCTAGATACTCCACACACGTGTACTCATGTAGTTTAATCTTCACTTTCAAAATCCTCCATCGATATTACTTCCATACCGTAATTGGAATCGCGGTATATATACTCTTTACCCTCGAACGAACCCGTTCCTATCTGTTCTAGGTCCGTGGCTAGTTTTAAGAGTTTGGCTTTTACTGTTCCTGTTTCTTCGTCTGCTATAGCATAAATATCTGCTAAGGAACTATAGCTTAATGAATAGTTAGTCATTTTCCTCTACCGTTTCTATTATTATGAACTTTGGTAAACTTTCTACGCCTAGCAATGATTCGAACGAGTCTCTAAGCATCCACCCAAAATCACTTGTGTCTAATACTCTTCTCATTACTTCTCCGTGTGCCAGTTAAGTTCTGCTACATCGTATAGTCTATCCCATACGCCATCGTAGAAGTTCCAACCAGCACCGTTAACACCAATAACATACTCTCCATCTAGTTCATAGACGTAAACGGAAGTTCTATTACCATCTTTATCTAGGACACAGAGTTCTTCGCTCATTTCGTCATCTATGTATTGCTCATAAGTTTCGTAGATGTTTCCTTCTAATTCTCTCTCTATCTTGTTTCTTATTCTGACGTCCTGTATTTCACCAACCGTAGCCACTAGCTTGCGAGAGTTTTCATAGAACTTAGTTCCGTCAAACTCATTACAAATCCACATAGTACCCCACATAGGGAGGTTTGGTACATATCCGTTAAAAGATTTAAATAGTCGTCCTGCCCAATCTTGGGGGATGCTATTCATATCTTTTTCTACCCATTTTTTGATTGCATCTTTCTTATTCATTTTATCTCCTTAATTAACTTAAATATTTTATACCCTGAGTAGGCGTTCTTTTCTGCTTCTTCCAGAGTCGAAAAGTAATCTACTTCTATATCTCCGTGTGATGAACAACAGGGTATATAAATCACCATATATTCATTCTGTTCCATAATCATTACCTACATCTTTCCATACATAGTCATAGCTAGGACAGTCAGTGGCATCATAACTTTCATCTACTAACTCTCCACAATTTACACATAACTTCATGCAGTCTCCTTTTTTTAGGGTCTACTGGCAGTTTACGTTCGGAACGCGATTTCTCTCTTGTTCTATAATAGGAAGTAGCCTGTCTACCTCATCGGCATATAGGACAACTAACTTAGAGTCAGCTACACCTTTCCTGTAGTAGTGTTCATAAATAAACACGTTACCGCTTGGCATTATTTCCGCGTGTCTAGATAAACCGTTGGTAGTATCTCCTACTTTATGTAGTAAAACATTTTTCACTATTAACCTCCGTCTGTTTAATTTCTTTTACTGTCGGGTTACATCCTCTAACTATACCTCTACTACCTCTGATATTTCCGATAATAGCATCGCGCATACTGCTTGCTTGTGCTCATGTCTAGGTGCAAAGGATGTAGCTAATGCTTTGTAATAGCGTAGTATTCTATTCCTATACTCAAGATCAATACTAGCCTTAAAATTTAAGGAAAGCCCACTAAAAAACTGCTTATTAAACATTTTATTGTATGGATTACTATCTTTATCAAAGCCACCGTCCTCGGCTATTTTTAACATATTAGGATCTACGTTTAGGTTTGAGAAGTTTATATCTCTATCTCTTAATTCGGGAACATTAATCATCGGTTGTCTCCTGTTAGGGTTTTATTTGTCAACCTAGTTCGCACAATAACAACTTTGGAAAAGCCAAGGAATCGAACGGAAATATTTATTGTTCTCTTGTCTGGCATGCCTTTTCCGTGCTTTATATCAAAATACCTCATAGCTCATAGCCCTCTATTAAGCATTGGATAGCTATTAGTTTTGCTAATTTATTGTCTATTTTGCTGTCAGTCATATCATCTCCCGTGAGCGTTAAGTTTATTTATAGTAGTAGGATGCTGCTCACGCTACATCCTACTACTTACACCTCTGAGAACTCAATCTCAGATTTTGGGGTCCATCGGCAGTTTACGCTCCGAGCGTCATTTCGCTTTACCGGAAACTGTAATTTGTTTATGAAAGACCCTAATATCCTATGAATTTCATAGGATATATTGGATATTCTAAGCTTTTGTTGGAAAACTTGGGGGCATTACAGGAGTCGAACCCATACATAGTGGAACCGCCACTGCCCATCAGTCGGACAGCTACTCATAATAGCTATCCATTTAAGAATTGTCTGTAGATCTCATTGGTGTACATTGTCCACGCTTCGTAACCTACACCCCACTTTTCACGATCTATCCATACTCGATATGCTACTTTTACATTAGTAGCAAGATCATTTGGATCTTCGCCTTCTCTGTAGTGGAGGCAACCTACTTGCAAGACTCCATACGAGCCCACACAGACTCCGTGGTCTTCACCCATACTTAAGTTATGCACTAAAGGATCACAGCCTCGATTTTCTGCTTGTGCTATGGCTTGCATAGTATTCACGTCCCAACCTTGGTATTTTGCAATCTCTTGTGCTACTAACTCACATGGACTGAGCTGATCTTTAACTTCGGGAACAGCAACCCGCTCTATTTTTTTACTTCAGGAACCTCAGTGGGTGTAACTTGGGAGTTAAGAACTACCTTGTTTTCTACTGTTACTGTTGCATTCCGTTGGTAGTTTACACCACCTAGAAACGCTACGATTCCTGTTGCTAACGTTACTAATAGGACAGTCTTAACCTGTTCTACTACGTTAGTTGTTATTGGTTTATTGAAAGACATTGTGTCTCCTTTTTATTTAATTTATATTTTGTCTGAAGGATTTTCGGGTCCAGCGGCAGTTTACGCGCTAAAAGCTATTTTTCTTTTTAGGAAAAAACTAGCTAGGACATAAACTTGCTGGAAAACCAAAAAAATCGGAACAAACAAACAATCCGCCATTATTGACGGATTGTATAATTTGTTCTCTCCTATAGTTTTTATATGTTTTCTATAACCTCCAAACTAGCCAACAGCATTTCTTCCTCGTCAGCGTCTATATACTCTCCGAGGTCATATTTTTCTATGATCGCATTATAGTGCAAGGACTGTTTACTTTTAGCCATACGGATATGGTGAAACACCCACGGAAGCGTTTTGCAAACTGAGATCATCGAACCAACGGGAAGCAATACCATACCGCTACTGCTAAACTTTACAAGTTTCCCGTTTGTTGTGAACTTCTTGGTACACGTTTTTAATTTAATTAAACCGCGTCCGTTTTCTGTATCTATTACGGAATACATATTATCCCCGAACTTCACAAGTTTGGAGGCTACCGCCGTCCTCATAGACTACTACAGTCTTGCAAGGTATAGGCGTTCCGAACATTGCCCAATCTATTAGGAAAGGTATAGCCAAACCGATTAGGATACCGAAAAAAATTGGGATCCATCGACAGTTTACGTTCTGGACGCGATTTCCCATTATTTTCCCCCGAATTTTTGCTCGATCTGGATTACTTATTTCCACACTTCTTTTTCCGTTTGTCAATTTTATATTTTCCGTACGCATAGCATTTTCCTTTCAATTTGTCAAGTATTTTATGATATAATTTTAGGGAAAAGTCAATGTTGACTTTTCCCTATAACTAGTGTTATTTTTTAGCTTTAGCGTTTGCAACCATTGCACGTGCCTGTTCCTCAGAACAACCAAACATTGCAACGGCACTAGCGACTAGTGAATCGGTACTAGCACTTGAGCGTGTAGCTTTAATCTTCTCTGTAGCTTTTACAAGCAGAACAGCATTGTCGTTTTTGCCCGCATACTCATATACCGTTACTTTTGCTTTTGCGTACTCTGCTCTTATCGTTTCGATGTTTTCCTTATCGTCTTTACTTTTGTTTATCTGTAAAGCATAGACTGTCACACCGTCTACGCTAATAGGGAGCACCCATTCACCCATTTTTACAGCTTGTACTGTTGTTTTTGTTGACATTTTATACTCGTTTCTGTTACATCATTATTAATTGATTAAGTGCATACAGTCGATGTTTTAACTGTATGCATACATTGTAGCATTAGCATTAGCATTTAGTCAATACGCTTATGGTGTAATAAACGCAACCGTTATGCACAAGTACCAGAACATATAACCAGGGGATTACAAGTCTTGACAGATCTAAAAATAATTGTATAATAGACCTGCTGCGGTCTACCCGTAAAAAAAAATAACCACTATTGTAGTGGTTATTTTGCAAGCGTTTGAACGTTTACATCTCGAATATAATATTCTGTTCTCGTGCCGTTAAACTCTGTAGTAGGCTACGACCACGGCCTATAATATCACGGTCTATAACTTGATAGGCTAGTGTTAGCACTTGATTACGCCTAAACTCTGATGTTTGAGCCGTATTGTGATTGTATTCTGTAGTGTCTATACAATAACCGTTTTTACTGTATATGCTCACAAAATTATTGTGTGTAGTAACTGTTATGGTGTAACTTCTATATTCTGTAATTGTCATTGTGTACCCTTCTCTGTCTTCTTGAATATTGCCAATACCTCTAATAGAGTATAGCCGTCTGCTACTATTGCATATTCAAACCAGAGGTCTAGTGCCTTGCGGTCGTTTACGGTTAGCGTCATTTTGTACCCTTCTTTTAATTTATACTAACAGTATGACTTATAAACATAAACATTACAAGCACGAACGGTGTAGAATTTACAGCCATATATATACTGATCTGTCAACATGCACAGCTTGCAAGATCTGTCAAAAGATTTTCTAATAGGTATGGTATAATATGTTTTTAGAATTAACAGGGGTCGTATAACATATACTTGACAAAAAATCTACTTGACACTTGACAAAATCTCTGAAACCGTTCATTATATTTTCCAAACCTCAGGGGCGCGACCCCCCACAAATTTTTTTTTCAAATATTCGATAAATGACGTTAACCTATCTAAACCGGTTAGTGCTAATTTTGGGATCCACCGCTAGTTTAATGCACTGGTTTACACTCACTGGTTAATTGTAAGCAAAGCTCTACAACACTTATAATTGTTAGAGTGTGTTCTTTGTACTATACTCTATACAGTAAGGGCACAAAGGCACCCGCGGAAACAACGGTAATTGACCTCCAGGCTCTCATCTGCTATAATAGTATTAGGTACGAAATAGTACCAGCTGCAGGGTGAGGTTGACCAGACCGAGTTGTACGCAGGATAAAGAGTACATCAAACTGGCTCAACGTTTAGATAATCGGTTAATATCTGAGCTTTACACTACATAGAACGAAACTGTACCTTAACAAATTATATAGTCTAGAATAAGCAATTTGCTCTTCTACCCATATAAAGAAATAAAAGAATGTTATGTAGGTAATGCTCTGAATACTAAACCCCTCATGCGCGGCATGTAAGAAATATGGGGTTATTTTTGGTACCCTAAAATAGCTATATAAGCCTAATGTGTTATAATATATATAAGAGACCCCTACCCTACTCAGTCTCGGTACTATTTTGCAATAACACAGGTAGCCGCTTGGCAGTGACCTGTGTTTTTGTTTGCGGAGGTTTTATGGGGGGGTTTATGCTATGATAGATATATGGCAGGTTGGATACACAGACTTAGTAACATTGATGCAGACGGTAAAACAGCAGACTGTCTTAAATGCGGGCGAGTAGATGTAAAACTTAAGAAAAATAAAGCTCCAAGATGCATTGTTGCACACCGAGAAGAGAAGAAAAAATACTCAGTTTACAAATACAGAGATCGTCACCCCGGGCGACCAGACATGTGTGATGTTTGTGGTTCAGCCGAAAGAATATGCTGGGATCATGATCACCAGACTGGGGTACATCGCGGATGGCTATGCAATAAGTGTAATAGTGCGTTAGGTTTTGTGGGTGACAACGTAGAGACACTTGAAAAGCTCATAAAATATTTAAAACGATAGGGCTATGAAGGGGTTTTTTGTTTATAAAGATAATTACGTTAAGAGGGCACTGATATACCCCCAAAATTTTTTTTACCAGAATTCGCTTGACAATTAATTTTTATGGCGTATAATTAAGGTATGAATCAATTCACTAGAGAACAAGAACTAACTAGAGGGGGTACAAAATGATGAAGGTACGGGTAAAGATTAAAGAATATAAAGACACTCAGATGGGCATAGAAGAGGCTTCGTCTTGGAATATAGGAACTGTTGTAGGGGAGTCTGACGCTATGAGGTCGAAAGCCAACCCAACCTTTAACGACACAATACTAGGTGCCGCGAGCTATCTTGATAAAAGATTTCTGGTTAAGCTTGAAGACGGTAAGGTGATCGAGGTATGGGACGACGAGACATATGAACTTCTACCCGAAGATATGAATAAGAAAGGCTCAAAATGAAAGTAATAAAGTCAGAAGATAATTTATTAGAGTTTGATAATGGGCTAAAGGTTTAGGTAATGAGTAAAATATACACAGTATGGGTTGATTACGGTTTAGAAGGTTGGCAACCTAATGACTTTGAAACCGAAGAACAATGTATTGAGTTTATACTTAGTGGACAGCCTTTTGTCAGTAAGTTAAGAATTACAGAGCAAAAGACTATAACAATAGTCGAAAGAGACCTATGACCACCCAACACTCCATACAAATCCGCCTAAGTAGCGAGGGGGAAGCAAAATGAGTGACGAATTGACAAAAAGTCTAGCAGTAATAGCCTGGGGTCTAATGTGGTATATCGCAGGAAGACTAAGTAAATGACCCCACCCAAAACCAGTCAATCATGTGCGCGACAGTTAATAAAAAGCGATCTCAAGGAAGCAATCCAAGTAATGGATAGTGCAGCGTACAAACAAAGATCAAGCTGTATAAAGGCACACGGACTAAATCGAGAAACCCCGCCCAAATCTAGTCTATTGTGTATACATTGTACTAACCAAAGTAAATACGAGTACTTAGGGATGAAGTTATGTTATCCCCACTACTTGTCGGAGGAACGAGCAAATGATTAGACAAATGTACAATAAGTTTCGGCTAAGTATGGTGCTTGATGACATTGAAAGACTAGAACATCAGAAACATTTTCTGTCAGTGTTTTTCTGTGGCGAAATTACCTACCCAATAAAATTAAAGCGATGGGAACGAGACTACGCAAAGGCAAAAGCAAAACTAAAGCTATTAAATACCGCCCAAACCAATCTAACGGAGGAGAGGGTAAATGAGTAGCCAGAAAATAACTTGCCCTAATTGTGAGCATCAGTTTGCTTGGGGTGACGCAGCAATTAGTGAACAGCAGAAGGCTATACTGATTCTTAATGCACACGGACACTCCATAAGAGGTATCGGGCGTATGATGAATCTCGCCCCTGAAAGTGTGAGATACCGTATTAAAGAAGCAAATCGTTGTAAGTTTGTAGCATCCAAAGTGAAGGAGAAAGATGGCTCAGATGAGTAAAATAAATAGGTTTATAGATATGACTTATTGGCGATTCAAAAGATGGCTCAGGGTTTGTGCTGAGTGTGGTAAGAAAACCACCCCAAAATTAGGTAGAGTAAACTTCTCATTTAGTTTTGAGAAACCCAAAAGATATTGGCATTATAGTTGTCAGGTACTTGAAAGAAAAAGAAGAACGAATCATGACCGCCCAAACCAATCTAACAGTAAATAAGGAGTAAGGTATGAGTAATACATTAGATGAAGCAATAAAAATAATGAAAACACCTGAGAAAGTTTACTGTCCTGAGTGCCAAGAGAACCTGCTTGCCCCTATGGACAGGCTATCAATAGCTCTATACGGAAAATGCACAACCCACGACCTAGAGGAACACCAAGAAAATAATCTATTCACAATAATTGAAGGTGTATTATGACCCCCAAACCCCAAGATAATAAGACTATAGAGGAGATATTTGACAATTACAGAGAATCAATAGTGAACGGACTAAAGAAGGGCTTGCCCTACCCTGACGTAGCCGTAGATGCTGAAAACATCGCCAAAAAACAATCTCAAGCCCTCATAACAAAAGCTCACGAAGACGAGTTGAAGTGTGTGAGAGCTGGTGGGCATGATGATGTCGGGTTATTGGCAGAAGCAAGAATAGACGAGCTGATTAAAGCGTTCACACAAGTTGTTGGTGACGAGACAGTCTCGTTAAGGTCTAAATTTGTTAAGCGTTTTACCAAGTACCTAAAAGCCAGATATAAGCAACTTAAGGAGAATCTATGACCCACAAACCCCAAGCTGACACACTAGCTACTTGCCCTGATGGACATACAGGAGTACCTAGACCGACTAACGGGATGCCTCAACCGTGCAGTAATTCTTATTGCACTTATTACCGCCAAATGCAAACCCCTCAAGCTAATAAGACTATGGATGATAAATGTTTATTGTGTCACGAAACTAGAGCCTGTATAAGGGCCGACCAACTTATATGCGGTGTTCAAGGCTACGACATCGATGATTTTTCGGAGTATTACAATGGAAAGCACCACTTTGTAATGACAAAAAAACTTAAAAAAGATTTAGAGAACTGGAGTGAACAATATGAGTAGCCCTAAACCCCAAGCTGGTAAGACTGAGTTAGAAATACAGATAGCCGATATACTTTGGGTATTTGGTAGGCGTGGGTTTACCGACACCGAAAGTGTTGATGACTCAGTAAGAGAAACAACCCAAGCCGTAAATGCCTACTACTTAGGATTAGCACCAAAGCATCAACGAGAAATTACACCGATAACAGAAGACCACAACGAATGGGCTGTGGGCTACAATCAAGGAGTAGCGGACTACCAATATAATATGAAGAAAGGTTCTCATGATTGATCTATTAGAAATTCAAAAGCTCGCTACGCTAATTGAAGAGCATACAGCATATTGCCAAGAGCAGTATCAGCCGGGTGGGTCATTGAAACATTTAACAACCGAGAAGGCATTAAGCTTTCAGAATGATATGATACAATCTCTTAGTCACCTTGGCATGTGGCTGAGAACAGTAAAAAGCCTCGAGCTAAAGAAAGGTTCTTATGACCCCCAAACCCCAAGCTAATAAGACTATAGATGAATTAAAGGCAAAGCTAGAGCAACTCAATGAAGATATGCTCAAGTGGCATGATAGCGATGATGATGCATACGCAATGCACTTCAAAAATGTCGGCGACTATCTCTTGGAACAAATAGCTATTACAGAGGAGGACGTTTTATGACCACTAATAAGACTGTAGAAGATAATATGAAACCGGAAGTTAAAGCATCACTGACAAACAATATGCCAATGACTACACCTAAAGAGATAGTGTTGCATCTCACAATGTTTGCACACTTCTCTGGTAATTGGCAAAAACCAATAGGGCCAAAAGACACCCAAATATATGTTAAAGCTATTGAAGCCCTCATAACAGAAGCAGAACTAAAGGCTAGGAAAAACGAAGTTGGCATGATAAATATGGGTGATAACGAATATGCAGCCAAACGGCTAGCCCAACTAAAGGAGGTGAGTGATGAATAAACAATTAGCATTTGGCGATATTGTAGTAGTAGAATCAGACCAGATAGGTGTGATAGTTAAATCCTGGGGAAGAGATAACCACGATAACCCGCCAAAATACGAGGTTTATGTTAGGAACTATAGAACTATAAAAGAATACTATGAGCCTGACGTAGACCGTTATCTGGTTAGACATAAAGAGTTAGACGAGAACGAGATCGAATGGCAATATAATGGAGTAAAGTTAACATGACACATAGGGCTACTAATAAAATTATAAACGAAGTACTACAAGAGGTCTTTAGGCACGGCTACGAGTTTCACAACGAGTTTCCAGAAGAAGACATAAGCAAAATAACAGACTCTTGTATAGCAGAACACCAGCAACGAATAATTCAAGCTATGACCCAAGTGGTGCCGAAAAAAGACAAGAAGAATAAACGGGTATGTTCAGACAAGGTAACCCCAAAACACGTACATAATATGATGCATACAGATAAAATAGTTGTCAGATACTATAGTGGTGAGCGAAGACTTGAGAAAATAGTGTTCTCACCTGAAACATTGCACGAATATCTACAACACTTCATACAGGATGGCGCCCATAAAAAAGTAAAGAAGAGTTAACGATGAGAAAATCAGATAAATACAATACTCCCTACGACAGAGACATGGCCGACATCGCTCGCCGAAAGAATAACCGACCGTCTAACACTTCAAGACTTGTATGGATTATTATATGGTTTATATTGATTGTGATATTTGTATGAGCCTGAAGAATATAATAGAAAAAATAGCTACCATAATTTTGGCATCACTAGTTTTAACGCTAATGTTGACCGCCGCCTTCTTCACATCACCTTACATGGGCTTTGCAATGCTCGGTGTATTAGCCCTCTTCTCGTTTAAGAAGTAGAATTGTGCTATAATAAGATTAGATAAACGCTGAGAGCGTAAGCGTAAAACAATGAGTGCAGATTAGCACCGTAAGAAAAAAGCAAACGTGGAAATAAAAAATAGACTCAAAAACGCAATAGCGGGATTCAAAAAAATAAACAGTCAGGGAACTGACCCAAACCACTTCTTGAAGTACGGCTCTCGTCGTATGAATTCATCTTGGTCAACACCGAACATAACTGATGAAGACTTCTATACGGGGTATGGTTTTGCAGTAATAAACAAACGAGCAAACCGCTCGGTATCTTTAGGTAAGAAATTTCTTTTTACAGAAGCCAAAGAAGAAATAGTTAAGAAAGCAAATGATGACGGTACGCGGGTTGTTCACCCTTACTTAGATTTAATTCGTAATTCTATTGACTTCTCTGAAAGAGATTTCTGGTACAATATTTCAACCTATCTAGACCTAGAGGGTGTTTATTATTTGATGGCTGTTCGTACTGTGGTTACTGGTGGCAAAGTAGGTAATATACAAAAATTTACCATGCTCAACCCTTACTGGGTCAAACCCGTAGTTAACTCTAAGGGTATTCTTGGTGGTTACGCCGAATCTAACCCGCATCTCGGTAATAGAGTTATTGCTAAGGAAATGATTATACCTATTACTCTTCTAAACCCATTTGATGAGACTAAGACTTACTCTTTAGCTGATGCCTCACGAGACTCTCAGTTTACACTTAAGCAAGCTAACGACTTTGCTCGTGAGTCTATTGATGGCAACTTAAATGCACCAGGTATTTTAAGTTCTGCTATCGAACTTCCTGATGACCAATTTGAAAACTTCGTAAATCGTATAAAGAACCACGGCCGTGGTGAGCCTCTATTTGGCAACGGTTCAGGTACAATCTCATGGACTGATATGCAGACCGACTTAGACAAAGCCGCTCTCGATAAAATCAACTCAATAAACCGCGACGTTCTACTTGCGGTAGCCGGTACATCAAAAACCGGTGTTGGTGTAGAAGAATCAGGCACGGGCCGAGAAGTTTCACGAACTCAAAAAGATGACTTTACTGAAAATGCTGTTATGCCTCAAATAGAGAATATAATCGATTCTTTAAACCTTGACTATCGTAGATTTTATGATACTGAATACAAAAAGAATAACTACATTATTGCGCTTAATAACCCACTAGAAACAAACAAAGATGCAGAACAAGCTGACGTTGACATTCGCGACTCTCAGTTCGTGCTATTGCAGGCACTCATCGCTAGGGGCTACTCTATAGATGTGGCGTCTAAATATGCTAAGGGGTTGATTGACATCACCGACTTAGGTGAACCAACAGAAGTAGTTGAACCACCCGTACTACCAGATGACACGACGCCTACTGCTGAGGTGACACCTGTAACACCAGTAGTAGAACCTAACCAGTATAAAGACAAGAGTTTTGATATTTATGAAGGCTACCCTATACCGGTCAATCAGTACTTAGGCGAACACGCCGAACAGTTTAATGCTATATCAGAAAACGGTAGTTTTATCTACTCTACTGAAGAAGTCAAGAAAGTAACTATTGATCACTTAAAAGAAGTAGACAACGCTCTTATTGCAATCGTAGATGATAATACTTTTATCAAATTAGGCAACTTTGAACAAGGTGCTGACCGTGCCGCTATTATTGCTAAGTTAAATAAAAGATATACCAATCAGCCCGTGGCTGTAAAAAAAAAGATTAATTTAGATCATCATCACGATGTGCCCGAGATTATAAAGAACGCCTCATTTGACAAACAGGCTCAAATAGATTCTAGCACTGCTCAGCTGGAATCTTCTTCTAGGGCTGCCCAGAATAAACTATATGAATGGTATGTAAATCAAATAAACGAAGGTGTAGATAGCCCGCAGCTTACTAATCTCGAGCAGTTCATAAATTCACTTACCCTACCTTTCGCTGTATACTTTACAGTTATGTTTCCTATCTATGCATCTTTTAGGGTTAGACAGACAGCAGATGATCTCGGTATAACCGATCAAGTGCCAGTTGTAGCGTTGACCACCGAAGTTAAGGATACTATAGATCAGTTTGCAAGAAGGGACGCTACATCCCACATTAATACAATTAGAACAGACATCGAAAACGCTATAGCAACAATTCGTAGTAGTAGTCCGACCCCCGAAGAGTTTAGGCAACAGTTTCAGCAATTGTTTCAAGAAATACAGCAACGTCGCTCTCTAACTATTGCTAGCAACGCCGCTACAAGAATTTTTAATATATCTCAATATGAAGCTGATTTACAGTTTCTAACTCGTGCCGGCTTAGTCAAGAAAGCTTATAAGGTGCTATTCTCTTTGACCGGTGCCCCGTGTTCTTTTTGTTCTTCAGTTATTGCAGAGACTAACGCGTCTCCGATTCCGTTCACTACAGCTTTTGCCAACATGGGTGATGTCATAGAAGCAGATGATAAAAAACTATCAATCAACTTCGAGAACATAATGGCCGGTAGTGTTCACACAAACTGTAATTGTGCCTATCGTTTAATAGTTAAGGATGATGTCACTGAGTCCTCTAGTCGTAGCGGAGCCATCACCGTTGATAATAGTCAAGTTGCTATCTAGGCTTTGAGCTATACTTAAAACACTTTTCGGTTTATATGTCAACTTATCAGACCAAACAATAAGTACGGGTATGCCTTGTCTTGACAAATAATTGATTTTATTATTAAATAAGTCTACTGCGTCTTTCTTATTGTGAAAACCACCACCGAAAATCTCTATTACAACATTTTCTTTAACTAAATACAAGTCTACGTTATATTTTGAGAATGCTTTCTGTGGTGTATTTTTTACACCGAGCTTATTGCATAAATCTACTAAGGGCTGTTCATAAACCGGATCAATAACAGGTTTGTTCTGCCTACTAAGAGCTAATCTAGATCGGTGAGTTGCCGTGTGTACTGAGCCCAGATTTGCTTCTGAGGCTTTTTGTGTTATAGCCTTGTTTTCTTCAGGGGTGCGTCTGTCAGCCGACATCTGATTGGTCATGTTGTGCCCCCTCAGCCCGATGCCACTCTTTTTTAGTAGCCCCCTAACGTAAGAATTACTTACGCCGAACTTCTTAGCTATTAGATAAGATGCCACACCGCGGCGATAGTAGTAGATTATTTGCTTATCCATCTATTCTTATCTTAGCAGATAATGTATAATAAGTATAGAACAAATAAAAACCGAAAGAGTTTATATGACACCAAAAATCGAGATTATCGGCGACAGCCTATCAGGGCCATACACCATAAAAATTAACGACACCATAGTGAACAATGTTGAGGGTTACAGCCTATTCATGCAAGACGGGGTTCACAAGGTAACCATAACTCTTATTACCGACGACTTTCGGCTGAGAAGAGGAAAAGCAAAGTCGTGAAAATAATTAATAACAACAATCTACCAACTGCTCGAATGTCAGAATTATCTATTCTGCAAGGCGACCTAAAATTTTTATCAAAAGATAATTATGACAAACTAAAAAAGAGTATAGAGAAGCACGGTTTTTATGTGCCAGTTCACGTATGGATAGATAAAGACGACAAGAAATGGTTGTTGGACGGAACACAGAGAAAGCATGTGTTATCAACAGAGGGCTGGGATAATCCCATACCGTACTTAATTATACAGGCCCCTAATATGGAAGAGGCGGCTGAGAGGCTTCTGACTATAACTTCTCAGTACGGCACGATTACCCAAGAAGGAATCGACGAGTTCATAGCAACTTTCGAATTACCTGAGATTGAGATCAAACAACTAACTAATTTTGATGCTATATTTGAGTTCCCCTTGTTGCCGCCTGAACCTGAACCACAGAACCTAGAGCTCGAATCAGATCTAGATGTAGAGGTAGATAGCCAAGACGGTGTACTATATGCTCTCGGACCTCATCGTGTAATGTGTGGTGATCCGCGTGAAGCAGAAATAGCACCAGAGAAGATGGATGCTTACCGAAAGAAGTATCAAAGAATAATCACGGGAAGTGAAGATGGCTGGCAATCGGCTACCCCCTCAGTTGACGAAGAATCTGAGTGACCCTTTCAGTGCCGGTCAGCTGACGGGTATGTTAGTTATGCTGGCTTTCGTAGAGAAGAACAAGGGCATAGAAGATCATACACTCTACGAGCTGAAGACCCTCACAGCCAACCTGCTACAAGAGTACTTCGATCGGCCGAGTGAAGATATACACTTAATGATAAACAATCTAGTGAAAGAGGTAAAATGAAGACAATAGAACAAATATTAGAACTAACAAAGAACCCATACTATAAGCTCAGCCCAGAAGAGGAAGTTATACTAAACGATTTTTTATTAGCACAACAGGCTACGGAATTAGCGACATCTCAGGAGACAGATTCAGGCAAGTCATCGCAGAAAACCCGTGTGACTGTTCGTAACATTGTGAAAAAAACAATACCTAGAGCAGAAGAGTCTGGGCTTTAGGTTAACCTTAAAGGTACGAGAACAGTTAAACGTACTACTTAGGGCTAAGTCAGATAGGTATAAAACCTTCTCAGAGCCTTTCTGATGCGTTTTTAGAGAAAAAGTGGTAAGTATTACGCTTTGCGGTATCTTGTACGTTGTAGAGCCTCTACGTGCGTGATGGCCCAATAAGTTATAATTATATTCTTGCGAGTGTTGTATCTTAGGTTCGAGGCTAACAGAGTATAGTAAAATGCTATAATAAGAGTAGACATAAACAAAATCCTCCGCGATTATTGCGATGTTCCTTGAGTAACGGGTAAGCGTCTCTCACATAGGGTGTCTAAGGTTTCTAGTGACGAAACCAATCTCGCATAAAAAACAATCTTACCAAAGGATAAAATGGACTCAATAACCATAAGATATGGCGAAAGCCTTACGCTACCTATAGACACTGGTGATGCCAGCGCTACTTCTGCTTCAATCTATGTTGGCAAGCCAGGAGTTATTTTTGTTATTAGCAAAACTATTTCACTCGTCAGCGGAAAAGGGGTATTTATACTCGCATCTGTTGATACCCGAATTCCCCTAGGCACGTACTACTATCAGATTAACGTAACTGACGCACTTGGTTATGTAGAGAAATACCCAACGGCAGATATGGACTGTGATGGCGGCGAACAAGGTGAAAGCGACTTTCCTAAGTTTATAGTACGTGAGGCTCTCGACGAAATAGAGGTTTCGTAATGATTAGCATACGTCTTAGCAAACAGAACAAGACGATAAAACTACTCAACCAAAACGGCACTCTTCGTTTAACTAGAGAGTCTAAGACGGTTAAGGTTGTTAACCGCTCGAATAATATTCGCCTAACCCACGGCGGTAAAACCGGCCCAGTGAGTACAGTTCCTGGCCCAGAAGGACCACAAGGCCCTACTGGTGTTAGTACATTCGTAAGGGTACACCATTTAGCAAATGCAGCGGTGGCAAGGCCCATAGCGATATTTGTAGAATGGGTAGGCAGCGTCGCACCGCTAAACGCGACCACACAAGACACATGGATACACACCCCATAACGGGATTATTGTATAATATAAAGAGTACTAATATACTCAAACAAAAAAAGGAAAAACAATGGCAACAGTCATCATCAACAGACTAACAGGAGCGGGCCCAGCAGCTACTGATATTACGTCTATCAACACTCGTGCGAACGCAGAAGACGCTCACACAACAGCAGGTACTACTAACAGCATTTTAGTTCCAGCAGCAGGTACCAACTATTCATACTGGGTTACAACTCGGCTTGAAGTTACTGCAATCACAGCAGGTACAGTAGACAACGTTCAGTGGTTCACTGACGGTGCTAATAACTTCGGTACGGGGGTTACTTGTTCTGTAGGTACAGCAACTGGTTACACACAAGCTTCTGGTACTGCGGGTACTACAGGCCTTCAATTAACAGTAGGCAACTTTGGAACATTTACACTAGGTAACGCTAACGCATTCACCTACACAACAGGTTCACCGCTAACCGTAACCGGTACAACAAGCACTACCGGTCAGTTCGGTAGTCGTGTGGTATATCAAATCGAAGTCGGTACAACAGCCCTTTCAGGTGCAACAGCAACTGAAACATTCACATGGCGCTTTGACGACACATCAAGCTAAGATTAAAAAAAAGGAAAAAATATGACACATGCAAAAGTAGGCGACAGAGTAACGATTCTAACTAACACCCCTGAAGGTCATCCTGTCACGGGCACTGTTAAGGTAGTTCAAGAAGAAGCCGGCAAAGTAGTTGGGGTTGAACTCGACGAATATACAGTATATGGTCACAGTCTTGACGGTCTAGTAGACGAACGCGAACAAGGCGGCGATCTACCAGTAATCGGTAAGGGTTGGTGGGCTAACCACGACAACGTACAAATACAAGAATAAATAAAAACATTTTAATTATCTCTAATGCAATAGAGAGAGAGGTGATGCAACACCGTGAAAACTATACAACTTACAAGAAACATGAACACTGTCGTTAGCGATGGTGACTATGAAGAACTTTCTAAGTACAAATGGCTTGCTGCCTACAAAAATAAAGCTGGCAAGCCATATTTTTATGCTGCCAGAAATATATACCCTAACGGTCGTGAAAAACCAATCATGGTATATATGCACAGAGAAATAGCTAAGGGCTCAAACGGCAAGACTACAGCTATAGACCACATTAATGGTTTGACTCTCGACAATCGTAGAGATAATTTGCGAATAGCCACTCGTGCCCAGAATTTAGCTAATAAAATTAATACTAAAGGAGTATAGAAATGAATAATATTGGCGATAAATTTAGATGGGTAGTATATACTAACGAGGGCGGAAGTGTCTCTCAAGTTACAGCTACCGGACAAAAGAACTCTTACGAAGACTTGCCACTTACCGACTTGAGAACATTCGAGTTATGGGACTGGCAGGCTGACCAAAGAGTTCTTCTTGTTAACTTCAAAAAGGGTGAACGACTGGTTTGGCGTAGACGAAAAGAAATGTCTGCCGGTAACGACATCACAGAGACCTGCCATATCGTAGGTAAAATAGGTAAAGATGGTCAAAAGGGTATCTTAGGTATCTTTGAATCTGACGGTCATATTGAGGCTATTGGCGAATTTTTACCAAACAGTAACTGGTTCTACCCACCTTCAGGCGAAACTGAGAAACAGGCTGTGAGCCCACCCCTTGTATCTAACCCCCTAACTGAAAGGAGTTAGTAATGGCAGATGTAAAAGTAAGTGCTTTACCAGCATATACAGCACCAATTAACACAGACGTAATACCTATTGTTGACGTAACAGCAGTAGCTAGTAAGAAGATAGCAATATCCGACCTATTCACGTTGCCCGAAACAGTATCTCCAACCACACCAGCAGCAGCTAAGGTTAAGGTATTCGGGCGAAGTAAGGGTGGAAGAATGATGATTGCACAGATAGGTCCATCAGGACTTGATACAGCCATGCAACCTTTCTTGGGTAGCAATAAAATGGCGATATGGTCACACTCAGGTAACTCCACCGCCATCACCGCACCAACACTGTTTCTTCTTAACATGGCTCACGTTGCAGGTAATCAAGAAGGTGCAGCAACGGCTAGAAACCTTACCGCAGCAACTAACATACTAAACGGAGTACGAAGGTTTGGGCTTGTTACAAACGCAGCCGCCAACCTAAGCGTAGGAATTAGACAGCTAATTACTCAGTGGTTTAGGGGTGACGCAACGACTAAGGGTGGATTCTTTATGACAGCTCGTTTCGGTTACAACACAGCCGCTTCTGGTAATCGTGGATTCGTAGGTTTCTCAAGTGTAACTGCAGCCTACACAATAACTGCCGACCCCTCAGCAACAGGTACAGGCTCGACTGGTATTTGTATTGGCTTTGGCTTTGATGCTGCTGATACTAACTGGCAAGTGTTTAGACGAACAGCAACAGGTGACGCAGTAACAAAGACCGACACAGGCATGGCTAAACCAGTTGCAGGTAAGTTCTACGAAGCGGCAATCTTTTCAGCACCAGAAGCTACATCTGTTTCTCTTACTCTCCAAGACCTAAGCACAGGAGCAATATACAACCTATCTACCTCAACTGCATTACCGCCACAAAACACTCTAATGTCACAGCGTATCTGGGGCAACACAGGCACAAGCACTACAGTTCTAGGACTAGACACATCACTAATGTATATAGAAACAGACTACTAAAATGTCTGGTTCTACCGCCAAACTAACTATTGTAGGTTAGTTATATGGACAGGTATCTATTAGACAATATTGTCGATACTTATTTTTTTGACGGCTCTGATGCTGCTGCTACTGACCCAAACAGTAACTGGTCTAATGATGCGAATGCCTTTGATGGTAGTATTGCGACTGTATCTACGGGTACTTCAACGGGTTCTACGGCTATTAGGTTTCTTATGGCGGAGGGTACAAATGCTCCTGCGAGTGGCAGTACGATAACAACCGTTCGGGCACGTATGCACGGAACGGCGGCGGCGGTTGGGCAAATTGATGCCGCAATATACACCGATACACTAGCAGAATTATTGGGTACAACTACTAAAACTGGTGATAACGGATATGGTTCTTATATAACCCTTTCTACTCCTACGGGTGGTTGGACTTGGGCTAAACTTCAAGCCTTAGAGGTAAAAATATATACAGTAACTATTGACTTGTCCAGTCCTACGGTAAGTAGAGTAGAAATAGAAGTAACCTCATCTGACCCCACAGACGGCTATCTTCTTGAAGATGGTACTGGTGTTTATTTAATTGATGTCAACTTACAGGTTGCTCTAAACACTCCTGCTAATGCAGCCACAAGCGTATCAACCACCCCAACCCTAGAGTTTACTGGTACAGATGCAGAGAGTAATGATATACGGTATAACGTACAGGTAGATACGGTTAATACTTTTGATGGTGGCAATAGTGTGATAGATAGTTATTCTGAGTCTAACCAAAATACTACTTTTACTTATGGTAATACATCTAGCTCTGCTTCATTTTTTGGTCAGACATTTACTGGCGACGGAGGTGTGTTAAAAAAGGCTACTTTTTTCATAGGTAAAAGGTCGGGTATTACTGGCAATATCTTTGCCAAGGTATACGCACATACTGGTACTTTTGGAACATCAGGAGTACCGACTGGAGGTGTTTTAGCAACTTCTGACGCAGTAGATTCAAGTACCCTGACAACTAACCTTGCTCTAAAAGATTTTACTTTTAGCGGTGGAAATAAAATTACCTTAACCGCCAGCACTAGATATGTCGTTTTAGTAGACTGTGAAGCAACATCTTCCGCCACCGCTATAGATGTTGGTGTAGATTCAACAAGCCCAACACACGGAGGCAACTTTGTTGATGACGACCTTAGTACTTGGAACGCGTACTCTGGTTTTGATATTCCATTTTACATTTATAAAGACTCAGCACTCCTCGACAAAGTCTCTAACATAGACCCAGGTTTCGCCAACACCGTAACCCCTGCTGACACCGACCCATTTAACTCAGGTGAAAAAGCAGATTACGATGTACAAGCTGGAGATATACTTACCGCCTCAACCACTTACTACTGGCGAGCAAGAGGACTAGACCCTACTGGTAGTAATACTTATGGGGCGTGGAGTGCTACTCGAAGCTTTACGACTGCTGCTCCTCTGGTGTCTACCCTAACTGATAACTTTAACGACAATGCTATTAATGCGACGCTATGGACTGGTAGTGGTGGTGCTGTTGTCGAAACCAACCAACAACTTGAGATTACGTCAACACTGGCTGCACTTTATCACCAGCTCACCAGCAATAGCCGTTATAGTCTTATTGGTTCTAGTATCTATGTTCGAGTTAAAACGGCTGGTAATCAGGCATTAACGTCCCGTCAGACAATCTTGTATATGGAAGCTGATGCGAATAACAAAATCTATTTGCAAATAGACAATGACTTAATCGGTGCAAACTTTGTCGTGGCAGGAGTTCCAACATATGCTGTAGCCACTACGGCTTATGCAGGTGGTTCAGTATGGCTACAGCTCAGAGAATCAGGTGGTACAACCTACTATGACTACTCAACCAATGGGGTATCGTATACAAACCTATATTCACACGCTAATCCTATAACTTTGACTAGTATGGAAGCTGGCTTACAGGTTGGTAACTGGTCAGTTATGGCATCAACAAGCATGTCTACCTTTGATAACTTGAATGTAGAGCTAGTAAAAACCTTAACTCATACTACAGATTCTAACAGACGTCGTGCTACTACTCTTACCCATACAACTAGTTCTAACAGACGACTTGCAAAGACCAATACCCATACCACCGACTCTAACAGACGTGTTGGGACGGCAGCGTTTACTTTAACTCATACAACTGATGCAAACAGACGAGTAGCAAAAACTCTCACCCACACAACTGATACACTAAAAAGAACCGCTACCTTACTAAGCCACACCACCTCATCTAACAGACGTGCAGTTAAAACTCTTAGTCACACAACTTCTGCAAATAGAAGAAGAATAAACATACTTACCCACACTACCGACTCTAATAGACGTCTAGTCAATACTCGTACACACACAACAGATGCCCTTAAAAAAGTATCTGGTAAAACTCTTACTCATACCACTGACTCTAACAGACGATTAGTCAACACTCGTACCCACACTACAGACTCTAATAGAAGATTAGTCAATACTAGAACCCATACTACAAACTCTAATAGACGGTTAGTCAACACACGTACTCACACTACCGACTCTAACCGACGTTCGTCGAAGGCTCTGACTCATACAGCTGACGCGAACAAGCGTACTGTTAATACCCAAACTCACACAACCAGTTCTAATAGAAGGTCGGTTAATACTAGAACCCATACCACCGATGCCCTAAAGCGCAGACAACTCACCTTAACCCATACCACAGATGCCAACAGACGGGTTGCAAAAACACTCGCTCACACAACTGACGCCAACCGACGTTCGTCGAATATCTTAACCCATACTACTGATGTCAACAGACGTACAGCCAAAATTCTTACCCACACGACCTCTTCTAACAGACGGCTTGTTAGTGCTATAAGTCATACTACCAGTTCGAATAAGCGTGTTGCTAACATAACTCGGGCCCACACAACTGATGCACTAAAGCGAGTAGCTGCTACGCTAACCCATACTACTTCAGCTAATAGAAGAGCGATAAAGACCTTAACTCATACTACAGACTCACTAAGACGTGCACGTCTAACTCTTACTCACACAACTAGCTCTAACAGAAGACTAGTTAATACTAGAACTCACACAACAGACTCTAATAGAAAGCGAGCTGGCTTAACTGTAGGTCACGCAACCGACACGCTTAAACGTGCACGAACAATTGTCACTCATACAACTAATTCGTTATTGAGTAGACAGCTAGTTCTTGATCACACAACAGACGTGTCTAAGCGAGTACAGACTGCTAGAACCCACACAACTAATTCTCTGCTTCGTAAGCAGCTTGTATTAACTCATACTACTGACACTCTTAAGCGAGCAAGAAATGTCGCTTCACACGCTACTGATGCACTAAAACGAAGTACCGCTACGCTCGTTCACACTACAAACAGCTTCCTAAGACGAACACTCACGGCATTTCATACGACTAATGCCAACAGAAGAATAGTTGGAAAGACAGTTACTCACACAGCCAGCGCGAACAAGATGGTCGCAGGTAATGTAGTATCTCATACGACTAGTGCTAATAGAAGGGTAGTTGGAAAAATAACTACCCATACTACTGATTCACTGAAGCGTAGAATTAGTGTTCTATCTCATACTACCAACGCGCTGTTACGTAAGATATTCACAGTACAACACACTAACGACGCTAACAGGCGTGCATCAAAAACTCTAACCCACACTACTGACGCAAACAGAAGAGCGGTCAAAACACTTACTCACACGACTAGTGCTAATAAGCGTGCTGCTGGGAACATTCTTACCCACACTACTAGTGCTAACAGAAGACTAGTTAATACTAGAA